AACTCTGCTATTACTGAGAATGTTAACAGTGGTCTGAAAAGATTTGGTATTAAGAAGTCAGATGACAGCCAACTAGCTAAGCAAGTAATTAAAGAAGCTAAATTCCAACAAGAGTCTAACACGCTCTTTGATAAGGTTAGTCAAGACTTTGCTAATCTTAAAGTTACAGGTCTAGGCCCTGATGAAAAGGCTAGTGATGCTGCTAGTAAGTTCTCGGCTATCGTCAACGCCGCTACAGGATTCGATCCAGAGAGTGGAAAAGAAGATTCGACTCTTGGTAAGCAGATGAAAAAGTTGTTCAGGTCTAACATCATTGCCGAAGCTGGTAACGCTGGTGGGGATGTCGATCCGGCTAAACTTGAAGAAGCTAGACGCAAGACCATGGAACAGCTTCAACCTCTATTGAAGGCTAGTACTAAAACTCTTGAAGCCTTTAGTGCCGCCCTTCAGAAGCTTGACGCATTCAAGCTTCAAAGATTGCAAAAGCAAATTGAACTTGAGAATGAACTAGTTAATGTTAGACTTTCTGGAATAGACTTAAATCAAGAGGCGGACAAGCTTATTGAGAGTGCTGGAGGTCCAAAGGCTAAGTCTGATACAGACGTTGCTATCCAAAGGCAGAACCTATTAAACAAAGAGGCTGGTGTTGCAGAGATTTCTGGACCACAAGATTTCTCTAAGAATATCTCTGAGATTGAAAACGCTCTTAATAAGGCACAGTCTGACGTTAGTAGTGGTAAGTTTGACGGAGATCCATCAGGATTAGCAGAGCAGCAAGATACCATCAATGATCTTAACAAGGCTATGCAACAACAGACTTCTACTATTAGAGACACAGTGAAAGCCAAGCAAGACGAATTAGAACTTATCGGAAGAAAGAACAAGCTTGAAAAAGACTCTATCGACAGTTTAATTAAGGGCGACATTGCAGACTTCTTTAAGAAGCAATCTGCTGTGGGTGCTACCGCTGCGGCTGCTAGTGGAGACGACAGACTTATTGGACTCTTTGGTGCTAGTGCTATCGGAGAGGCCCTAGATGACGTACAGTCTCAAAAAGGGGCTGGCGTAACCAGTCTTTATGGGCAAGATATTGGTTCTCTTCAAGAAAACCTTAGAACTTTTGGACTAAAAATGAGAGGGTTTGACGCAGAGGAAGCTAGATCTGCTGCTAGGTCAGTAGGTGGAAATAGCCCACAAGAGCAAAGAATCAACGCAGAAACAAGAGGACTTGGTGGAAACTTAAAGCAATTATCTGGAGCACAAAATAGAGTATCTCGAACTGCTGTTAGAGGTGGAGAAGAGGTAACTAGAAGAATTGGAGAAAGGTTCCAAGATGACGTTAGAAAAACTCTAACTACTCCTGAAACTGAGGCTAAGATAGCTGCGGAACAAGCTGCTAAAGAAAAGGCAAAAGAGAAGAGCGTTCCAGACTCCAAGCCTACTCCTAAGCAAAAAGCAGATAGTGACAGTGTAACTTCTACAACAGAAGGAAAGACTGTTCCAGAAGCAGGTGTTGATCCATTGGATTCTGTTAGAGATTTAAGTGTTCAATCGCAGTCCGTTTACTTGAATGGTGTTAGCTTGGCTTCTGTTACAAGGTCTTCTCCCGATGTTGATAGTACTAAACTGTCTTCTAGTAAGTTTATGGGATCTTTAGATAGGCTAGCAAGCAGTTCCTACGAATCGATTTCTAACGTTGTATCTCCAGGCTTGAAATTTGTGGACAATGGAGCTTCTAGCGCTTTAGATGCGTATCTTAATCTTGTTGGATCTACAAACACCCCAAGACAACAAGCAGAAGCGGTTTCTACGGCCACTTCTACCAGTACCCCTGTTGCAGATGGTGTTCCCACTGGAGCGGCAACAACCGAGAGCGAATCTAGTCCTTCGAGATCTTACTTTTCGGAAGCCGACGTGAAGAACTTTAATATCTTCTTAGAGGCTACTCAAAAGTTATCTGCTGCTGTAGAGAAGCTTGCTAGCTCGCAAATTCATGTTAAAGTTGACCCTATGACTGTTACTCTTAATGTTACTGGCCCAGATTTATTAGATTATGTTTCCAAGGCTGCTAGAAATGCAGTTGCCGACGAAGTTAGGAATCAAATCGCCGCTAGGAACGATAGTGCTTTCTAGTGTATAATCTAATGTCAAACGTCGTTCAGGATTAGAGGAAATCGGTATGAATTGCTGTCTACAGCCAATCAAGACTAAAAAGTCTCCTGGGTCTAAGATTAAGGCCCATCTAAGTATAAGGTCAAAGAATAAAGCTACACTTAAAGCCGTAGCTATTATTAAACCTGCAAACACCAACCTACCTAGTTTAACCCCTACTATTAAGGGTTCTGCTAAGGTTGATGCTGCATTGTCGATTAGGCTTGCGGCCAAGTCTGCTCTCACCAGCAAGGCTAAGCTAAGACCTCACCTAAGTCAAATCTTCAATCTGAGCAAAGAACTGGTCGCCCAAGCTGAAATAAAGGCTAAGGTTGCTAAGTTTGCTGGCGATTTCAGACCCAACGACTGCTATGACAAGCTGTACCCCACTCAGGACGTTTCTAAGCTCAATCTAATCGGAATGTCTAGCGACACACCTGTTTTGGATAACCTCTACGAGCTAGTCAATGAGGGCGTCTACGCGGGTGACTACCATTTGCACGAAAAGCAGTCCGATTCCCTGTTTTCTTACCAAGACTTCATCAAGTCTTCTGGTGACTCAGATCATACAAAATACACGACTAATATGAGCCTACCATCTGTGTCATTCACAGAGAGTTATATTGTATTTAACGCACAGGCTTTTAACTCTAAGCAAAAGATCTACGAGATTGAATTTAGAGACGAAGAAGACAATCTAATCTGCGAGTATGAAGATATCGAGTTTGTTGGTGACAACTACCCGACTATGTACTCTTCCAAACCTAGAATTAACAATGGTGCCCAGTATACATGGTCTGCTGAGTACCCAAAAATCCCATCATCTGGCTGCACCCTTAGTTTCAAGACGCAAGCTTCTTGCATTGAGGACGCTGACGGCTTTGACGATGGATTCGATCAGGGATTTGAGCGATGCTCTACCCTTTACAGTCCTGAAATTAGAATCTCTGCCGTTGAAATTTGCAACAGTGGTGACTTTGGATTCAGACATGAGAACTTCTTGCCAGTTTCCGTTGGTGTTAGAGAAAAAGGAGACAGACTAACTAGGAAAATTGAACCTAGTAAAGTTTTGCCCCACAACTTCTCTACCGACGTTTGGCCAGAGGTTCAGACCATTTGGGAAAACACATACGGATATTCTAATCTTACTGAGCCCCAAGGTAGGGTTTTGGCTAATGATTTAAGTAAGCCGTATGACTATTCTAACATAACCCTTACAAGCTCTAGTGTACAAGACTCTGGAAAGCTAAACCTATTATTTGAACACAAGCCTCAAGAATTTGTATTTGGATTCAAGGGTGGCGCTTTTGGATTAGGTTTTGATCATAAAGAGTTTGAAGTCGGTAGGGCATTTAAGGAAAAAGCTAGCGATGATTTCTTTGTAGTAGACGAGATCTACTTAAAGATTAGAGCTAAGAAAGAAGTTGGATCAAGAGACTATGCCCTTGACGTAGTCGGGTGGAGCGATGACAACCTATTGAACGTAACTTCTCAGGTTGGTGGATTCTTACAAAACACAACTGGAACCGGAGTTGTACCAGTTGAGTCGGGATGGAACAATTTAGACAACGAAGGAATCTCATCAGAATCACTCTCCGAGCAGGATGAATACTATGAATATGAAACGGTTCAGGGTCATGGTTCGGATCACTATAAGATATCTCCAGCTATTGTTGACTCGACTAGCTATAGAGATTACGAAGTTCCACTGGTAATAGAAGTAGACGAGTTCAAGCTTGGGCTTCAAGATAGATCGAGTGCTTCGTTCTTCGAGAAGCTTTTCCTCGATATTTATCCTCTACCTAGCGGTGCTAGTATTTCTAGTGCCGAACTATGTGTAAAATATACTCCTTCTAACGCTCTTCAATTTACAACCCTTGCTGGTGGTATTTCAAGAATTGAGCTAGATAGAAAAGAAGGAAAATTCTTCCCAACGACTAGAACTGTCAATGACTTGCCAGTGAACAGGGAGGCTACGTCCTTAATTGAAAGCGTTCCACACGGATATGAGAGTCCCGCCACCCTAAAGAGCAACTACGCTAGAAGATGGCGTGGTGTTGAGGGGATTACAAGCGGCCCATTCGATACGAATGCTTTCGACTTTGGATTTGAGAGCCATCAATTAGACTCTCCGTTCTTACTGGGGCACTTTGACTTCACTAACATTAGTGGGGACTCTGTATTCTCAAGACCAATGAACGACCTAAGTACGACTGTTGGTACTTCTGTTGGAATCTCAGCAGAGCAAAATGTAGGCTTTAGATTCAAGAGTCCTACTTTAGTAAATACAAGCAATACATATCAGTCTATTGATTGGAACGGCAAGACCGTAGACGCTTACGATAGCGTTACTAGACTTGCTAATAACATCTCATTTCCTGCACAGGACTTCTCAGAGGGATTTGCCTTTTACTTGAGGTTCTCTCCAGATGAAAACGCAACCGGCACTCCTACCGTATTGCTCAAAGATGGAGTTTCTATTGCATTCAATCATGACACTAATCAGTTCTCTGCTACCGTTTCTGGTGGCGGATCTGTAAGCTCTAGTGCCCAGCCCGATGCGGTCTTCCCCGCTTCTGTCGTGTTCACATATAACGACGCAGGTTCAGGAAAAGCTAAGCTCTATGTTAAGTATGAAAACAAGGATATCGAGAAGTCTCAAATTCCTAGTTTCTCAAGGGTTGATACTCCTGGTCAAATTCTTGTAGCTCCAGCTAATAATCTTTATCATGAAATTGGAATCTCTGCTGGTAATGGCTCTGGCGTAAACCTAGTCGATGGCGACGAAGTTTCGCCCAACCCTCTTTACAAGCAGCAAACAGTACAGAGTTTCTTAAACGCACAATCAGTTCATTGGACTGACTCTAATGGCGTATGGAGTGACGACTCCTACGTCTTGCCGAGCTATATCGACGGAGACACATTAGATTGGAACCTAGGGGCATTTAACTGGAAACAGTTCACCCCTCACGAATTCGACATGTTCACGCAGCGTATCGGAAAAGACGCAATCAACTTTAGACTAGTTGGGGACGGAGTGCCCTATGCTAACAAGACAGATTTGCCCTTCCCATCTGATATTGACTCTTCCGTCAGTTACCACACTCAGGCAGAGAATGACTTCCTTAGGATTAACCTAACAGACTCTCTTCCTAATTTCTATTCAGCCTCTCCGAGAATTGCCAAAGCTCTTCCTCGTGGCTATCACTTCGACGAGAAGTCTATTGTAGTTGACAGTATTATCAGTTACGCACAGTCTGGAGAGATTGTGTGGCCAGATGGAAACGTTGGCCCTAAGCTTATCGTATCTGTTTACACTAGAAACCAAGAAGACGAAGAGATTGGTACTCACAATTGGGGTCTTGTTAATAGAAAATCCCACTACTTGAATCCTAACAATAGGTGGTCCAAGCTGGAGAGCACGTTTGACCTAGAGTCTCTGCTTGATGAAAGCGAGAAGTGGTCCGTATTCCCAGAAGAGAAGAGGCTAAGCGAATTCAATCACAGGTACTTTTCTAAAGACGCCGACGAGATGTTCTTACAGTATGACCTTGTGACTCCGTCTGGCGACGAGTTTGAAGTTAACTTGAATATCCACTCAGCTAATTTGAGAATGGAGAACGCTTTCATTAAGCCCACGTTAGTAGATCAGGCTTTGAATGTATTCACTAGTGGAGAGTCTTACTCGTACTCACCAATGCCTCTGTATGTTGACCCAATTGGTCTCGAAATAGAAAGCATGAATCTATACATGTCTGGAGTTCCAACTCCAGTAGACCTTGGTGCTGTTAATCTTTCTACTTCTGGTGCTTACTTTGAGACTTCTCAAATGTCAATGCACTTAGTAAACAAAGAGACAGTAGAAAACAGTGGACTACCTATTGCGACAAGTGGGAACTATCGCGTTGAAGCGGAAATGAACTTGGTTTCGTTTAATGACGACCCAGTTCTCCCTTCCGAAATGTTCCTGCCTCTCCACATGTTTGGTAGTGCCACTAATGCAGATCTTTCAAGAAGTATTTCTATGACTGCCTATAGCTCTTTATCTAGTAGCCAGGGCGCCCTAAGTGGCGTCTTGCCTATGAAGATGGTTGCTTCTCGTGGCTTCCAAGATGTATTTGCCGATAACGCTATGCCGCTATTCACAGACTCCCCTACGGAGTTTGGAGATAGTATGAACCTAGTGCTGTTTGGAAGAGAGAACGAAGGGTTGAAAACAGACTCATTCATGAACTTGTATAACAAGTGCTTCCCAGCGGTTTACTTAAACGGCAGCGGAGATTCTTACGTTTCTTGGAACAATAGAAACGTTGGACGAAACACCGAAGAGATTGACGAGGGGCTATTGACTGTTCCTTCTATTGATCTTATTAGAGGTACGCAAACTATTTGTTGGGGCGATTGCTCTGCTGTAGATGACAACCCATGCGTTGAGCAAGACATCATTACTCACGATACAAATTGGGCCAACAAAGAGTGCGTTGACGGCGGTATCCTTAGACCTAGTACGACATATCGAAACTCAGGCGAATTCGCCTTCGGCAATGAGGACGCTGGTACATACAACGGACACTTCTACGGCTCCAGAAAATATCAGGGACTATTCCCCAACACTCCTTATACGATTACTGTTGTCGGCAAGACCGGAGACAAGAAATCTATCGCCCTTCCTCCTAAGTTTGAAGAGTGGGAATACGGTACGCTTGGAGATATTGACTTTGAAGGATTCAAGCATGTTGCAGAAGAAAGACACGAGGGCGATCTTTACGGGAAGTGCGTGAAGGTTAAGGGTGAGATCATGGGAGTTGGTGCTCCAGGTCACGACTTGGGTATCTACAAAGAGGCCGGTGCTATCTTCCTCTATAGAAGACAAGAAGAAGAAGGTGGAGAAAAGAAGCCTTGGGATCTTGAGACTAAGCTTACACTTCCTTCTGGGTTTATTGGTGACTGGTACTACGACAGGGGTGGAAAGATTTCGTTCCCAGGTATCGGTACGATCCCAGAGAAGCAGTGGAACATTGGACAAGAGGGTCGAGAGCTTGGTCACTCGTTTGATATCGCTGTAACTAAAGATAGAGAAGTCATTGTAGCGGGTGGCCCTGGTGCTAAGTGGGACACTAGAGGCTTTGAAGAGATTGAAACATCTGGCGTTAATGTCGCTATCATGGTGTTCAATAATGAGTTCTCATACGATCAAGACCAAATTAAAGAGATAATGGACAATATTGACATCCACAATTTCCTTTACAGATACTTTGCAGAGCCAGCGGTAAACATTAACTTAAAGATCATCAGTTGCATTCCAACAGGAATCTTTGACCAAAGTGTATACACCGAGCCTGGAATTGAAAATCTGATTGTAGGAACTATCCCTAGGGCAATCCCTAGCAAGCCAGAAGACCCAGCGGTAACCGCTGAGATGCTTAGTGGAATTAAGAGTAGCTTCTTTGAGGCTTTCCCTTATGATGAAACACAGGTCAACAATAATATTCCTCCTATTGTTGGCTTCTACGTTGACAATAGTAGGTCTCTTGGTAGACCGGTAGTTGAGCCAGCTATCGATCAGTTCGTCAACTTCTACAAAAACTACTCATTCCAAAGTGGAGTGAGAGATTTCTATGACAATCCTGCAAGCGGATACATTTATGAGTACACTCCAACAGACGAAGACCAGGGTGAAGACTGGTTCAAGATCTCCAACAATCTTGTCAATAACTTACTCGACACTGGAAACCTATACGATGGTGGACATCACACCCTCATTACTTCTGGTATTGGCCTTGAGTTCGCTGATGAGCAAGCTATTGACTTTAACCTAAGCCCAGAAAGTGGCGGTAGAGTTTATGTTTTTGAAAAAGAGTTTGGCGATTGGAGCTTAATGCAAGAGATCAAATCTCCCGTTTCTGCACCTGACAAACTACCAGCAAGATTTGGCCACGCCGTTTCTATCAGTGACGACGCCTCTGTTTTCTCTATAGGTTCTCCTTTTATTAGAGAGTCGTGCTCGATGTATCAATTTGCAGACGGAGAGAGAAACAGGCTATATGACAACATTGGAAGATGGTTAAAGTTCAGAAATGACGCAACTGTTACTCTTGGACAGTACTACAATAGACTTGCCGAGTATCAGGAGCTTGAGGTTGCATCTGGAGTCAGAGAAGCTGGAATGTCTATCTATGCAGATCTAAGCAGAACAGATAAGTTCAAAGCTAGATCAGACTATGATTTCTGGAGAAATAACCACATTCAAGAATACAGAAAGGTTTTCAAGTATGGACTTGATGATATTGAGCGTGGACTAGAAGGCACATTCACAAAGACAATGCGTCAGAATGCCCCCAACCCTAGACTTGGTTACAGCACTGCTGTTAGCGAGGATGGTCAGACTGTGGCTTTTGGTGCCCCTACCGACAGCATTGGTCAATACGAAGATGCCGCATTCTACTTCTTACATAAGGATGGAGAGTATCTATCTGAAAGTGGAGATCCAGAGTTCCCTAGAAGCCTGTGGGCCTCTAATGTAAATGCTGGTGCCGTTAGAATGTTTGAGAAAGGTCAAGACTTTGAGCCCATCTCTGAGAGAAATGTGCTTGAGTACAACAAATTTGGAAACTTGAGTAATACCATAAACAACACAGGAGGATACGACGACGAAGGTAATGAGACAAATAGTACTGCCATTAGTCAAAACGAACACTACGACAAGACTGACTTTGGTGATGTTTCAATTCCTAAGGATGTTGGATCTATTTTCATTATCACGCCTGAAATTGACGCTGCAAACGACGAAGTCATTGAAGAGATTAAGCGATGGATGAGCCTTGGCGATAGAAGGCTCGTTTTAGTAGGGGATGACCCTGTGTGGGAAAAGAACGGAGCATACGCAAAGTCTAACGAAATCATTAACAAGATTCTTGAGAAACTAGATTCTCGAATGAGACTACATCCAGCTAGAAACGAAAGAGAGGCCCTTATTGCTAATACCTCTTGTTCTGGTGAGATCGCCCCTAATGTTATCAAGTCTTACAAGCCTCAGGGTAGTAACAGTAGCAACGTAGAAATTGAAAATCACTTGTTTGGATACGGCGTTGCCGATATTCGGCTTCACGTTCCAAACGCAATCTTCAAAGAAGACAACTGGGGCAAAGATCATAGCATTGTAAATAATAAAAGGTATGGAAACTGTTCTTTTTACAATCCTAAGTGTGGACCTCCCATTGCCCATAACGGAGACTTGAGAGCTAGATGGATTGAGAGAGAGATTAAAGATCCACCCGACCCAGAAGCCAAAGATCCGTACACATACTGGGAGAGAAATCTACCCTTTGAATTTTATAGCAATGGACTTCCACCTGTAAAACCTGAGGATGCTGTTGACATCGCTAAAGATCTTAGTCTGGGTGGTCAGGGCGAGCAGCCTAGACCTCTTATGGTTGCTGCTGAGTTTACAGAAAACTACGGAATTATTCCAGCTAAGCCTGAAATTATTACAATAACACCTATAACTGAAACCACTTGTTTTCAGTCTAATACTTCTAATACTTACTACTTGTTTGACGACAACCACGTAGATGAGTTGGCTTTTTATTGGATGCAAGGTAGTGGTAATCAAAACTTCCTAGACACTAATATTGGAAGCAATCAAAGCGAAGGACGATTTTATAATCCCGAGTCGTTCAATGAAAGGGGCGCACTGCTACAAGCAGACGGAACGCTAGACATTCAAGTTACAAGAGAAGAATTGACTGAAAGATTCCAAGTTGGAGATCCTGTCAACTATGTAGCTAAAGAATCAATTTCTGGTTCTGAGGTCTACTTAATTGCTGGTACTGCCACTGAAAACCAAGTCGCCCTAACTACCGATAATGACGAAAACATTTCATTCTACGATAATCTTGTTAGAAATGCAAACTGCGATAACGCATTTATCATTCAACTTGGAGGATGGACGGCTAGAAGCTCGTTTGCTAGTGCCGGAGAAGGTTCGTTATTAGGCAAGGTCTTTGATGCAATGGGTCATAATTTAGTAGAGAACTGGGATGGCCCCATTATTCCTGCTTCTAAGGATGTCCTTTGGATCGCGAATGCAGACGGAGAGCCTGCCGCCCAAGACATTACTAAGATTAAAAATTGGTTAGCACTTGGAAAGAAGAAGCTTGTTATCACATACGAAGAACAAGAAGAACAATCTTCTAAGGCTTATAGGCTTTGCGAAAGCTTAGGACTTACTATGAAGCCTTGGTATCTTCCAGGTGCAAACAAGTTCCCAACAACAAGGGAAAGAATCTACGTCTCAAGAAAGAAGCTAGAAGTTCTACTGGACGACAAAGATCAGTCTATTGCTAGTTGTGACGGAAGCTTCTCTGTAGAGAACTTCACGCTTAACGCGACTTACTGCCCTGTCGATCTAAGATCTGGAGGAAAAGCTGTTGTATGGCAAGACGGAACTGTGAAAGATGAAAGACTTCAAGTCACAGAAGAGTACAAAGATATTTGGAGTATGAATACTGGTGTTGCTAAGGTTCAGTTTCCGGCTACTCCTGGCTCTGGATATAGGATCTTCTACAATTGGATTGCAGATAGACCAGAAGAGAAACAAGAAATCGATCTGTATGCAGGAGATATTCTCCACAAGATTAAGCCTGAAACAAGGGCCGGTAATCCGGCTACACTTATTGCTAGGACTGGCACTCCCATTAGAGACTATGACGAAAATAGAGATCTAAAAATTGTAGACTACGCATCTACTAGAGCTATTAAGCTAGAATCGCCCTCTTTTGGTACTGCTGTGTCAGAAGGCTATTTAGACGTTCAAGTTTCTAGCGACAAAGACTACCTTAGCTTGTTCTTCACTGGAAATAGAGACAAGATCAAGGTTAACGGAAATCAAGTGCCCACAACCTATAAACTCCTTTCTGTTTCTGGAGCCCCACTTCCTATCAACGAAGTGACAGAATACTTTACTTCGGAAAGATGTGAAACAAGAGAAATTGGATTTACGGAAGAAGTCACGCAAGAGTATGTTCCTCCTAAGGCCGTTCTGCTTCCTGCTACAATTAAGCCTATCATGAACGACAACACTAGATACTGCTTGACAGATATTTCTTGTGGTGGCAAGCTTGTGGCTGACGGTCCAGTTGTTATTGCAGAAGAGCCAGAGCACTTCTCAGACGGTGCTACTGGAAACTCAAGATCTAAAATTTTACTTATCTCTGATTCAACAATCGTTAATGGTTGCCTAGAAGAGACCGGAACTGGAGAGCCTTCGCTTGTAAGTGGAGTGCCAACCGTTCCTAATAATACAATGCTCGCCAGAGTTAACTCATTCCTGAATAGTTTGACGACAACTGAGACAACTCTGGTGGGCAACAAGACAGAACTTAATCTTGGGTATAAATATACCGAAAAGATTGTTTCTCCAGAGAAAGGTAGTCCAGCTATTTATTCTCTTAATCAGTCCAATATGGGGACTAAGTTTGGAGGTTTTGCTGGTGGTTCGCTAGAAGAGTTTGGCCACGAAAAAGATTACCAGCAGGGCAAAGTGGTTCAGAATGTTCATGAGAAAATTGATGAATTTGAAGAGGCTGAAAAGGCTGTTTTAGGAGAATTTGATTCTACTGTTCAAGGTTTTTCTAGTCCTAGATTTTCATACAACGGATATGTCGACGCTCCTATGAGCGGTAATCCATTTTCTGATTTACTAAGAGACACCGGAAAAGACTTTTTAGATTATGATTTGCAATCTGGTTCATATCCAGGCGACCTATTTGGTCACAGTCTTGATATTCACAATAGCAAACTTGTTGTTGGTTCTCCATACTCAGCCTACACTGGCGATTTACAGACAATTTCTGGCGTTTCTGAATTAGGTATAGAGGGAGGTGGTGGATCTGCTTACGTCTTTGAAAAGACTATACAGTTTGGCTGGGACGTCTCTAAGAAGTTAAAGCCAGAAGAGATAAGAAGCTTCGATAACTCAGATAGATTTGGATGGAGCGTTTCGATGGACGGCGACTTTGCGGCTATCTCAGCTCCAGGTCATGACTTTGGAAATTCAGTTGAATACACCAAGGGGGCTTTCGTAAGAAAAGAATTTAGTGCTGCGTTTGACATTGGTACACGTTCTGTTTCAAGCCTAGGCCCTGGTGAGACTCCAGCTTCTAACAACACTGGTGCTATCTTTACCTTTGAAAATAGACTATATGATTGGTCTAATAGGGCCAAAGACTGGACTTTCGCAGAAAAGCTTGTGCCTCACGGGTATGCTTCTGGTGAAGATACCTCTAGCTTTGGAAACTCTGTATCAATCTCAAGATTTGCTAGAAGAGACAGTGACTACTCAATGAGCGTAGGATCTCATAGACACACAAGTGGACTAGATGGATCTTACTCTCAAGAGAGTGGCGGTGGTGCTTCTTACACATACGATGCTATGCTTAGAAATCAGCCTCCAGCTACTTTTAGTGAAGAATCATGGCTCAAGGCTAGTATTTTTGGACTAAACAGAGAGCTAGACGAAGTAAACCTTGAATTAGATCAATTAGGAGCATTTAACACCAACGAAGAAGTGATTGCCAAGGGTTTGATTTATTCAGACGCTAAGGGGCAAATCTTCTTAGAAGCTTCTGGTCAAGATCCTAGAGAATTAAGCTTTATAGTACAAAGACCATACATTGAAAGGATTGAAGGAGAAATTGTTCATGGTACTCCAGTCGAGGAGTTTATGCCTTTAACTTCTTACACCGACCCGTTTGACCTTAGCGGAAGCGTCAATTTGTTTATGCTTGGCCAAGAGTCTGACATAGTGTATAATAACCTAGACCTGTTCACTTATTCCGCCTACTCCGCCGAGTCTGGAGTCAGCCTGTTAGTCAAGGGTGATGCCCCAACTTTGACAGACAATTCATTGATTCTTTACGGAGGATCTGGATACGGAGTTCTTGATACTAATTTGGACCTTAGAGTTAGAGGAAAATAATGCCGATTCTAGTAAGATATCTTAACGACCCCAATCAGAACTGCGTACTTAGGCCTGCACCTATTGTTTCAGTGTCTCCTAGTCCAAATAGGACAAAAGACGGAACCAATAGTTCTACCTATCAGATCACTCTAAAGGGGCACATTCTTGCTGACCTTGGTTTCCCTCTAGCTAGGGATACTAGAAACAATGGACTATTTGACTACCATGACTCTGTAGGTGCTGGACCTTATGTTCCTGCAACAGCCAATGCTGGCCCATATCTATCTTTTGACACGAGGCAGAGTCATTCGTATTCTGTAGACATCGTTACAGGTGCGGTTACAGACAATAGGCCAGATAGACAGTACGTTCCATATGAATCTGCGGTTGATGCTATTCTGTTTAAGCAGAAAGTAATTAGGGCTCTCTTTTCTAAAGACGGCCAAAGGCTAGAGATCAGTGCTATTCACACTGATGAGCCTTCTATTATTTGTTACCCTAGATTTGTTAGCTGTGATTTTACAGACGGCATCTATGTTGATCGATGTGAATACACGATCACGCTAGAGACAGACGTTCTATACGACAAAGACCTCAAAGTTGACCTTGATGGCAACCCTTTGTATCTTGAGGGCATGGTTGTAGCTTCTGGAGGCATGACCGATTCAGAGATCATGGAAGCTTCTGGTCGCTTCATTGACACATATTCAGACAATTGGTCTTTAGAGGCCGAAGATGGCCTTGGTGAGTCTGCCAATTTGACAAAGAGCTATAGAATTAGTAGAAGTATTTCTGCTACTGGTAAAGACTATTGGGCTCCGACTTCTTTAGATAGAAATGGAACAGAGGGCGTAGAGAAAAGACACGCATGGGAACAAGCTAGAGACTATGTTCAGTTTAGACTTCAAGATGAGCCGTTAACCTCTGGCTATCCTAATGTTATGGGTAGATTTGGTAGTGGCCTTCTTGATCTAGTTGAAGCATATGAAGGATTTGACCATAAAAGAACAGAGAGTATCTCTATTACCGATGGAACATACTCAGTAACAGAAGACTGGGTTCTTGCTAGTGGTAAGGCCTATGAGAACTACAACATGTCGGTCTCCACGTCGATTGACGACCCATTTGTCAATGTCTCAATACAGGGCGAGATTAGGGGCCTAGGCTGCGTTACGCCTTCTGGGTCTCTCTATGGCGGAATGGACGACAGAGCCGCTCAGACGCCCTACCAGAGTGCCCTATCGAAGTATTACGACGTTAGTTCCAGCGGTAGGTTTGGAGTTGGCTCTGATATCTTCAAAAGGGCGAATAATTCAGTTGCCGTAGAGCTTAATGCACAGCCTCAAAGCATTGCTTTAGCAACTAATGAGTTCGATGGTAGTATCACGTACTCCTTAGACTTCAACAATAGGCCAACAAACATTATCTCTGGAGTACTCACTGAGACAATTAACATAAGTGATACATATCCTGGCGATATTTTTGCCGTAATCCCTGTAATTGGAAGGGCAACTGGTCCAGTACTGCAAGCAATTGGCGGTAGAAGTGAATACACTAGGGATCTTAGTATTGATTTAATTATGGACTACACAGATATTCCATACGGATCAGGACGTAATTCCTTATTGCTTAAAAAGCCCAGCGTACTTGAGCCAACAAAAAGTCAGCTTAATCAGCTCGTTAAAGAGCTTAGTCCAGAGTTTGAACCTGGAGTTAGAAAGTGGTTCGTTTCTCCAATGACTGAAAGTTGGACTCCAAAAGAAGGAAGATATTCTTTTAGTATTAGCTGGACGTATGAATTATCGAAGTAATCATGATTTGTACTAAATGTAACACAGACAAACCAGCTACAGACGAATTTTTTCAAGTTCGAGCTGATACAAAGAAGTTTCGCAAACAGTGTCGTGACTGTAGAAGTCTGCACACTAAAGAGTACCACGACCAAGATAGGAAACTTGTAAACAAGAGAAACAGAGATAGCTATGCAAAAAATGCTAAAGCCAGGATATCCAAGACGGTTGAGTATAAAAGAAAAAAAAGGAAAGAATGTCCTCAGTTTAGAATAGAGGATAGCCTAAGAACTAGGGTTTGTCGTGCTTTGAAAGGGCTACCCAAAGTAGACAATACAAAGGTCTTAATAGGATGTTCTATGAAAGAGCTAAGACAGCACTTAGAATTACGATTTACTGAGGATATGACTTGGGATAATTACGGAGATTGGCACATGGGCCATATTAAGCCCTGCTGTCAGTTTGACTTGACAAAACCAGAGCAGCAAAGGAAGTGTTTCAGCTATAAGAACTTACAGCCATTATGGGCCGCAGATAATTTAAGAAAAGGTGGAAAATAATGACCATTCTTCAAGGCCCTATTGAAAGCGGATGGGTAGTCGCATCTGGTGAAGGTAATTTTTACGATCAAAACATACAAGGTAGCGGAGGTCAAGATATAGATCTTCACGCCACTAGTGGTCAAGTGCCTAGGTTCTATTCTGGTATAAATAGACACTATCCTAGTCCAGAAACCCACGAGTCGGGTGTTCTTCACACTTATCCTGAAAATTCTGGGTCTTATGAACAGATACTAGGCAATTCTGGAGAAGTCCAGGGTATTAAAGACTCTTTTCTTTCTCCACCTAGAGACATTTCCTACAGCGAAGAGCCTTACTATGCAAATCTTGGTGTATTCTTTCCTTACATACACCACTATCCAAGGTGGGTTCCGCCTGCGACCAGTCTCTTCTCGACGATAGAAGTGCCTGTGCCGTTTAAGGTGGATTATTCTCTTACCTTTTCGCCCACAAATAGCTATAATAGATATAGCGAGAGAGACGTAGACTACGATGCCGTAGATAGTAGCGGAGACCCGATTTTTACAGACGAAGCAGGAAAACCACCAACAAGGTTTGGATAATACAGAGGTAAAATATGAGTTCAGATTTAGGATATAGCGTTAATCCAGCATCAGGTGCTTATGGAAGTAGCTGGCCTGGGAGCGGTGCGGTTCCAGAGTCATACTCTGCCGCTGGATGGACATTGAACAACGAGGGGTTTACACAACAAACCTTCTTAGGTGGTTCTGTCAGGAATTTTTCTGCCCAGGGTGCTTTTGGGGACTCTAGTTCTATGTTAAGCGTCTCTCTTGTGGATGACGAGTTTAATACTTCTGATGGCTTCGGCCTTGGTATTGGTGACGACGTTTATCACAATGGCGTTGAAGATGAATTCAATCCGCCTCCAGTTGGGTCTCCTGTGTTCTTTAAATTTGGAAAGGGTTTTGCAACCATAGAGCAGTCTTGGAGAAAGACCTTTGACGACATCTATGACTACCACACTTTCAATCCTATTCTTGAGCTACCAATAAGAGAGGTCTCTGGCGTACTACAAGAGCTTAATCCTGGGGAATATGTAGATATAGAAAACTCGGATATCTCTGGATCTGGTGGTAATGGTCGAACTTATACGGTTGTCGACAAGTCTAGCATAACCTATGACAACCACAATGCGGTTGGTAGCGGCCACTTCGTCTTTGGCGGAATCCTGCAAAGATATAAAGAGAGCAACAACACAGAAGGCAAGAATCTTTATGACACAACCGTCGTTGACCCAAGAGAAATCTTATCAAACACAACTTTGATTCTTAACAATTACTCTGATTCTACTCTTAATTGCCCAAACCTAATTAACATTTTTGGCTTTCTTGAGTACAACCCTACGACACAGCTTCGTAACAGGATGAATACGTTCTATGAGAATAGCGGAATTCTAACAAAGGACGTTCAGTCTAATGGTACTGTTATCTATAGGGGTGGAGTTGATCCATTTACTATGGATTCTATTCCACAATACACAGATAGTTATGCTAGATCTGATTGGCTAGGAACTATCTTTGGTAGAATTGGACCTGGAGCCGTTAGAGATTCTATAATTGACAGATTGTTTGATACAGACGGTGATGGAAATAGAAATCTTCCTAACGAATTTCCATTCACTGGAACGTCTTATTGTCGTAGATGTGAAAAGGGCGTGCCGTTCTACAGGATTGTTCAGGGTATCAACGCACTTATGGGATTTGCTGGACCTCTTCCAGAAGAGTATGAAGTTAAGAACTTCGGAGGTAGAATTAACTTCCGAGGATTTAACTACGTTGTCGACTTTACTGGTCTGCCATCAGAGAAGATTCCTCCTATGTACTTCTTTGACTTTGACCAAATGACACTGATGGAGTTCTTGCAAGAGTTTTGTGAGACCATTAGTCATGACCTGTATGTGTCACTGCTTCCTGTTATTGACCACCCAGGCTGTGACTACTACTACAAGCAAAACAAGAGAGCAATCGAAAACAATGAGCCAGAGAACCTAATCGCTGGAATTATTCGTATTGACACTATTGATAGAAGTGTTAAACCTGAGTATGGTGCTATTGATAAGTTCATTAAGAACTTAGAAAAAGACAATATCAACGTAACGTCCAAAGAAGTTGGGTATGAATTATCCAACATCTCGACAGACAAGTTTATCGTAGGTGCTCAAGAAGTAGAAATGCACTACTTCACGACAAATGGAGATAGAGACCACCTAGAAGTCCGCAAGTCTCAAAATGGACTACCAAATAGACTACAGCAACAAATTAGTGAGCAGTGGCACCTGTCGAATTCTTTGAAACAGCAAGTGCTGCCATTCTATGGATTTTTGGGCAAGGATGCAATCACTATTCCTCGTGGCTATGGTTCGTTTCAACAGATTATGCTCGACACAACTAGCTTGAATGCCAATGGCGTTGGGAATTACTATGTAGCTACAGAAATAGAACTACGTGCCGCGTCGGTCTCTTTTGAGGCTTGGAAAGAATTCTTGTTACAGTACAATGACCTTTATATGGAGTCTACAGAAGAAGACGACATCATCCAAGGAAGTTTACTTAGAACGTCTGATCCTAGCAATCCAGCTTTTGATATTTCTGTTCCTACTAATCTTTCTAATAACTATGCCGTCACTGTGCCTAGGTGTATTTTTAGATCAGAAAGAAACTACATGGGAGAAGATGGTCTTCCTGCTTCTCCTTGTAATCCCCCTTTCGGATACCCTTTGTATTACAAGAGGGGTTTAAAGATTGGACTACCTGAGGCTGGACTTGCTGCATTCTATAATTCTGGTAACAGGATTGTTACTAGCTTGCAGAAGTTTGAGTCCACAGGTAATAAAAACTGGAAGGAGCTTGTTAACAGCACTCTTAAAGAGTCGCTAAATGATAAGCGTCCAGGCATCTCTCCAGAAGAGAAGGCTTTTATAAAAGAAATTAAGTCTATCTTAAATAACGCAAACTCAAAAGCAGAAGACGTTATTGCCCTTATTCAAGAGAAGCTTACTAAGCACGAATCTGTGTTTAAATCTGTACCAAGGCTTTCAGAAAAACACACAGACAACGCCCTAAAGATCTATAACTTTGTCAAAGGGGTTGCAGATCAAAATTTAGGAAGAAAATTCTTGGTCAAGATTCCTAAGGAAACCAACTCTTTCTATTCAAATGTTATCGGCCTAAAGTCGACGAGCAAACTAGCCATCCCTACCGTAGCTTCTACGGCAGACGATGAGCGTGTAAACGAATTGCAATGGGGTCCGTTTGGATTTATGCCTAGGAAGATCTCTGACAACATTGGCGTACTTTACGACAGTCAGTATAATTTCCAGCTTTATCAAATGAGACTCTTCACAGAGACCCTTAATGAGAATGTCCACAAGGCCTACTTGGACCTGGGCATTGAAAATGGCGTATCTTCTCTTGTTGGAAATTATTTAGATGGTGCTTCGTTTGTGTTTGATAGACGATATGGAGCCTTGCAGTCTGACTACAACGGAGTAAACGACAAACACGAGTTTAACTATAGACCTGAGCCACAAGGTGGTTTCTACGAATTCGGCTTGTTTAACAATCTACTAACGGATGAGCACCACAGGCTAATTCCAGACACGTCGAAGTTGCCCCTTGGCACTCAGCAGGCTCTTATGCCTAGAGACTTGACCAACTTCTTAACGGAGCAAAATAGAGTCACTTGTTACGCAAGGTTTGACAATAGTCAGTTCTTGAACTTTAGCAAGATGCCAGAAGGTTCAATAGCTCAACAAGCAGTAACTAGAGAGGGGTATATTATCCCAGATGTTACCAATCAGCTTGAGAACATGGAAGAAGACCAAATGTCTGATTTCCCTAACCAGGAATACACAGAAGAGGGCTCCCCAGATAGAACCAAATTTGTTGCTTTTGTTAAGTGTGAGCTTGATGAAAGATTCTACATGCCCCCAAGAGTCAATTACAACGTTAGAACAGAAGTTTTTGCCAGAGAAGTAGATGACATTGGAAAGATTACTCCACCTAGTCAAATTTGGAGTGAATCAAAAGGCAAGTTCGTAGACTCATATCCAATCTACAAGTCGCACTTTATCCCTTCTAGCGGAGATGGCACACCCGATAGTCGAGGAGGGGTAGACGGAACAGACGTATTAGAAGAAGACTTCATGAGATACTGGGACATCTTGCAAAGCGGAGAGTTGGTAAACACCGCCCCTGCTAACCAAGACTCTAACCACGTGTATGCCCTTATTACTTTACCTGCCCAAATCCAAAGTACAATTGATTCAAGAATGAAAGATGGCCCATTTCAAACTTATCAAGCTGGTGCCATTAAGCACTTCTTGGCTATGGATACAGTCAAGGGTGTAAATGGACTAGAGAAGCCAGCTATTAAAGGCAAGTCCCCAAATTTCCTTCCTGGTGATACAGACATAATTAACGTAGAAGGTGATTTCACTTCTAATACTGATCCTATGGCAAACGCATTCAACGCACACAGAGCGGCCCTGAAAAGTCTATCTGCTAATTCGTTGTCTGTTCTTAACATGACTAATCCATCTCCTGTTTATCCAGACTTAGTCGTTATTCCTTTGATGTCTCAAGAGAGGTGTTACGGCCCTTGGTTGTCTTCTCAAGTAGAGTCTGATAGTAAAACATACGCTGAGATCCCAGGTAAGGTGGACTTTATTAAGGATGAAAACTTAGCACCATGGAACTACGCTGGTTATCAACTGATGGACGAAGCTGGTAAGCTACAAGCACAGTTCTCAAATAGCCTACAGTTATTCACAGAGAATGGTAGTTTAAGTTATGAAGGATTACCATCTGGTAACACTCTTTGTAGTTCGCTTATTGAAGGTGGCCCATTGGTTACTAATATCGACGTGTCTATTGGTGCTTCTGATGGAGTCAATACTAACTACTCAATGAACATTTATACGCCAAGGTTTGGTAGACTTCAAAAACAAAGACAAGACTTGATTTCTCAGATTTCAAGACAAAGACAACAGATCACAGACGAAAGAAATGCTCTTATCAGAAAGGGCATGGGCAAGGCTCAGAAGTCTGTTAACTATGCCGTTATGAAGCAAAGCCTAGATTCTATCAATGGTGCTTCAAGGTTTGCAGACTCTTGGGCAGAGAGGGTGCAAAGGGGAGAAGACCTTGGAATTACAGAGGTTGCAGCACTAGAAGAGACAACTACTACACATGTAGGCGAAGACGGAAAATCTGGACAAAAGAAAAGAACCGGATTTAGTGACACCAGTAGACCATCCGTAGCCACAAGGGCTGCTATAGACAAGGCTCCAACGGAAGCAGACAAGAGAAACGTGAAGGCAAACTCAGCAACTAGGGCTCCAAGTCCTCCTGCTAGTAGATCAGTTCACCCGTCTCTTCCTGCTGGAAAGCCAGTTAACACTCACTTTGAAGTTTAGGATATTATGGACCATACAATTCAAACAAACGACCCAATTATGAAGTTGGTCGGTATGCAGATTTTTGATCTGGATACCCTGGAAGATTTTGCTAAGAGTCATCAAACTGGTGCTCAATTTGCCCCTTATATTACAATAGACCCATTAGGTGCCACTTGCACGCCTGGAGAGTTGTATGGTGGTGTCTTGACTGGCGTTGCGGAGATTATGAGATGGGATGATGACGATAGAGCATACGAAACAACTGCCCTAAATACCTACCCCGTCGTAGACGAAGCTGTTAAGCCTGAGGCTGAATGGGCTTCTATTGCTAACGACTTAGTACTTAGAGAGAAGTATAGACACGAAAGCGATTCCGAAGATTACTTTAGTGATTACAGTTTTAACTTAGACCAAGCCGAAGACCTGGTGGGAGATATCAAGAATAGTTGCTCAGGCGATGCCGTTTGGCACCCAGAGTTATACTACGTTGTGGGCGGAAGGTTTGTGCAGAAGTTTGCCCCAAGGCTTTCAATTTCCCTGTTTGATTCTTCTAAGAGTCCTATGGCTCAAGAGATTGCGACTTACGCACCCTTCATCGCAGATATCCCTAGAACCAAAGGGGGCTTGAAGTATGGAGCTAGAGAAACAGAAAAAAGAGAAGACAAAGACGGCATCGCTAGTTACAGGCCTGTTATAGAGGGTGGGCGTGCAAATCCAGACAACCTTCGTGCTGGTGAACTAGACGTTACATACAACAGAACAATAGGAAAGTTCGAGGCTGGTACTAGACAGGTTCTCGTAAGACTTACAACAGATATTCTGAGTGTTAATTCTCCTGGGTTCGATCCTGATACCGTACACTCCCTAGATCACGACCAAGTATACAAGAAAGACGCTCCGTTTAACCAAATTGGAGACTGGGATAAGGGGTCAAGTATTGGTAGTGGAATTCCCGTCAACATCCAAAAGGGAAACCCATACCTGTTCGGCCCTAACTACGTTAACAGATACGACAAGGATGACGAGTATCGAAAAGAAGAGATTAGGATCACTAACAGAACGCCGAGAAACTTTCAAGCAAATCAGCTTGTAATGTGTAGCTTCTTAGACGGCGAGTGGATTCCACAAGACCTGGGACAAGATGGTGGCATTGCCGCTAAGTTTAGCGTTCAGAGATGGCAGTTTCAAAAGCTTGTCGCTGGTGCTGACGATTTCTTTAGAGACGAGAGATACTTAAACGCCTCTGCCCCAGACTACACTAAGCAAAGAATTGATCCTCAAAGCTATGAGATCATGATGCGTAATAGATTCTACCTAGGCCTAAAGAACTACTTGGGCGGGAGCACTTCTCCCGTTCCAGATGGTAGCTATCCAGTGGACTTTTTAACAGACTTAGATCCGCAGGTATTTGGTGCCCTTGGGTATATGAACCTGGGCAATAATGACGATGCAGTACTAGATAGTGAAGACCCTAAGAATTGGGATTTTATTCCTTCTAATCGCTATACTCAAATCACAGCGTTTGACCAAATGGGCAACTTCGCTGGCGGAAAGAACAAGGCAAACGTAATCGCTAGAACTAACGCTATCGCCCCCATAGACACCACCAAGGAAGACTCCGATCCATTCGCTCCTTATGAAATGATGGAGTACTGGGGGCCTACTTTCCCTCGTGGTTTTAACTCCGAAGATGTGCAAGGGCTTTCTAGCGTAAGAAAAAACGTAACACTTAGACCAATGCCCGGCTATGGCTCCTACTCTACCAATGACTTCTTCTTTCAAGAGACAGAGTTTGAATATGTGGCTACAACTGGAGAGCCTGCCCTAGTAGACAATTTGCCCGATAGGAATGTTTCAATTTCCTACGCTGGTAAGGGTATGTTTTTCAACAGTAGAGACAAGACGGCCCTCAACCTGCCAGCAGAAGTGGGTACAAACGGCCCACCTAATCAGGATAGATGTTCTCCAATCGAGAGTCTTTCTGCTTTAGATGACACCGCTAATGAATCGAAAAATCTAGTAGACGCATTCGAGCTTGCTACTAGAAGAGATTATGCAACCGGAGAGCAAACTAGGTTTAATTGGTTGTACAGACATGACGAAGACGATCCAGTTGGTGGCATAACGACACCCGTGTATGGTTTTAGACCTAATAGCCCCAGTTCAATTGATTTTTATCCTTTAGCTGCCGAAGTTGTTTCGTCAACTGACTACAATCGTGGTGGAACAAGTTCAGAGCCGGGTGTCTCTCTTGAGTATGGTATGCTGCCCTTGATGGCTAGAAATACAGAAATTAGGAATGCCGTCTGGCATAAGGACTTTATTACCAACGGAGTAGACCACCTTCTAGGTTCTGACCACCTGTTTATTAGAAATCGCCATGTAGGAAAACGAGACTTCGTTCAGTACTCCTATAATGGGTTTGCTAGTGCTCCAGACCCTTCTAAGAAGAACTACACCCTTCCTTACTTTGGTTACGTTGAGAAGAGGTCTACTGGAGACAATAAGATCTCTCTACCGGCCATTTGGCCAGACGAGCAAGATGAAAACGCCAGTTGTGTTGGTGTTATCGCTTCTAGGTGCCGAATTTCCTTTAGGGGTGACGGTTTGAAGTTCAACTTAGATCAACAGTTTGGCTTACAGACTGACACTAGATCTACTTTAGGCACCGCTGGTAGTTTTAATGCCATCGGCAACATATTCTCTGCTTCCACACAGGGTACGCAGTCTAGCTCTAATAGTTATCCAAGATGGGGAGGATTAAGCGATGAGCCCAATAGGTTCAAAACAACAGCCCTTCACATGAAGATGTTTGACGCTTGGCCAGAAGACCAGACCATTTATGACGCTAGATACTTCTCTGTGTTTCATTTTAACCCAGGTTCTTTATTAAGTAGGCCAGACCAAGCGGAAGAAGAGATTACGGTCCCTGGCGTTGCTCCATTCAAGCCTGACGTTTTAACGGAATCTGTTGACTTTAGGGTTCCTACTTATCCAGACAACACTCCAGCTAAGCATGGGGATGTAATTGATGGGGATGTCATTTTGGCAGACGAAGAAAACTGGAGAGTTAACACAATGAGAAGGGGCATGATGCTTTCAGACGGAGGCTTTAGGTACTACAAAACCTCTTGTGGCGTCAAAGAGTCTTCTATCATCGATGGAGGCACCGGCTATGAGGATCAAGAGATATTAGAAGTCTCTGGTGGCTCTGGAAAAGACGCGACTGTCAAGATTTCAGTAGATGCTTCTGGTACTATTGTCAGCATGGTAGCTGAAAACAGAGGAGAAGGCTATATTCCAAGTGATTTTGGAGATCCCTCAGACCCTACAACCTCTAAACTTAGCTTAGTAGGCGGAAAGGGCACTGGATCTGACGTAAAGATTACAAAGGGCATAATGCACAGGGTAGAATACCTAGATGAAGGCCCAAAGAACAGATCTCAAGGCTATATTCGATTAACAGATGGGAATGGAGACGGCAGAGGAAACGCCGGGGAAGGCTTCGTAGAAGGACCAAGAGAACAATTCTTAACCATTGAAGAGCAAAGCGATACAGGTGAGTACGATATGTTCTTCTATTTTCACAACGACATTACTCATACAGTCCATGATGGTGGTGGTAGAATGCTCATTGAGCCCCAAAGGGTTTCAATGGAGATTACCGCCCTTTAGTGTATAATAACACAGAACAACATACAGGAGAAACAAAATGGCAGATATCAAATTTTATGCAACAGAACAGAACGCAGCCAACGTAGGTGGCGTACTAATCACACACGAAGAAGGTTCTGGCCTTGGCTTCTATGGCAATGGGTACGGTGTTTCTGTCCCTATTGGTGGAACTCAAGACAGCACTTGGTTAACTAACTCAGATGGGACAGCTAGTGAGAGGGTTCGCCTTCAAAACACTAAGGCTGTAGACTTTGTAAATAAGGACAAAGTAGCCATCAACGGACAAGCTCCTGTGGGCCTCGATAAGCTCACCAACGGCCAGTGCCCACTAAACATCAGGTTTGAGCACGACGAGGCTGTACGGGTGCAAAACTGCAAGCTGAGAGTGTTTGACAGGAACAACATCGCCAATCAGGCCAGTGGTGTCACTACTTATGTTTACGAAGCTCGACACCCAGCATCAGATGAGAACGCGGGAGTCCTAGATCAAGCAGGTAGAGACGCTTTGACTTGGTATGAATTCGATCCAGTTGACGACATGTCAGACATGCCCTTGACTTCGTCTCCAGGCGTTAGCGGTGTTAATACCACATCAGACGACGACTATGACTTCACTGGTCCCCAGGGACAACAAGTGCTTTCGTTCCAAGGACTTAGCCATACAAGCCTAAGACACGACTGGTATGTGGGACTTAGTTCTCAGCCTGACAGCATTGGAAGTAAAATAAATTATGCTCTTTATATTTCAGTAGAATACCTATAGGAACAAAAACATAAGATTGTTTAGATAGTTTTTTGAATTTTAGCTTAAAGAATATCAGGATTCTCAATAATTCTTTTAGAGTGGACCCTCACTATGTTGGGGCTAGCGATTTAGACGCATAAAAAAAGGGAGGCCCCTCACGGAGTCTCCCTTTTTTCGTAGACACTTGGCTTAGACGTAACCGCCTGATGCCTTGTCCCACTTGACCCACCCGCCGTCTGGCAGATACTTATCGCCATCCTTCTTCTTCGGGAATAGGCCCTTACCATCTTTGTTAGCACCGAATGCCAACTTAGCTCCACACTTGTTACATCGTAACTCGTAGTAGTCGTTTCCGTCTACGGTACGCTTTACAAATCGCAAGTCGTCGCTACCGCACTTGCCGCAGGTTGAAACGTCAAAGATCTCTTGAAACTCTGCAATCTGACCAAATAGGTCTTTAGCGGAGTTACCTTCAAAACCGACGTTAATTCTGCCGTTGGCAGTTGTGTAATTCAACTTCATTCTTTTTCACCTAAACTATTTTTTGATATTTGTTGGAATGTCTTCTTTCTCGTCTCTGTACTTATGTAGTTGGTCAATACTAATACTAGCATCGGCCTTAGACAGAGCGTCGCCATCTTTTACCTTGATGACTTCCGATAAGAACTTCTCACGATCAATTTCAAGCTTATCAGCTAAAAAGCCAATAAGATTGTTTTGCTTATCAGTCGCAAGGTTGTCGCCCTTAAACTCACCATCCGTTTCTTTCTTCGCCTCTTCGGTTCGGACAGAATCACGGACAATTTGTTTGGCGTCTTTGTTTGTGATCTCGTCAGCCGAGACACGATTGATGCCTAGTGCCTTTCTCAAGGCCCTGGCTTCTGCTCTTGTACTGGCAATAGCGGATGGATAGATGGCAAACTTATCGTCAGTATTATCAACATAAGATTCGCCCACCTCTCTAAACACTGTGCCGTCCTCAAATTCAACTTGGAAGACAATAGTTGCACGGCCAGGATGATCCACATTCGTTGCGGGGAACACTGTAGTAGGCCCACTTGATACAATCCTGCCTAGAACTAGGTTTGCCACACGTCGAAGCCCTGCCACCTTGGGCATTGGGTCTCCCTGCTCTGGCTGCACCAGTTCAGTTTCGTCAAATAGGCTCATCACCCAACCAGCCCACTCTACAGAGGTTGGGTCTGGGGCAGATTCGCCGTTAACTACTAGTTCCACTTTGTCATCGCTCACTACTGTGTCGCTGAAAATCTCTTCCTTCTCACTCATAAGTTATCACCTTTAATTGGGAGTCAATTGTTCCTTCTGAAATCTGTGTAAGAACTTGAACCAAGTCCGTCTCTAGCTGAGCCAGTTTAGACAGGGCCATCGAACTACTTCGGTTTTCAATCCTGATAAGTTGATATCCTTTACTTAGGAGTACTCCATCTTTCTCAGTATCGAAGCCCACTTGCTTTCTTAGAGCCTTTTCTCCCCAAATCGGTGCGAAGTGAGAGAGTCCATCTATTTCTATTATAGTCCTTAACGCAGGAATGTACAAATCTATTTCGTAATTTTTTTGCGGAATCAGATCTTTCTTGTGAGCCTGGAATCTGTAGCCAGCACCAGCTACGAATTTCTGCACCTCACGCTCAAGCTTAGACCCCTCGATAGCGGCCTTCCTAATTTGTGCGTGACCCTTCTTCCGCATGTCTTCTCTTTGTGCAGGGGTCATCTTCTTCCAATTGGCCTCAGCCTGCTTACGACGCTTCTCTTTCTCGGCTTCGTCCATATTGTTCCAATATCGAACAGCAGAATGGCTAATAGCAAGCCTCTCTTCTTTTGTTCTCTTTCTGCCCTTGGTTGGGTGCTCAACATTGCCCTTCTCTAGTGCGTTCTTCTGGGCTTCTGCTTTGCTTCGTAGTTTCACTCCTTCTTTCTTTAAGAGCCTACGAATCCTATTGGGGTTTGTGTTGTTCTTTCTGGCAATGTCGTATGTAGACTCTCCGTCTTTATACGCTTGAATTACCTCTGTTTTGTTTAGGTCTGTTTTAGTCATTGATAATATCCACTACGTCTTCTAAGTTTTCACATGTCACAACGTCGTGTCTACAAAGCTTACGCTTTACATAGTCAACGTCTGAGCCACCAGCGAGAATGGTGACGTTCTCATCTCGTAGGTATTGCAAGTAACCAAATAAATCTCTGTTCTTCTCAAGACCGAAGTAATAATACAGGTCTCTATTGTTAATCTCGTTTGACACGCTCTTGATACCATCAAGGAATGTAACCACTAAAGAGCCCTTAAAATGACAAATATCAGTAGAATTGAAGATGCCAAAAGTTCTTTCTTCTGAACAGCGGCCCACATCTTGATAGAACAGGCTCGCATCCTTAAACTTTCGGGAAGACACCGCCTTGTTCGCGGCTTTATAAGCAGGAACAGAGACTCTACTGTCTCCTATGTTCTCAATAAATACTCCAAAATTCATGAGGCCTCCACTGTTACTGTGACTTTGATATCGCCCTTTAATTTATCAAGCCAAGGATGCACATCCTTGTATTTACATGGACAGAATTTAGGTCTGTGACCAGTTCCGCAAATTATCATTTATTATCCTTATTGTTGTAAGTATTATACATCAAGTCTTTAAAACCCCCATCTTCTTAGTATCTCATTCCTTTTGGATCAAAAGCTCGTGATCTCTTCATTGGTTTTGTTTGAAAGAAGTCCTTGTCTACTCCCAAGATCTCTCCTAAGATTAAACCCCTACCCTCGTGTCCGATCTTGAAATAGCGACACCAACCTTCATCGCTATGTTCGTAGGTGACAAATCTTTCCTTTGGAAAAATCCATCGCCCCTTTTGCTCATTGATGGTTGGCTTTAGCTTGTTGTCAAACTTGATATCAATTCCATTGAACCCAAACTCAAAGCCGCTTGTCATGACTTGTTGCTTCGCCTTGAACACGTCTGGATGCTCTTTCAAATATCGAAATGTAGTTTCGTGCATATACATTACTCTATTCATTAGTATGTCACCTTGTTGTTTTCTGATATTTTTTTACACATACGGATAAACGCTCCTTGGTCTAGGGACATTTTCATGTTATTTACATACTTATGAACCCACTGAACGTTGCCCTCCTTTATGCCTGTTAGATAGCCACAAGAGATGTCTCCATAATCAACACTTTTTCTAGTACGACAGACGCATCTGCATTTAAGGTCTGATTTTTGGTATCTTCTTTCTGCCGTCTTACCACAAGCAGAACAAAACACCTCGTATATCTGAAAACCATTGTGGGACTTTTTAACGAACTTTCCTACGGTCTTAGTCCCAAAGACTTCTCCTGTGTGACTCTTCATACTGCTACCTTACCAAAGTCAATCTTGTCAAGGGGGTTGTATCCTACGAGTCCCACCTTGTCGTGGGTCCAGTTGAAGATATCAAACTCATTAGGGGCCATTAAGTTTTGAACATTAGGGTCCAATTCAATAGAGGGCAAGGGTTGCGGCTCTCTTTGGACTTGCTCAATAGCTCCATCTAGTTGATTTTCATAGATATGACAGTCAACAAATACGCCTGATAGATTGCCCACTTCCAACCCGGCATCTGCGGCCAATAGGCTTAAAAGTAAGCCATAAGAAGCGATGTTGAAGGGCACGCCTAACATCAGATCTGCACTACGCTGAGCCCAGAAGAGATTGACCTTGTTATCGATGACTGTGACATTCCAAGCATAGTGACAGGGTGGTAGGGCCATCATGTGGATCTGATTGGGGTTCCATGCGGAACAGACCATTCGTCTGTCCATAGGGTTGGTGCGAAGAGTCTCAACGATGTTGGCTAGTTGATTAGTGCCAGTCTTAATCTTTGGCCTAGTATCTAAGTTTTCTTTTCTATGGAAACACCATCCACCATGGGTCTTTGTTTTGCTCTTTATAGAAGCTTCTACTGTTTTGACATTTAGATTGTATTTTCTACAGAATCTAGCTAAGCCATACTCGTTAAAGAACGTATTGTTGTTTGGGTCTACAGCGTCAAAATAGTATTGTTGGCTAGTATGATTAGCGTTGTCTTCTCTAGTGGTCCATTGACACCCCCTAAGTCCATAAAAGCCTAGTCCATTAATGTCTTTGTCTAAGTGGTATCCAGACCAATTATCTAATTTAAACTTCCATCCGTTTACTCTTTGAATGTCTCTTAAAAAGTTCTCGAATATTAGCCAGTTATTGTGAACATAGATTCCGTAAGCACCATAATTTTTATAATCTTTGTTGCTTTTATCATAGCATCTTTGGATCATTTGTCTCCATTGGTTTTTTATCGCCTCTACCGTGGATTCCTTATCTTCTTCATAGTGAAGATCTGGAATCTCAACATCTTTATACTCTCCCATGCAAGCGACACCGCATACCGATGGATAATATGGATCGTAGATTTTCCCTTCTTGTACTTGTGATTTACACAAATTATCTTTTACAAATCCACTAGTATGAAACTTTACTGAGAACCTACAATTGCAATGCCTGTCTTTGCCGTCGTATGATACTACTGTGTATATCCCATTTGTCCCATTGAATTCTTTGCCAACTAGATCGAATGGACAATTTTCACTCAGTGAGACCTTAATTGTCTTATTTAGTCCTGTTGTTATTTGTGGAACTGGAGCATAGTCTCCATCAAAATTAATCCAATTCGCACCATATATGGGACCAAGGCAATTAAGTTCTTTTTGGGCGGCTTTCTTTCGAGAGTTGTATTCTGCATTAGATTCTTCATGACTCATTGTGTCGTCGTGAGAGTATTCCTGCATATACTGGTGCCCCTCTACCGCCTCGGGGTTACACCATTCTGACCAAATCTTACAGTTTCGGTCTTGAAACCACTGCTTGTCTGTGATCCCTTTGATAAATCCTTCAAGTTCGACTCTGATTGCTTTCCAAGCCATCTTTTTCGTCGTAAGTAAAGGAAACCCATCCCGCATTTCGTGAGAAAAGAAAACGTTAGGTACAGCTTTAGTCCTAATACCCCCATCTACTGGCTCCCATGTGTTACCGACTTTTCTGACTGGAGACTTCCACTTGCCGTCTTCCAAAACCCTACTTACCATATCAATGTATTGTTTCATCTTATCCTCCTAATTCTTCCACGATGTCGTTCATACTGTCTGTAATGTCATTCACGTAGTTTGTGAAGTAGTCTTCAATCTCTATTTCCGTAAAGTAGCGAGGATGATTTTACTCCTTCGTGATCTACATTCAAAGACCCAGCCATGACTTCTAAAATTGTGTATGGAGCCATGTTAACTCCTAACCTGCTTGAATGATTTCTTCAATAACTTCACCTAGATCTTCTCTAAGCTCTACTCCATACTCTTGGCATGTTATTTCTAAATTCTTTCTTCGGAAATACCCCTGGGGGCACACAACAGCAAGAAAAACATCTCTCTCAAGAGCTTGACCTAGTTCCAACAGTGTTACTGGAGACTTGGTATTAGGATCAAAATAAAACAAGATGTACTCAACCCGTCTCAAGTAGTGCTGTTCCCATAGAATTTGTGCTTCTAGTTCAGGACTGTCTTCTGTCCAGCTACTATCCCAGTCGTCCCTTCTTGGGTCGTAGACGTTGTACAGGTGGCCAATTTGTGCCCCTACTCTCTTTTGCCACTCTTCTGCGACCCCCATTTCAATGGAGCCAGCTAGAAATACAGAGGGCAAGCTTTCGTCTCTCTCTGTGTCTGTTCCTGGTTTAATTACGGGCATCTTTCACCTTTGGCCATTCGTTGTAAATGTCTGTCGCCCCGCATACTTTGTTCTTAATCTTTCTGGCGTGTCTTTTCTCCACGGCCACTATTACTTCATGAATCTCTTGCTTTTGTTTTTTTTTCTTCTTTCTAGGCAGAGTGCTTCTTCCTTGTGACCCATTGAATTATTCTCTCTATAGTGGAGGGTTCTTTGTGTTTGCCAATGTCAAAGGCGTGATTAGCAATGTGAATCATATCTCCACCACCAATTAGTGCGATCTCCCTAAATCCAGCTTCCATGTCTTTTGTAAAAGGTATACCAGACATGTAGAACTTAGTACCGTAGGCTGGACACATCTTGTGCGTCCCTTCTCTACAGCAGCCTCGACACTTGTCAAAGTCTTCATGCCAAATATCAAGTGGTTTTTGCATCTTGGTTTCTCGCTAATACAGGAACATACCCCTTCCTAAGAATCCAGTTAAAGTACTGAAACATCCCCTGACTAGCATCACCCAGCCGAGAAGTGGCGTTCATGTCTTCTCCATACTTACTTCCATTTAACGAGCCCCAAAGTTCTTTGTTGTCTTTTGGGTGCTTAGGAACGTAAGTGTTACAATTTGCCGTATTCCAAGCTGCGTAAGAGATATTGATATCCTCCCCATAGTTCAACGGTAGAACATCTGGAGCATCTATCCAGAAGGCTTTCAAGAGGGTCTTGTGGAAGAACCAACAGTGTCCACCAAAGTCTACCTGTTCTATCTTCTCGTTTTGACTTGGCCAACCAACTGCGTCATAGCTTTCGGGCATTGGATAGTTGTTGCTCTTTATCCTCACTCCACGAGTAGTCAAAACAGCTTGATTACCAATCTCTTCAATTGTGTCAATGCAGTTCTCAATCCAACACTTACCTGGGATCGTGTCGTCATCTGCGACACACACGTAGGAGGTGTCTGCATTAAGAGCGTAGGCAAACCTAGCCCACACACCCATGTTGCTATTGGCGATAGCCGACTTGGAGCCATCTACAACATAGCGATCAAAGGAGTCTTCAATTGTGTTCTTGCCGTCGTAGTTGCCCCAGAAGAGAAACTTGGGCGTTCCCGTCGACTGGTTTCTGTAGGCTTCGTATTGTTCTTTTGCAGCGTGGGGTCTCTTAAACCCGTTCATCACCACTGTTACCGATGTATCTGGCATCTTTTTCTCCATAAGGGCCGTTTTCGCCAATCTTTTCGAGTAAGGCTGTCACTCTATTATAGGGAGAATGGCCCGATTCGACAACCTCTTTTTGTAAAAATACCGGATTTCCCTCTCGCTGAATCAATCCACACTTTCCACCGTAGTAGGCCGCGTCGAAAAACACTTGATTAGACTTTGTTACAATGATCTCTTCGTAGTTTTGGTAAAGCTTTGACAATACCGCAATGCTCACATACTCATCAACTTGATTAGAAGCTTTCATATCAATAGAGTTTGTTAAGACGTGATACGTCTCTCTATCTTCAAACAACGGACTAACCAAGTCAAGTTCTTGTTGAGAGTCTACAATAAATAGCGTCTCTATGGCATATCTTGGAACTTTAAGTCCAGGTGTATCCTTTAGGTAAAAATCAGCACAAGGGGCGACAACGTCTATGTCTGGCAGCATTTTGTAGTTTTGAAAACAGTAATGGTTCTCCATCATGTCGTCAATAACCTGTAGGTGCTGTGGCGTGGCTCCGGTGACGTTAATTACAGTCTTGATCCCCTCTCCTTTGGTTCTCTTTGCAATGTCTTTAGTCAGCATTAGATAATGAGTAAAAAAGATATCTGGCTTAAAGTCATCAAAGACATCAAAGGCACTTTCTTGGTTATTCCAAAACTTTACCTCGTTGCCCTCTTCTCTTAGGAACTTAGCAATATAGATCGCCTCAGTTGAAATTTCTGACGAATAGTTGTGTACCAATGTTCTCATATCTATCTTTAACCCTGTGGTATGTTTTGATGTTGTCAATTTTCACCGCCTTGTCTTTTGTCATTACTTGGTGAAGATTGTATTTAGTCTTATTGAACTCATTCAAGGCCTCAAAGATCAGTTTGTTCTTAAAGGCTTCTGTAGAGACAATCCTTCTTAGGGACTCTATTGTCTCTCTGCTGTGCAAGTAAAAGATCTCGGACCACAAGTCGGTTAACCCATAGGACATATTCGTAACAAGTCCATTTTCATCACATACGCTGCCAATCTCTAACGTAGACTTTTTCTTGCCACGCTTATGACTTAGGATGTATGGCACCTCTTCGTGTATCTTAACCAGTTCAGGATATAGAACCAACTCCCCGTTGCAAACCAATAGCGAATCCGAAGACACGTTGTTTAAGCACAATCTGAGAGTCTCACAGCAATTGGTCTCGTCGAAGAGTTGGTTCTCTACTATCCTGATGTTTTGGTTCTTATACTTCGTCTTTATGTGTCTTGAGACACGGTCAGCTTCAAAGCCGCAACAGACTATGATCTCATAGTTCTTATGTACGGCTCTAATCGCTTCAATTTGAATGTCAAGCAAGCAGTGCGACCCGACGCAAAGTAGTGATGGCGGACCATAGGACTTCATCCTATAGCCAGGCTTGGCAGACAAGATAGCAATTGTTACCTTGTCCCCTTTCTTTCTATTCTTTTTATCGCCTCTCGCTGACGTTATAGAGTTGACTCTGTTTCTTGGCATGTTAGAACTTCTTATAGAGATTGGCAGTCTTTGCTCCATCCAAAAGACTATCCTCGAAATCTTGGTACGTCTTTCCATCACTCATTTGATAGAATTTTAGAGCAGAGGACATAACCATTACACTGTCAGACTTGGAGGCGACAATGAAAACCCCATAGTTTACAGAGAAATCATATTCGATTGCTCTCATTAGATCTTCTGTCCACGGAGTCACTGGAGACATAGAGAAGAACTTCCCTTTGACATATCTCAATAGTTCCGCATCAATCTCTGGCTTGGTCAGATCGTCGTGGTACTGGATAACGCGGAACTTCTTCTTACCCATCCATTCGTGGACCATCTGAGAGACAATATCCTTATTGTCATAAGTGCCCCTATGTGCCAAAATCACGTCAACACTTTCGTAGTAGAAAATGCTTCTGAGACTAGTTTGTAGTTCAAGCAATTGAGGCCTAGTGTACTCATCAACGTCTAAGATTAGTGTGAAACTTGGACGTAGCTCTTCTCTAATCTTTTCTAGGTTTGCTTCGCCCCAGCTTGGAGGCCTATAAGAAGGACAAACCCCTTTGATGACATAGAATTCCTTTTCATTGTCAGTGGCTTCTGTGACCTTGTCTGCTGCAAAAGATTCCAGCCTCTTGGCCTTGCATCCAGACTGATTGTCTCCATCGTATACGGCGAACACGCAGTCTTTACAGATGGTCTCTAGTGATTGTTTACCTTGTGGCTGTAACGTCATAGTTGAATCCGTTGAGTGTTAGAGTTTCAATTTGTAGTCCAGATCTGCGAATGATCTCTTTTACTGTTGGGACTGACAAGAGAGAACGGCAAGAATACACAATGGTGTTGAAGTCTTGGTCGTTCATCTTCCCCTTGATAAGTGCCCGACACAGCATCCTAGCATCTACTCCATTAAACCTTAACAGCCCACCACGTCTAAGTTTGCACGATAGGGCGGTCAAGAATCCGATTGAAGCCTCAAGGGGCAGACTTGCAAAACAGTTCTGTACTGAGATCTCTTCACACTCGTTGTCTGAAATGTGGTCAAGATTAACATCTACGCCTGTCATATAGACAAACTCATACCCGGTTGGTCCCTTCTCGCCTGGGTTCAAAATCATTAGTTTCATAAACTTGCCTCGTATGTTTTGGTGAAGATTTCATTCCACTCTTGAACAAATCTGTCCGAAGAGCATTTATCAAGAACTGTCTGCCTAGCGGCCTTTCCTAGTTTCTTGGCGTAGTCAGGGTCTCTAGCGAGCCTGTCAAGAGCCTTAGAAGCTTCCTCTGAGGTATTGGCGATTAAACCATTAACGCCGTCCTCGACGAACTCAGAGATCCCACAGGTGCCAGTAGTGACAACTGGACACTCACAAGCCATCGCCTCTAGGAGACTCATCGGCATTGGGCTGTCCAGGGTTGTGTTCAGATAAGCTTGGCACTCGCTGTAATAGAACGCCAGTCTTTCTGAATTGCCCTCACTAACAAACGTGTCATTGATTTGATCGCTGTTTTTTCCAATAACAGTCATCATGTACTTTTCAGTATTGTAAAGCTCTTCCCACATCTTGTAGTTTAAGCAATAGTCTCTAGCCTTATAGTCGTTTGCTACTGTTAAGATGTATTTGCCCGTCCTTTCTGTTTTTGGACTAAAGACATCTGAGTCAACACAGTGATGAATCACATTGTTGTTTTTCTGAATACCAACACTAGACCAAACATAGTTTGAATGATGCGTAATGAAGATATTAACATCACCAATCATGGCCCCCATTTGATTCAAAGCGGATTGGCTCAAGTCAATTGTGGGCGTTGTGTGCTCAAGGGCAATGATGGGGATCTGTAGCTTTTGATTGATCTGATTGGCTAGATCAAACTGCCCAAACCTGTTCTGTGACAAGATCAAGTCGTACCCATCGTAGGGATAGAACTTGTCTAGTGGCATAAGGTGATAGTTGTCTAGTCCATAGTCTTCAACCGCCCCCATACCCTTAATGTTTGCAGCATAGAAGTTGTGACCAGTCTTGGCCAACTCTGTCTCGTATCTACGGTGAGTACAAAACGTTAATATATTTAATTTTTTCTTAGGTTCTCTTCTAACGTAATTAACTACATTTGTCATTGTTTTCTGTTATCCTTTTACATAGTTCCAAAAAGTAATCTTGATCGTGAGTCCATTTCATATAATTCACATGCTTGTTATGCTAGAAGTAGCTCCTTCATTGTGTTGCCGACCAATTGGTGCGAGAAGTCCTTCGCCCTCTTTAAGCCTCTGGATCTTCTGTCCACTCTGTTCTCGTAGTAGTGTCGCATTGTTCTCTTGGCTTCGCTTTCGTCTATCTGCCTCCAGGTATCCCTAGCGGTAAACAAGTCTGGGAATGCAGCATCAACAGAATCGCACACAGAAGACTGACAAGAAACACAGTAACCAACCTCGTCTTCATCCCACTGAATGTACTCGCTAGTTCCAGGTAGGTCTGTCACAATGGGAGTATTGCCAAACGCCATCGCATCAAAGGCTGGAATCGACCAAGCTTCTCCGTGTGAGAAGTTAAGGAAGCAATCACCATACTGATGAAGAGACATTATTTGATCTTCTGTGCTATGGCCGGTGATAACAAATTCTTTGTGATAGTCTTCTTTGTTTGAATACAGCCTAGATCTAATCTTTATGTTATTACAAAGCCCTTCAATCTGATGTTTAACCTTTTCTGCTGGGATGTTGAACTTATTAAGCTTCAATATCAGAGAAACAGGCTCAGACCTATCGAACTCGGAGTGAAAGCACCTAACCACCGATTCGATGTTCTTTCGATCATTAAAATCAGAGATACAGTAGAATTTAAACGTGTGGTCGGCACCTGGAATCTTAACTTCTGGATATGACTTAGCATACTTAGTAGGATCACAACAGTGATGCACAACAGAAGCCTTAAAGCCTTCCATAGACAAGTCACTCCTAAGGCCGTCGTTAGGAACCCAAAGTTCATCTACTAGTTGTAGGTGACTGTTCCAGTCTAAGTGATTGGTCTCATATGTTTCAGAAACAAAGTAGGCTATGTTCTTCTTATACTTAGTAGTGCCCACTAGATGGTGGGGCAATACATGTTGCACACAATGAGTAGCGTCGTGACAATCCTTACGCTCAAACTCTACCAACTCCGGTGGAGTATTAACTTGTCCGGTAAGGTCAATGTTGCGACACACAACATCAACACCAGCGGCGTCGAGAGCTAAAATGTTGTCAAGTGCTGCTCGCCCCCACCCTGTCGGCTCATTTTGGTGACCCAAGTATAGCACTTTCATTTTTGAGCTTCCACTATTTTTTTGCAGACCCGAATGAAGTCTGACTGATTCATGTCCATTTTCATTCTGTTTACGTCTCTCGTTACCCATTGGCAATTTTCCTTTGTATGGAGATATGGTTACTTCTCGTATTTTAGATTCTCTTTTGTTCCCAATAGTTCCTCTTCTCTGCTATCTTGAGCATTTCCCGGTAAGCTAGATCAAAGTTAAAGGGTATTCTTACCACCTTACCATCAAAACCTGCCGAACTCTCATTCTCATAAACCTTAGAGGTAGAAGAAGTCCTACTCTCATACATAAGGTCTCTAGTAAGACGAGACTCAAACTGAGTGTTAAGTCTGTCAGGCTCTCCTAGTGCATTTACAATCAACCACTGAGCCAATTGCTTGTGCGTAGTCTGCGGAGGAATCTCTGGTTTTGGTTTTGGTTGGTGAATTCTTGGTGCAGACTCCCAAGTTTTCTCTACTGGTTCAATCTCGAATGAATCGAATACCTTTGCAAGTATGTCTCCAGTCTGATCCCACTGATAATGCTTCTTAAATCTGTCTAAAGTTATGTGCCCCAAAGCGATCCTGTCTTCTTTGTCGATATCGAAGAACCTACCGAAAACCATCGCGGTGTCTTCGTTATCTGGAACGGCCCTATAGCATCCTGTCTCTAGTTCTTTGTATAGAGCTTTGGGCTTCAAGGGCACTCCGGCTAGATTGCTAACAACACTGCTCATAGCACTGTAGTCAACAGAAACAACGGGGATACCACAAGCAGCCGCCTCTACTTGTGGAAGGCCAAATCCCTCGCTGTTAGCATATTGAACATATAAGTCAAAGCAATTCATCACTTCTGACAACTGTTCATAGCTAGCACCCTGCTTAACATTGCACATGGTGGCGTTGTATTTACCAGTGAAAGGCGATTCACAGATAGCCCCCGCAAACAATGAAGCAAATGTCTTGTTGGTCTCTGGGCAAATGTAAGTAAAATAAACACTTGAAGAGACACAGTTCTGCTGTAGTAACTCTGGGATATCCCAACCTAGGTCTGGATAACTTGTGTGACAGTACAGCTTGTACTCATTAGGATTCTCTTGTTGCCCTAAGAACAGAGCCCACGCCTCAAAGAGATCTGGGTAAAGCTTGCGTCTTTGATTACGCATAACCGTGCCCACAATCTTTATATCCTTATCTAGCCCCAGGTTTTCTCTACAAACAGCTTGGTCCATTGGCTTATACGCAGGATTAGCAGATGGAGGGGCTGTCCCAACATAGTTGATCTTCCCTCCAGACTGTTCCTTCATAACGTTGCCAGACCACTCAGAGTAAGACAGAACTGCGTCAGCACTCGCATAAGTACTAATCCACTGTCTAGCTTGTGGTGCTGAGTCTGCCGTTGGCATAATTACCCACTTGAACATCTTCCTAAAGGGAGATCGCTCTACAAACTCGCAATTATGAATACAAAAAGAAGATACATAGGTATTGTCTTCTTCTACTTCAAAGTTATGAACTTGTTCTCCATAGGATTGTTTAATAACCTCTTTAACAGTTAACCAAGCGTAGCCATTTTTAATTCTTGTCGCTTTAGCTATTTCTTTATTGAGGAGGTTGTCATAAATAGTCTTAAATCCCTCTAAGCTATTAGACCTAAAAGAGAATATGTATCTAAAATAATCTTTGTCGATTCCTTTGATATTATTTTTATTTAGATTGAAGGATGGCAATATTCCAATCCTTAGGCACATCCTAAATACTTGGTGTGCTAATTGCTCACTCTTTGTGCAGTAAGAAGCTCTTTCCTTGTAATAACCTCCGTCACCCCTAAATAAGCCACACAAAAACGACCTTATACACTCGTTATTTGAGAAAAACACCTCATCAGAAAGCTTCTTGTCTCCAGCCAAAGAACCGCAAAACTTTAGACAATCTTGTGATATTCTTTTGCCGTAACACCTTACTATTGCCGTATTCCCAAGTATCTTTATTTTAGCTTCTTTATCATAAAAAACCTTAACAAGAGAGATAAAGTCATCAATATGACTAGACTCATTAGCATTAAAGGTTAACTGAATACCTTTGTATTTGTTGTCCTCTTTTAAGCCCTCGTACATTATGCAGCCTTCGGCCATATAGTAGCCTAAGAATCTACAAAAGTCATTCTTGTGATTTTTATCTCCCTCTTTGTCAATTGGGTAAACCAATATGTCGTTTTTCTCAATGCCTTGGGAGTCTACCCATTCTAAATTTTTAGGTGAAAACTTATGCACTGGTAGGCTTTTCTCTCCATTTCTTTTTAAGCAATAGACCGGATGATCGTCTGTTAGTTCTACATTAAATGGGCAATTTTGCACATTAATAGTGTGGAGATCTCCGAAATAACTCTTTTTAAATGTGTTTATTACTCTTCTATATCTTCCTTCGTGTGTTAAGACCAAGTCATCGACTTTTATGTCTTTGATCTTCTTGATGGAGTTTTTACATACGATATTAGTATTAGGAGTTAAGCACATCCAGAAGTCTCTGATATCAAAGACAATGTCTGGCTTAAAGTCTAGGCAAACTTCTTCAAAGATGAACTCGCCAAATTGATTGAAGGGACTTGAGTCGTATGACTGCATCTCTTCTCTACTAGCTCTAGGTTGAAACTCCTTGTTTGGTTGTACTCCATAGTACCTCCAAGGCAAAGATAGCCCCCTAGGATCGTTTCTTTGACCATAGGCGGCTAATTCGGCTAGTTCGTATTTTCCTGTGGAGTTTAGATACTCCATGATTTCTCTAGTGTAGGTAGCATAACCAGTGTTTAGAAAGGTCGCCTCACTACAGAAGAGGATTCTTTTTTTTCTCATTGTTCTATTTTATTTCCTTTTTTGAAGTTATCAATAGCCCATAGGGGTTGTAGGTTTGTGTAATGCCATGCTATTTTTAGTTGATCTTCCATGCCATTAGAAGCAAAATCAAAGCTGCTTAATGGCCTTATATGATCTACATGCCATTCTCCATAATTTTCCCTAGTCATACCATCTTGGAATTTAGATTCTAAATAGTCCCAAAACTCTTCCGTTTTAAGCCCTATGTAGTCAAACGTTTTTAACTTCTTCTTTTGGCCCCTTAGTCCTCTTGTTATACTATTCCTCATATTCCTGTTCATTCTTTGTATTGGGTCGGCATTGCTTTTCCTACTCTGTGCTAAGCATTTTTCTGGATTGTTCTTTCTCCAGGTTCTATTTCGCTCCCTCCTTGCTTCTGTGTTGTTTCTACAATACTCTTGTATCTTTTCTTGATTTTTGAGGTAGTATTCTCTTGCACTCCTTTTTCGCCTTTCTTCATACTTAGGATAACTTTCTTTCACCATTGCTTTATTACACTCTTTACAATAGCTAGGTTGACGTTTTCTATTACCTTGAGGATCTTTTTTATTTGTCTTGCACTTAGCACACAAAGTACTCACAGGTTTTCTAGGTCTTGGAGTATAGTACAAATCCCTAAGGCACCTTTTACATGTATTATTTTTGCCGCTTTTGTGACGTTTGCTATTTCCAAAACGACTTTCATCAAGATATTCTTTGCATCTTCTACAGGTTTTCATTTTTGCTCCCTTGTCTATTATAGTCAGAAGGTTTGGAAAAGACAACCTAAATATCTGAAATTTTTTCAACGATCAGACTTCCGTCGCCCTTCTCTGAACTTCCGTAGATCATCACGTTGTTTCCTTCAAATAAGCTGTACTTATTGTCTTCTCTCGCCTCTGGAAAGACCACAACGCTGTCAATTGAGCAGGTTTCGTCCTCAATGGTCAGGAAGGACATCTCTTTTCCCTTACTTGCCCCTTCTTTCTTAACCTTCGTGTTAAACACTCGGGTAATGTTTGCGGCGATTGTTAGCTTCTTGCCCTTTTTCCCGTCTGCTAGTTCCTTACAGGTTGTATTGCCGCACATGTCTGTGGTTTCAATCTTAGACATAGAGACAGGGCAACCTAAGAACTTCACTTCCTGGTCAATGATCCACTCTGGATCGTCTTCTAGGTCGTAGGGTGGGTTCTGTAGCATCTTAATCTCGTTCAAGATAATCTGCTTTCTGGACTCTTTACTGGTCCCGCCGCCCTCTTTTTTTGTAGGTGCTAGATCTCTAAAGCAAGACTGCAAATCCTTCCATCTTCTCTTAGGGTAGTTTTCTATTACCCAGTTGGTCTCAGCCTTCGTCAAGATACGAAAGATCTCATAGTCATATAAGACCTTGTTTCTCGTAACCTTGTCTTTGATTCCACGGAAGAACCCAATAGACCCAAGCGTCTTGAATACCGTAGAGTTCACCTTAGGAGAGAAGAACAACAAGATCTCCATCCACGATGTGTTCTCAATCTTTTTATTTAGATGTACAAATAGATCTTCAACAGCAATGAAAGCCTTGTCCCCATTCTTTCCGGTCAAAGACTTAATGTCCTTAATGCCAAAGTAAATGGTGTCTCCAACGCAATTGAATTGACGTTTGAAGTTAGCAATACTAGGAGTTTTCAATTGAAGATCAAAAAGCTTAGCTTCTGACGCTAGTTCATAAACCTCTTGGTGAGCGTCCTGCTTGTCTTTTGCGTAACGAAAATAGGCTACAAAGAACTGTTTGATATAGTGTGCCTTGAAATAAGCACTCCAATATGAATCCAATCCATAGGCAACCGCGTGAGAATTACTGGTGGCTATTTTATTAGCATAAAAAAGATGGCTATCACTATCAACCTCAATGTCCATAGTGGGCATTGTGCCCAAGCTTTTTATTCTAACTATTTTACTAGATTTCATGTCTACACAATCTTGAACAACTATCTCGTGAAAATATAACAGAATATCAGAAAGAGGTCTAATAACACCATCTTTGCACAAGAATTTATGCTCCATTGTGCATTTTATAGTTTTACCACACTCTAGCTCTAACTCATAGACCTCTAGTGACCCGTGGTCATAAGTCTCTAAGACTTTTACGTATTGGTCAGACAATAAACAGGGAGATAGTACAAAATCTCCAGCTTTAATTTCTGATAGCTGCTTTTCACCGTCTGGTGTTTGTACTACTGAATCCTTCGTAATAGACTTGTTAAAACTGTATCGAGCAGACTTCTCAATCCACCCGAAGATTTCTTCTGCGTCTTTGGCTTCAACCGTCCCTACTTTCTCGCAACCAATGATAAAGTCTTCCTTGACCTTTGCCATCACGTCTGCTTTCTTTTTACCAATGGCCTTTCTAAGAACATCAGCCTCTGACTCAGAGAAACCCGCAAGCTCTTTGGCTATAATCATAGCTTGTTCTTGATAGATCAAAACCCCGTAGGTTGGAGCTAAGAATGGCTCAAGAGAAGGATGTAGATACTCAACGGGTTCTAGTCCGTGCTTTCTGTCTACATAGTGCTGGGACATAGACTTGCCCTGATACATAGCTTTCAAAGAGCCAGGACGAAGAATAGAGATCAGAGCCGCAAGCTCTTCCATATTTTCTGGCTTGACTTTCTTGGACCACGATCTTCCAAGATTGCTTTCAAGTTGAAAAATACCCTTGGTTCTACCTTCCGCGAAAAGCTTCCAGACTTCTGGATCATTCATCGGAATATTATCAATGTCAACTGTCATATTTTTCCCACACAATCAAGCAGTAATCAATGTCCGTATTTGGGACATAGCCGTCATCCCACCAGTAGTCTAAGTTACAATCTGGACACTGGCCACCATTCCATGTTTTGTCCTCAAATTCACATTCACATCTTGGGCAAGTTATGTCCATTCCAATCTCCTATTCTATGTATAGTCCACCATTAGCAAACGCCTTGTCAATCTTAGGGCTAAGTGTCTTATACATTGCCCTTCTAGTTTTAAGGAATTTAATAATGATGTTTGCCGTATCTTTTACGTCTTGAAGAGCGTCGTGAGCGTTCTCGCTTTCCATGCCCATTCGCTTTCTGACGTTGTCCATACTAATAGACTTGATGGTAGGGTCACTCTCGGTCCACAAGAACATGTCGTCCATCATGTCGTATTTCTTGATAGGATTAAAGAACTTGTTCTGGCCCTTCTTGTCATCCCAGCCTCCATATAACTTTGCCATTCTGTTAATAATTGGCATATCATAGTTGATAATGTTGTAGCCAGCAGGAATAGGAGCAAACCAAGTCGTACCCTTCCAGTTGTGCTTGTTTACGAAGGCTAAGAACTTAGTCCACACAGCCTTTGGCTTAGGTGCCTTGGCGATCTGTTCTCTAGTCTTTCCCGTGACCTTCAAAGCCTCTTCCTCAAGAGGTGCCAGCCCCGCCGCAATAGCCTTGTCGTCATCTGTTTCTGCCCAGATTTCACTGTTAAACTCGCCCCCCACTTTCTTCATTTCAAGAGTTCGTCCATGTAGGGCGATTGCAGCAAGCTGCGTTGGTTGACACGTATGTGGATCTCTGCCACCGGTTTCAAAGTCAAATACGATGAAGTCTCTATCTGCCATAATTGTTTATCTCCTTTTGTTTGTCCCATGTTTGGAGTATACTTAAAAATTTTCTACACTTTCTGTTCAATCTAAAGCCATTTGGGCTTTTATACATCAGATTGTACATCTTCCTCATTTCGTCCTGAGAATAAAACTCTATAATATCTTAAAACTGGTTAATAACAAGCTAATAAAGAATGGTTATCTGAAACAAATACGCAAAAATTATGCTTACCATCAACCATGCTAACTTTTTTAGACTCGTAATAGTCATACAAATAACCCTCGATTAAGCTATTGTCTGTAATTATGAACTTGGGAATCTCACCATAGTTGTCTAGCATAACCTTGTTGCAAAGTACCTTTAGAGCTTCCGTAAACACGCCGGGATCTCCATCTTGATCGTAAACAGTCATGTTTGCATTTCCAGCGTAAAATAACAAATTCTCTATATCTTTGTTCACTTTCGGAGAATTTCTCTCCCAATCTAGTTTGCTGCTCATGTGTTCTTCTCCTAGGGGTGTCTCGAAGAGGTCTACGTTCTCTTCTCTGAATTGTTTTAGTTTCTCTTTCTGTGCCGCCGCTTCTGGGTGATTTGGATGATCCCTGACAGCCTGCACTTCTTGTCTGTAGATCTGTCTCACAAACTCGTCTTTGTTACTGCTATTGATTTCCATCTAGTTTCTCCAATTTTGCGTATCCAAATATCGCCCTATGTAATAGCTCAAGCGGCCATCCCCACCAGGGCACGTAAAACTCACAAGTAGAAATCTCTCTGCATGGGTTCTTACCAGCGATTGGCTGACCTTCTCTTGTCCTAAGCCACCATCTGCATAGCCACCTTGGTCTAGAGTTTCCTAGTCTGCATTCGTTCATCTTTGTCCTCCGATTTTCTTTCCGTCTTTGTCAATGACCACAACTTTGTCGCCTTCTTTGACTATCTTGGTTTCGTCTTGGCTCATGTCTACCTCGTTTGTAAATATGGGTCGGTCTCTTTACACAGATCAAGAACACGTTCTTCCCAGCCCTTATAGTATCTACGGTTGGGTGTGCTATTCTCCATGATTTGTTTGATATCTTTCAAGGTAGAGTTTTGGAACTCGACCATAAGTCTGGCGATCTCTTCTGTGTCGTCTGACCACCCCTCCCCAAGCTCTTCGTCTTTCTTTCTTATTAGCTCAAGAGCTTGTTTCTTTGCATTCATCTTTTTTTTCTCCAATTAGTTCTTGGATTTCCATAAGCTTATCAAGCAACATGAGACCCAAGATATCAAATTTAACGTGACCCAGTGCTTCTAGGTCGTTCATTTCTAGTCCTGCAATCATTTCGCCATTCTTTTCTGGCAACATAGGACAAACCTTGTCAAGAGGCTCCCTAGAGATAACCACACCAGCGGCGTGTTTACCTTGACTCTTGAATGTGCCCTCAAGTCTAATAGCCTGATCGAAGTATGGAGCATAGTCACCTTTTAAGTTTCCCTCTTCATCTAAGTGGCACCACTGACGCAAGCTTTCTGGGTCATTGATGAGGGTCCATCTGATAATAGAACGATCCTCTTCATCCATCAATTCAAGTTGGTCAGAGATAGCCGCTTCATCAGGGATTGGCTTAGTCATAGCGTTCATTTCATTGAAACCACAAGCTTTGTTCATACGCAAGACTTCCTTGAGAGAACTTCTACCTTGAAGTCGCCCATAGGTAATCATCTGGCTAACGTTCTCTGCTCCATACCTATACTTGAGATAGGCAATCACTTCATCACGCTTATCTCCTGGAACGTCGATATCAATATCGGGCAGGGATACGTGTCCACGACCATAATCTAAAGACTTATTAAAGTCAGGTCTATCGGCCTTGTCGTAAATCCACAATACATAGCTATTATTTAGGTTTCCTTGACTATAAAATTCTCTATTTGAAATTAAAAATCTGTAGTATTCTACACATTGATCTATAGTAGAAATCAAATCAAGTTCATTTTGAAGATGAGGATTACGACGCACCTCCACAAGCTTGTCTTTGTTATGATTTATTCCAAAGTCTGTAATTTTTGCCATTTTGATTCCAATCTTATTTTTCCTGATAAATAATCTCTAACTTCTAGTATTTGAGGTAGAGATCCATATCTTAGTTCGTAAAGCTCTTGATTTTTCTTTTTGTTAAGGTTTCCCTCGTAAGGAAGCTCAAACCTTATTATTTCAATATTCTTTCTTAAATAAGAACAAACTCCAAAACATTGTCTAGGGTAAAACTTCTTATATTTTTTATTCCATTGTTTCCCTATGCATAAAATCTTCAAAAGTAAATTCCTGAAAAGATACATTATCAGGAGTGTTTCTCCCCGAATTATAGAATCTCTGAAACAGTAAGTCATACTCAATAGGGTCAATCTTTGTGATTCTAATAAGGTAAGAAATCAAACAACCAGCAGCAGAGTTATGCACAGCTAACCCTTCTACGTTGTAAGTGTGGGAGTTCTCGACGGTTAGATCGTTAACAAGTCCAGAGTATTTAATTTTTCTTTTCTTTTTTATTTGCATGGTGCCACTTTCTAGCTTTGAGGTAATTTGTCTTTAACTTCTACGATTGTTTTCTCATTTATAATAAAGTCTGGAAAATACATCCTAAAGACACCATTTTCGTCTTCATATTCAATTGGGTTGTTATAATAGAACCCCGACCTAGACTATATTTCTGTGATTTCGTCAAATTCTGTCAAGTCTTTTGCTGTAACCCAGCCTCTATTGCTCGTTAAGAACTTGTGATCTTCTGTACACCGAATAATTTTGCCGTTTTCCATGGTCATTTCAATTATTTCTTCATCCACTAGATAAGAAAGTGTATCTGCAACAATTTGCGAACCACCAAAAGCGTCTACAACGCTTTCTCCTTTCTTTATTATAGAGATTGGTTTCAATAAGCCGTTAGACATTCTCACCCTCGTGTCTGGCAAAAAGCACCCTCTTCCTGGTCCGCTGATCCAGCCCTTGCTTTTGATGAAGTTAATGATGTCCCATACAATCAAGAAATAACCAAACAGCTTCGCCCCCTTAATAACTCCAAACTCTTCGTTGAATTGGTCTAGGTATCTTTGCTTGGCTTCTTCTTTTTCTACTTTGCCCGTCTTCCCAAGTAATTCATTCCAGCCTTGTCGGCATAGCTGCTTTAGATACTCTTCCTCGGACTCTCCATTTGGAGTGGGGAAGGTTGGCAACATTGGCTTCTCAAGAATATCATACTCTGTACAAGAGTCTACAATACTGCAAATATCCTCACAAACAACTGCGTGATCCTTGTTAGGTACGCCAAAGCTATCTTCTGTGAAGAACTTGATATAGGGTTTTAGTTCGTCTTGAACTTTACCCTTACCAATATACTTCATCATGTCGGGAAGGGGCACCTTCAACCCAGAGCATAAAGAAATTCTATGAATATCTACCTCTGACTTGTCCGTGTAGAAGTAATTCTTAATCTTCCCGCCCTTCAAGTAATTATCGCCACCTGGGCACAGTGGCGTCTGTTGCTTACGTCCAACATAGATCAAGTTACCACGTTTGCAGTACTCTTTGATGACAGTCATTTCATCTTGGTGCTGAATAGCCGACACAATTGCGATAAGGTCAAACCAGCCATCTTTGTTTTTAGAAAACAGACTAAACCCATCAAAAGAACACCCAATGATTGGCTTTATACCAGCTTTCTTACACTCTTGAAAGAATCGGACAGTGCCCGAGATACTCTTGTAATCAGAAATACCACATGCGGTATATCCATTGTCTTTGCATTTCTTAACTAAGGCCTTGGGTTTTGAGAATCCTAGTTGTAAGCTGTAGTGCGTGTAGTTACACAGTGGTGCGAAATTTTCCAATTTTTCCTCCGGTTGGTTGTCCTATTCTATAATAGTCGTCGGCGACGTAATCGACAACCGAAAACCATCAAAAATTTTTGATTATCCTGGGCTTTCGTAGTAGTCCACTTTGAATCCAGGCTTTTTAAGCTTTTTAGTAGCAGCGTCTATGCCGTATGTCTTTATCGTGTCTTCTACGTGTTTACACTTCATCTTTCCCGTCTCTGGGTCTATTTTACTAAACTCGCAAACGTACTTACATTTCCAACTATTTCTAGCAGAAGATACTGGCCTAGGCTTTTTAGTATTGCTAATTTCTTCAAACTTTTTTCTTAGATGTTCAAGAAACATTTCGTCATCTTCTTTTCCATACATCATAGAGAAAGGTCCGCCGTCTCTTAAAAAGAGTATAGTCATTACTCTATTTTCTACTTCTGGATATAATCTGGATAACGCGTGGTTGTACAACAATAGCTGAGGGTCTTTTTGCAGCTTTGCGTAGTCTTTAACTTCTCCAGTAGCAAAGTCTTTTCTTTGGCCACTTTTGTAGTCTACAACCTCTATAGTGTTGGAGTCTGGCAGCATTACCGAATCTATCGTTCCCTTGATAGATAGTTGCATTTTTTTACCTTCATGCTCGAAGTGTGCCCAGTCCTTCTCTATGGGTAAATCAAAGTGCTTCTCAATCGCTAAAACATTACTAGTTCTTGGGTCATATTCTTTTTTCCAGTTTTTAAGTCCTACATACACAAGTTTCTCTACGAACTTGAAAGTATCTTTAATGGTCTCATCGTCAACCTTTTCAGAAAACTTTGGTTTATTGAAATCTAGTTCTGGATGAGAGGCCCCATAGTAGTCATAGCTTCTCCTAATAAGGTCATCTACAAATTTGTCTGTATGCAGCCCCTTTTTAGTAAACTTTACCAATCCTATCGCGTCATCGATAAAAGATTGCTTATCTCCGTCTTGTAGTATTTTTTTACACTTACCTAATATCTCCATAACTCGATGCGTGCAGGTGCCAAGGACCGCCTTAAGACCACTTGCGTTTTGATACCCAAGTCCATATATTTGATAGTATTGCATCTCACAAAAACTATGACAACCTAAAGAACTGCTTCTAAAATAAGGAATTAGTATCCCCATGTTTCACTCCTTGTGTTTAAGTATTAGCTCACACTGTTCATATAAGTATTCTAGTGTAAACTGGTTTTTCATTATGTTGATATCTTTGTGAACTAACCAAATGTTGTCTTTGGTGTACCCTTCTTCGCTGTCTATCCTATCCACAGAGACGGTTTGACAATTTTGCTTCTCTTTTGTTTTCTTAAAAGCTATTGGCGTCTTGGTCATCGCACACAAGCCTCCTTGCTCTTCATACTTGTCCCAAATGTCTTCAATCGTTATGTTAAAGTCTATATTTCTTCTTTTTGCTTGACATTTTACAGAATGAAAAAACCTACCAGGAATTGTGTGGTGAGATCTTTGCCTATTGTGGAAATCCTCTTGTTTTTGACTATAGGTTTTTTCTCTAATGGTGATTCCGTGTTTTTCTAGTGCTTTTCTAACTATAGACTTTCTTTTGAATCCTCCTAGCTCAGCCACCTCTTTCAATGTCATGTTTTTGTCTACATAGTATTCTTCTAAAAATTCTTTTGTGAAAGTTTTAGAGCTATCATACACGTGACCTCTGCTAATGCCATGACGACTCAACGCCTGAGACACAGAGTTTGAAGACTTGATGCCAGTCTCTTTGGTTATGACTTGGATGCTTTTAAGTTGATTTACATAGTGTTCTTCAAGAAAATCTTTGGTTAACATGTCTTTTGGTCCCATTTTAATTTCTCCTTATTTAGAATTGGGAACTTCTACACATATTATACACCCAAAGTTTTATTTATGTCAAATTAAATAATTTGACCTGGCAAACTTCTCAACTAACGCACAAGCGTCTGTAAGTGCTAGATCTTGGTTGTTGATTACTGCGTCAAAGTTGCCCCAATCATAGACATCGGCGTCTAACGCCACCTCGCTAGGGTGGTCATCTTGAAACATTTCTCTGTCAAGCCTGATGACATAACCACCAGCATCTTTAATTGCTTGTACTTCATCTGGGAATCTAACGTCTGTTACGATGGCTAACCCTGATTGCTCTGCCTTGATCTTGTTGATCGTGGCGTTTACCCAGATCGGGCCGTGCATCTTTCTTCCAATTTCTGTACCAAAGAACTGCAAGAACTCTCTACCTGTCATCATCCCTTCGGAATGCAAAATTAAGCCTAGTCCATTGGCGATATCTTGGTGTATCTCTTCGGCACCGTCGCAAAGCAAATTATCAGAGTTTGCATTTATTGTAGAGGGCGTTATTACTCCTGGCATATCTTCCCATCGTAGATGGGTAGTCTCCATCTTCTGTGCGTCTGTGCCATAAGCAGAACTTGGTTTAAGTTCAAACAGATTGATAGCAGCTTCTTTCAAAGAGTCTGCAAAGCTATAGTTCTTCACAAAGGGGAAGATTCGATTCTCTGCCGCCTCTAGGAAGGTATAGTCTTTACGATAAAGGTCCAAGACTCCCCAGTCTTCTTTTCCATTCTCAAATTTTGTCAAGACGTTTAGCTCTCCAGTCTCCAACATATTGAAGTCTGACACTACTCCTCTTTGTTGCAGGATAACACCATTCAGGTGATTAGCCGAAGAATTCTTTCCGCTCTGTTTTCTCCCGCTGATTCCGATGATTTTACAACTCATTTTTACCTCCTTTTTTGTGTGAATAATTCTGTAAATTTGTGGCTCTTTCTCGGCAATCTAAAGTTATTACTTTTGTAAAATGTTTCATAAAATCATAGATTATACCTCTACCCTTGTTTTGAAGCCATGCTTGGCTGACGTTTTGTTAAATTTCAAAGCAGCACAGGCCACTACATCTAATCCATAGTGATCTGCTAAGATCAAGGTAGAAACAATTACGTCTCCAATTTCATCTGCTAAATCAGAGAGTCCTTCTTTTCCACCTTTCATTCCAATTCTCGCCCTTTCGAGCTTCTTCACTTCGTTTAAGACTTCTCCAGCCTCACCTCCCATCTCACAAGCTTTGAATAAGGCACTTTTCTCTTCGCCTCCCCATTCATTTGTTCTTGTTTCAATAGCTTCTATCAGTAATTGTAATCTGTCTGAAATCATATTGCGAAAACTCCTACTATCACGCCAACGAAAAAACCTAAGGCTAGCACCATTAGGCTGTATAAAAGAAAATTGTGTGTGCTCATGTCCCTACAGTTGAGAGGACATTTATAATCCTTGGTTGAGGATTGATATGGATTTATAGGTTCGTTTTCATATCCGTGAGGCATTAGTATAGCCCTCTTAGGTCTTTAAGGATTGTGCTTTTGATTTTATCTGGAGCCATTTGGGCTACGTCTCTTCTTGTGGGCACCTTAGGAAAGATAAGCCTAAACATTCTGTCGTACTTACGCTGAATCTTGATCTTGGCTTCTCTTCCAGGTTGGTCGTGGTCTGTCAACACCACTAGCGTGGTGATACCCATTTCGTCTAGTAGGGTTTCATGCCTAGGTGATAGCTCTTTGCCTAGCATACTGATAGCATTGAACACACCACACTCGTGCAACCTCCAAACGTTGCCCTGGCCCTCACTAAGAAAGGCACAGTTAGTCTCTCTTATCTTCTCAATGGCTCTGTGGTGATTGTAGAAGTAGTTTCTCTTGTTGAACCCAGGCTCAATTACAAACTTAGGATCAATATAGTCAAGGGTAGACCTACCAATAGCCCCAACTTGGACAGTACCATCTTTGTTATGGATAGGAATGACGGCCCTATACTTCATAAGGCCGTTGACTTTGCAGTCTCCTACGCCAAAATGATCGATGGTGGCGGGCTCAAATCCACGATAAACGAAGTACTCCGAAGGAACCTGCGTTTCCCACTCCCTGCCGGGCTCGTCTGCGACTTCGTCGGTTGGTTTGTAGAACTTGTCGACCAAGCCAAAAAAGCTGTCAGGGGCCTCCTTGTGGATCTCTACGGTGTCGATGTCTCTGGTGTCTAAATTCAAGACTCTGAAACACCAACCTAGGGTCTCTCCAAAGCTAACCTCTTTTCCTTGCTTTTTAGAGAGCACTCCGCGAATAAGGCCAAAGATATCACAACTGTAGTCAGAGTGACATTCGTGAGTCCAGCACTTCCACATGTTCTTTTCAACACTATAAGTGAAAGCACTAGGATTATCACTATCATCATGGATAGGACAACAACCAATATAGCTACCGCCGTCCTGTTCAACTTCAAGCTCTAAGTTAGCAAAAACCATCTCTAGGTTTTTGTACATAACTGATTTAAGCTGATTCAGATCCGTTTGCTTCGATTTCATCTAGGTCGTCCTCATTTACAAGTCCTGTGTCGTTTTTGATTTCTATGTGTGCGTCGTTCCTGGTTCCTATTTCCAAAAGCTTCGCTTGGTCACCAATCATGTTCATATTGATATAGTTACCATCGACTAGTCCTGGCCCATGCCTAGCGGCGAGAACGACAGCTTTACGGTTGCCATTCTTTGTCCCGTCTTGGGCTATCTCTTCCTCAGACTTGTTCTTGAAGATCGTACACGAAGTACAAAGCCAAACCAATCTGTCAGATCCACTAACCGCGTCGGTGCTTTCCTTACTGATACCATCCCTATTCAATTGAACGAAGGCTAGGCAGGGAATGTCAAGCTTGACACATAGATCGTGTAGGGCCGTAATCTGGAAACCAAGCACTTGATACTCTTGAATGTTACCGCTGATACCCTCAGCCGACATCATCTTCAAGTAATCAAACACCAATAGACAGTCATTTGTATTGCCCTCTTCATCTTGTCCAACTTCGTGCATCACCCATCGCTTAACGATGTTCAGGATACTACTAAAGGATTTACCAGCAACACTAACGTAGTGGTAGGGCAAAGCTTCTAGCTGTCGACCTGCGGCAATGACCTTTGACTTCATGTTTTGGTCTTCTGAGAACTTGCCCGTCTCAATCATCTTAATAGGCACACCACTAAGGCTAGCCAAAATACGATTGATGTGATCCTCTTTGCTCATTTCCGTGTCGAGCATCAAGGTGGGTGTTCCATCTAGTGCTGCATTAACGGCGACGGCGTCACCAAACACAGACTTACCAGTCTTTGGTCTAGCGGCAATTAGGTTAACAGTCTTTCTTCTTAACCCGCCCCCGATTGCTTCATCGTAGTGCTTGAAGTGTGTTGGGATACCAACTAGGTCGCAAGGGTTTTCTTCTAGGTAGGTTAGATGGTCCATGACCCCACTACCAAGTACGATAGTCTTGTCAGTAGATTCACCTTGCCTCACAAACTCTTCAACGGGCCTCTCAAGGATATTGATAATCTCATCAATAGTCTCGCTACCGTTGATATTTGAGACTGTAGCCTTAATACTATCTGCCGTAACACAGATAGACCTCGCATACTCAAACTTCTTAACCTGAACGGCAAAGCTAAAAACATTGGCCTTGTTTACGAAAAAGTTAGATAGCGACTTGATGTAGCTTAGTTCTTGTTCTGTCTGAATAACGTCAAGTAAGTTTAGACCTTCTGCGGCAGACAAGATTGCGGGCAAGTCTACTTGTTGTTCTGCTTCGATTACTCTCTTCAAACACTTATAGATCACTTGATTGCTAGTAGAAGCAAAGGAGTTTTCTGACAGAACGTCGTGTACCTCTACATAAGCCTCTGATCCGTACTGTAGAAGTCCAGCCAGTACGGCCCTCTCTGCACCATTGTCACATAAATTTTCCATATTCTCTCCTATCTTCCACCGCCAACACAATTTTCACAACGGTAATAAGCCCTACTACTGGTCATCAAACCAGGAGAAATCTCTTTGGGCTGGTGACACACAGAGCAGTTTACCTTAATCATCTCTACTTTCTTGCGAACACGAGGCATTGGGTCTTTCTTGATCTGTGTCTCTTCTTTTCTTTCTTCTCCAGCATCCACCCAAGTATTGCTACTGGCCTGGACTGGAACAGATTTTCTATCTTCCTTATCGTCTCTGTTGACGGTGAAGTCATCATTCACGATTCTTTTGGTCATCGCTGGCGGCTCTTCATACACTGGGCCAGTGTCTTCTGTTTTGTTAGACTTGGCGTCGACGGCTTGAAGTCTGGCAATCAGTTCCTTCATTTGGTCTTGCGTAAGAATATCAAGGACCACGTTTATTAGTTCTTGTTTCGTTATCATTTTCTTGACTTCTCCATTAGTACCTCTCCACGTTTCTTGATGTTGAGAGATTTAAGTTCTAAGATCTGATACTTAGACTCAGCTATGAGTCGTAGCTCTTCGACCTTTTCGGCGTATATGTTTTCGCGAATCACAATTGGTTTCTTTGACTCGTGCTTAGTGTACTTGTCAAAGCCAGACTCTTTCTCGTATTTGCTTACGATCTTTTCTAGCTGACTGTTGCACCAGTTGAGTATAACCCTTTGCTTGTTCGCACAATCCTGAATGTAAGAACAGTATCCAAACAAAAAGTAGGCCCCATCGAGTAATTCTTTGGAGCCCATCCGTCTTAGGTCTTCTGCGGTTAGGTCCGCGTATGATTTATACTGTTCTTTGTATGTCGAGTCTGTAAAGTGATTGCACTCAATAAACTCGTCAATTTGAACTAGATACTTGTCAAGTTCATCCTGGGCGTAATTGCTCTCTCCACTCATCTTCTGCTCCTGAATACTTGAGTACGATTAGTTCGATGTCATTAAGTTCACACCAACGTGCCTTGTCTTCGTCTCTGTTTAAGCCTTGAAGAAAAGCAGCCTTGTTCTTATGAAAGAAGGGCGTGTACTCATAATGCTGCTGACCGTGAACCTCTATGGCTAGCCTTAAATTTGGTAGGAAGAAATCGAAGTACAACACTGATTTCTTTTCAGCTATGACGCTGCCTGGAAGCTTTACTTCTTCCAGAACAACGTAGCTGTGATAGATACTAGATATGATTTCTCTAGCTTTTAGATGGTACTTAGACCTGTTCTTAGTAACCGTGTTTGAAGTATTGTACTTAGCGAGGTTCCAACTGTATTCTCTACCGTTAAAACCTAGTACTCTCATGCAAACAACTCATTCATTTTCTCGTTCATAACAGGAATGAACTCAGGATGATCTTGGAAGAATCCTTGCAGCTTAGCCATACCCTGGAATTTGAAGGCCTTGTCGATATTCTCTTGCTTAGAGGTATCAGTGCCCTTCTCTTCTAGGTACTTGGCAACCAACGGATGCTCTGGATCTTCTGATAGGGCACAAACTGTATACCAACCAGAGCCAGAGATTAACCTGTATTCACAAGCAGCTTCTAGCATTTCCTTTACATCGTCAATTCCAATGCCATATCTAAGCCATCCAACAACTTTAGTACCAGGGATAGCCCCAGTATTAGACGTTAGGACTTCCCAGTTTAGACACTGACCAATGTCAGACTCACCCTCTTTGCCCTTCCAAGGTGTCTTGAAATTGATAACAAGGTTTGTACCCACTTGGTATTGGAACATGTTGCCGCAGTCCGTCATCTTAGTCTTACGAGAAGGTCCGGTGTCTGCAATTTGGTGAGCAATACAAATCAGGATAATTCCGTTCTTTGTAATGTAGTGACTAGAACGCTTAAAGAATTGAGCAAGCAGTCTTGGCAGGCTATTTCTAGTCTGTGCATTAAGCTTGTCTTCCATTTCGTTCTTTGGGACCAAACTAGATAGCGAGTCAATCAAGATTACGCAACCCGGCACAGTCTTACCATAACGCTCAGCAATGTCCAAGAACATTTCGCCAGTAACGGCAACCTTGTCTGTAGATTCTACAATCTTCAAAGCTGCAACATCAAGACCCTTGACGCCATCGAAGTTCTGGCTGTTAAGTCTACCTTCACTGTTGAGGTAAACCACTAGCTTGCCCTTCGCTTGACACTTGGCCGCGAAGTTAAGGGCCGCTGTTGTCTTTCCAGTCTTAGGTGCCCCTGCGATACCTACTACTGTTCCTTCTCTGATGCCCCCGTTAAGTGCAGAGTCAAGGGCTGGAGAAACGCTAATGGTTTTTAGCTCTTGGATTTCTCCCAAGACTTCTGAACCACTCTTGATAATGTCGCCGTACTCTTTCAATAGGGCGTTAGAAGTATCATCGTCAAACTTCTTCTTCTTTTCTACTGATGATTTTTTCGCCATCTTTACCTCTTAGCTTGTTAAGTATAGAGCCCTTACCCGCAGGTCTAGCTTTTCTACGAACAGGATTGTCTTTTACTTCCAGTGTTTCTTCTTTTCTATTCTTCTCTTCTCTAAGAAGCCTTTCGTGATGCTTCTTAATGATGGGCTCAATAGGAGGGTTGATCTTCCAACCTCTGCCGTTTTGAAGACCAATGACTAAGTATCTATTGAAGTCGGGTGACTTGATGGCAGCTAGTACAGCTTCTTCGCTGTATCTTTTAGCAAGGGCTCTCGCCGCATTCATCTGCTTCATCCAAATCCAGTGATTAGGGTCGCCCTTGGTCCAGAATTTGTATCCTGGTTTCTCAAGGTTCATCCTCTCTGCCCTTCTAAGAACTAGATACTCTGCTACATAAGCCTCAAAAGTACAATGCTCACCCGTATGAATGTGCTTGTACTTGTACTTATCAGACTGCTCTTTCTGATACTCTTGATTGAACAGCTTCGGCTTTTCTTTAGCCATTGTTAGTCCTTGTTTTTAGGTTCCCATTCCCATCCGTAAATCCAGTACATCTTCTTCTTACTCCACCACGAGGGCTCATAATAAAAAGCAACACGTAGGTTTTTTCTGTTGTACCATCCGACCAGTTCTCTGTCTGCGTTGTTTGAACAAGCAAACCCCTTGTCGAAAAGGTGTACATCTTCAAAGGTCTTTTGATCTTCTACTGATAGGTATTCTACCAAAATTTCTTCTACTTCCATATCCACATAACCTCTCTAAAGCAGTTTTCAATACCGTCTTCAAATGAATCCATGACCTGAAAGGCGGGCAGTTGAATTGTTGTTTTTAATACCGAGTTGTTTAACACGGTTCCAATGGTCATCGTTTGTGTCGTTGCGACCCCAGGCGAACCCAGGGCTGACTTACTCAAATACAAACCATCGCCCTCTACGGGCTGTCTGTATACACTAGACCTATACCTAAGGCCCACTTCTTTTACTTTCAATTGCCTTTCTTTGCCCCGCTCAATGATCTTGTACCAATCATCGAATTCGTTAAAGAAATAAAGAGAGTCATCAGACAGAGTAACGACGATCCAGACCTTAGTCTTATCTTTTCGATACTCTGCCTTCCACTCTTCAAGGCTGCTTACAAGTCTGTGATCTTGACTGTGCATCTTTTTTGCCTTCTTGTTGATCCAGAGCTTCTCTTAAAGTCGTCACCACGCATGGTAGCGGCCTCTGTTGCTACTACGGCTCCACCCTTCTCAGGGTCTCCGTACCTAGCGAACTGTCCACCAGCCTTTGTCTTCATGATCTTAACATGTTCCACGTAGGTGTTGACGGTTTCTTCTGATCTCTCCAAGAACGCAGAAATAGCTTTTACGCTCTTGTGCATCCAGTTCTCATCGATATAGAACTTGTCTGCCTTACTCAGTGGTCCTGGTTTAGCCATTTAGGATACTCCTGTTTGCTCGCCAGTAGATAGGCTCTCTCTTGCTCTTTAGGAACTCAACATAGTCATTGAAGCAAGCTTCTGTGCATGTTTTGTAACTAAAGAAGTCCTTGAGGTTCTTATTTCTACGAGAAAAAGGACCAGCAGGGTTGTATAGGGAGCCATTATACAGGGCTAACGAATACTTGATAGACTCTGACCCATCACTGTTAGTGGTTACGGTCTTCTTTGCGAAGTAGGGCTCGCTCTCTAGTACTTCTTTGGCATCAATTCCAAAGTAAAGAGTCCCCTGCTTTCTTTGCTCGCCCACTACAAAGTTCTTCTCTTCTTGTCGTAGGGTCACTTCGGCAGTTGAAGGTTGTTGTGGTGCTGGAGTCAATTCTGGCTCCACAGTCTCCTTTGAATCTACAACAGGGCTTGGCCTTACAGGCTGTGCTGGTGTTGTAATTGCGTCAATAGAAGCTTCAACTGTCTTTTCTGTACTTTCTTGCATTAGTATTCTCCGTCGTCGTCGTAAAGGAAGGCGTCATCGTTATTATAGCCGGAATCGCCTTCGAGAGCCGATAAAACTCTGCCCAAAATGCCATTTCGTTGAATATCGCCGTAATTTAACTTGGACACGCCCACGCCCTTCACGCCCTCAAGACGCCCCATGCAAAAGGCTAGTCCACTCTGACCATGTAAATCGGTCTGGTTCGTATCTCCATTGATAAGAACCTTTGTGTTTTCGCCCATACGGGTGATGAACATCTTGATCTGATCGGAAGTACAGTTCTGTGCTTCGTCAAGGATCATGTAGGCGTTGTTAAAGGTCGCCCCTCTCATCAATTCCAAAGGCTCATATCTAATAGAGCCCTCGTTCATGAATTTGCCGTAGTTAACTTTCTGTAGGAACCACTTTAGGTTCTCTTCCATGGGAGCAAGGTGAGGCATTACCTTTTCACTGACATTGCCAGGGAGGGCACCAAGTTCTCGACCAGTACAGACTAGGGGTCTGGTAACAATGATCTGATCTACCTCTCCAGTGTACAGCTTGTTAGCTGCCATACCAGAGGCGATATAGGATTTACCACTACCTGCGGGACCAGAACAAAAGATGATATCATTCTCGACAATTGTGCGAATGTAATCCTTTTGATTCTTAGACTTGGCAGATAAGCCACGAGGCTTTTGTGAAACTTCCTTTTCTTGGTTTCTAGCTTTACGTCTTGTTGTCATGTTTACTCTCTGTTAGTGTCCACTTGAGCCGAACCCTTTTGCTCCACGATTGGAGTCAGATAGGGCTTCCGCCTCGATCAATTTGAATCTTGGCACTCCCTGAATCAAGATCTGTGCGATCCTGTCTCCTTTCTCAACCTTGTATAGTGGCGTCCCTTCCTCTCTGTGTGCCATTTGAAGACACACTTTGATTTCTCCACGATAGCCGCTGTCAATGACGCCAGCAAGCACATCAATGCCGTGCTTAGCAGATAGGCCAGAACGCGGCCAGATGAGCCCCACATAGCCCTCTGGGATCTCCATAGAGATATCGGTGCAAACTAGATTGGGGCCATCATACAGCACCACCTCTTTGCTTGCATAGAGGTCAAAGCCTGCATCTGATTCATTTGCCTTAGTGGGCAAAGTTGCCGTATCTGACAGTTTAATGACTGCCAGTGGTGCGGGTTCAAACACTTTGTCTACAAACCCATCTATTTTCTTATTTGCCCCTTCAAGAAAGCTATCGATCATCCCGTTGGAGTCGATCTTTCCATTTTTAATGAATCCGTCAAACATTCCTGTGTGCATATTTCCTGACATATTCTCTCCTACTTGTCGTCGTCTGTAAAGACTTCCAATGTGGCTTCGTAAATGTTAATAAGTTGTGGGCTCATGCCAAAACGTTTGGCGTTGTGTTTGATAGACTTTCTGATGTTACCATCGTTATGTCTTTCACTAGATGCCTTCCAGTCGCATAGCATTTCACTGTGGTCTAGCAAGCTCATGTTGTTGATGGAGCTTCTAAGGGAAGCAGCATAGTCTTTGAGTGTTGCTACCAACTCTGGCTGTGCTTCTTCATTTAATGTTTTAACATGCTCATCCACTAGGTCTGCTTCTTTGCTGTCTACCGAGGGCCAGTGTTCTGGGTGGTGTCGGTTCTTAGCATAGTGGTGATCCAGTGCAGGACCAAGCTTAGCTTTGCTCTCGTCATATTCTGGACTCCCGAATGTAAGTTGACTAAGAAGGGGAGTCATTTCTGTGAACAACTCAACCTCTGGACTCTCTAGTTTACTCTGATCGTGCTTCTCACCTCTTCTTATTAAAGAGCACACGAACCTATTAAGGTAATTCCTTACAGTTTCGATGTGTCTAAAGGTATGAAAGCTTGCTGCTTCTTCCTCTTGTGTTAAATTAGACATAACTTCTCCTAAGATAGTCTTCCGTCTTGACAGAACCCGGCTAGAGTCTCGCAAGTCAAACTCGACATTTGTTATATTGTAGCTAGTTGAGCGACTTTTGAACCGATAATTCTCGGTTTTTTTTCAAAATAATTTTATGGAAGCTTGTTAGTGGACAAAAAAAGGGGCTCGGTGTCGCTTTAGACACCAAGACCCCTTTCTCAATTCAAATAGATTAAACAGTGGTTTCTTCGTCGCCTTCTGGGGCTGTCACGTCTTCAACTACTGGTACAACATCGGTCTCTTCACCTAAGTTGTCAAGTTCACCTCCTTCGACAACCTCAACAGGCTCTTCATCTTTAACAGTTACAATCTCAAGAACTTCAATCCCAACAAACGACGCAGGGGCCGGTGCTGTTAGATCTCCAACTTGATAAGAAGCAGATACAGGATCGCTATCGAACACACCATCATTAGCAATCACTGTTTCCGTAATGCTTGTATTCTCAGGAACCTCAACTACAACTTCTGTCTCAGCAAAAGAAACTGTCTGCTCTAAGACCGTCTCTTGAGTACTCTCGTTAATCACAATGACGCTGTACTCAACAACATCGCTAGATGGGGACTTACCCCAATAAACTCTCAACTTTGCTTTCTTCATAGAACAACTCCATAAGTAAATGCCCACAACATGAGGGGGCTTGGGAGGGAACAACCCCTCGACTAAGTGCCGAGCTAGGTATCTTATTCGTCTAAACATGCTTACCTCTTAAAGAGAGACAATAACATAACGTATACAACGCCAACAATAGAACCAGAAATCCACAAGTTGGCATTTAGGTTTGAATCTTTTTTAAGTTCAGTGTAGGACTTTAAGTGACAATATGCGGCAAGAATACCACAAACTTGTCTAAAGAATATGTTAAACACAACGCCCATGTGGGCGATAGTTGGGTCTAGTTCTTGTCCTGATAGATAGGTGTGAGACCACGCAAATCCCCAGTACAGGTTGTTTACAACGCTTCCTAGGAAGGCGATAACAACGCCGATAATCAACCACTCCATAGGGTTACTTGGGCCTGCCTTAAATACTCTTAGTGCCTCTTTGCCCCAAATACACAACACCGCAACGGCAAACACCACAGTTGGAACGGTTAGGGCAAGAGAGATTAGTGCTGATATGTCATTAAACATCAAGTTTTTCTCCAGATAGTATCTCTAGTGTTCGTTTGTGTAGGTCTCGAATGCTACCTAAATTTTCCGCAGAGACTTCCATAAATCTATCTGTCACCTCCCTAGTCGTTTGACACTGCTCTTTGCAACTTTCTTCGTATGAAGACATTAAGGTTTGTACCGCCTTGGTCTTTTTTTGCTCGCCTTTATGAAGGACGTATACGGAAAAGAGCACTATTCCAACCATAATCACCACAGAAATCAATAATTCCATTAGTTCTCTCCCTTATCCAATTCAAGCCTATTACAAATCCTATTCATGAGACTCTTCAAGTCCTCTTTCCAAGACGCGTCGGCTATCATTTGTGTGGTCTTTGTCGTCTTTTCTTGGTCTTGTCTCTCTAGAATCTTTGTAATACACTCAATAGATTGTCTGGAAATGTCCCTGTTTTCTTCTTCTAGTCTTTTATTAGAAGCGGAAAGAGATTTCACCCATAGCATCAACACAATCAGAGCACCACCGGAGCCAGTAATTAAACTGACCCAGTAAGGATCTGCCGATGATGTTTCGGCTTCTGCGATTATGTAAAACATGATTGTACCTCATCTTATTATACACCAACTATGCGTACTGAGTTTGGCAAGCTCCCCCTGAACATGCCGTTGTTTCCTCTATTTTGGTATTATCCTCTTCTTCTACCATTCCTGAATAATCGATGTCCTTGTACTCTCTTTGAAGGTCACACCAGTATTTCCAATTATTTACGTCCTTTAGACAGTATGTCATCTTTTTGACATCACCATCGAAGTATCTTTCCGCAAACTGTTTAGACCTTCTAACCCAATCATGTTGACTCCAAAGCTTTTTATAGCCTTCTTCTGCTGCAAAAACAATGAATGGGGGCACATCTGCACCTTCTTCGATGCCATTTCTTAGCTCTTTAAGCTCTTTTTCTGCCTCTTCTAACTTACCATAGTCGACCTTCCTTACACCAAGGGCCGCTTCACAAGCACTCCAAAGGTTGCCCTCAAAGGCATGTAATCCATCGGTAATCATACCAGAAGCCATTACAGAAGCATCTCCGTACATAGTAACTAGCTCTCTGGGGGTATAGATCGCCGTAAAGGGGGCCTGTTGGTAGTCCTTGTCGCCACTAATGGACAACAGGCTGATACCAGCAAAGTACTCTCTATTGGCGTAAATATACTCAGTTACGTCTTCCCACTCATCGTCTTTAACAGTAATGGTGTTAGAAACATTGTGGGATAACCAAGGCCTAGTACATCTTTCTTCTACTTTACCTGCCTCTACCCAGTGCTGTTGTGTCGATTTGACATAATCTAGCAACTGAATAGCACCAATGTCATTCTTTGTCTTTGCTCCCTTAGGAACTTCTACACAAAATGCGATCACATTGTCTGTTCCGTTGGCTGACCAAACGGACTTTTCCACGGCCAAGGGGTTCGTTTTGGTAAAGAAGGCCAGTGGAGCCTCCAGGTAGTTGCTCTGAGTGCGTCGGATGTATCTTTTGGCATGGTGGGGGTGAATGCCGCTAGAAGTCCCTAGGACGCAACTGGTGGTCCCTGCGGGCTTCACGCAAGTTGCCCTTGCGGTTGGGTTAATCCCAATAGCTTTGGCAATACGCTTGTTTTCTTCTAGGATTACTCTTGCCCCTTCCTTTTGTACCTCTGGATCAAACAATACGTCTGGATTATCCATCATGCCAGTAACAGAAATACCAAGTAGGGCTTCTTTTTCTAGGATTCGCTTACTAACGTCTCCAAGGTAGCCCATGTCAGTATAGCCAGCCTGGGCAGTCCCAATGATGGCCCCAGCTTTGCAAGCACTATAGAACCTTTCTGGGGTGTTGCAATGCTTGCCGTTAATCTCACAAAGGTTACACTGCTTAGTTAATACGTTGTTGAATGTGCATTGGTTCTTTTCTTCTTCGTATACGCAATAGGTGGTGTGCAAGCCTTGTAGCTTTGTCACAGATTGAATAATTTGCCTTCTACCTTTACTTTTCGACCTAAGTTTGACTGCATTTGGTATTTGAAGATACCAAACTGAACGTCTCCTTTCTCCAATATTTGTAATTGAACCAGCTTCGGACATTAGGTTTACACTAGAATTAACCCCAACCTTGGTCAAAAGAAGTTGACAATCTCTAATTTTACTCTCTTCGCCGTATAGTCTACATCCATCATTGGCTTTTGATCCATCTGCGTCAATCCACCCACTAACAAACTCCAATATGCAATGTTCATCCCAGGTAAATACATCTCTAGGTAGCCCTTGAGAGTATTTGAGGTCACAACTAAATTTGTTATCTAGATCTGTAAAGGTTATATGAGCGTGTTCTAAAGCGTATTTTTCATTCGGGGGCTTAGTTTCACTCTGTTTTCCTCGTAGGTTTAGCTTAAAGTCGTCTCCAAATAGGGTTGCAAAAGGAGAATGATTAGGTCTAGCCGTCCCATCTCCTAAGACAAAACCATACTCATAGGCATACTCTTCCCACCTACCTCCAGGGTTTACACAATTAACCCTGGGCGTCGATATTTTATACTTTTCACCCGTCAGCAGGTCTTTAGTCTTAACAACCCTATATTCTTGTTCAAACCTGTTTTTAACTAGCCATTCGTGATTATCGGTACAGTCTAGATAAGACCCATCAGAAAGTTCTACTCTGTATAGTTCTCTATTTTCACCTGTCACAAATGGGTTTACGGTTTTCCAGGAGTCACCATTCCAAATTTTACAATCTTTACCTACGAGATTTTTGATGTTATCAATGCCGTCCTTGGTAATTAGTTTTGTATCTCCAGAAACACAAGCCTGCCATCCGCTTTCTCCGGTCTCTACGCATACTGGGTAGAAGCCAATCTCTACACAGGGATTTACCATTAAGTCTCTATGGTCTACCCAAACAAACCCAGGCTCTCCATACTGTTTAACGAATCCCATTAGAGTCTGGAATTCTTCAAATGTCGTTTCGCCTCTAACTAGCACAGCCGAATTGTTTGAACGTCCACGCTGTGGGTTGTCAATGAACCAGTTCCCAGTCTTGGCTTTCGCCATTTCTTCGTCATCTGGGCTGAATAAACAAATAGTAGCACTACGTCTGATACCACCAGAGATAACAGCATCGCTAGCGTGCATGATGATATCATAACAGTTGATTGACTTAAATCGAGTCTGTCCTGCGGCAAGGGCATCGGCAAAAATTAGTTTGATCTTATTGAGGGCTTTTTGTAAAGGTTCGGGGCCTGGAGCCTTCCCCCTGCCGCTACCAACCTTAGCACCTTCTGGTCTAATTTCTGAGAGATCAAATTCAACATTGTATCCCTCATACTCTGGGAAGTCTCCTCCCCCATAGACACTACTAATGAAAACCCCTAGTGTATCTGCCCAGCCCTCTATGGAGTCTTCTGCCGTAAAGACTTTAGTGTGTCGACCATCGTTGTCGTTCCATTTCTTTGAGAAGCTAGGTAGTCTATCAATATGATGGTCTTGTACTGAGAACCCAGTGCCACAGCCACACAAAAGAAGCCATAGGCACTCTTGAAAGAACCGTGACCTATCACAAAAACTGGCGATACAATTACCTGTTGGAGTTCCATTTGGTAATACGAAAGATTTTGTATTTTCTACTTCTAGACACCACGTCTCTTCTACTTTCCCGTTTTCAACCCCTATAAGCTTTGTATAGGCAGAAGTCTTGGTATTTGTTTGATCTTGGATTCTAAACCTAATAGTGAAAGGTCTAGTACCGAAGTTTGTTTCTTGTCCTGTTAAGTCGGTTTCTGATACGATAAAGACTCCAGCAACAGGGAAACACTTTCTAATAAACGCTATATGGTCCGCCTCTGACGACTGAATATAGTCACAAAAGCTACCGTTTTTATTGGTGTTCTTCGTACCGTCTGCCTGTAGATAGCCAGACACAAACGCCCTAATTAGCTCTGGAGAGTCTTTCTTTGGATCTGGGCTGGTCTTTTGGTATCTTCCAGTATAGCAAATAACATCCCCTCCTAAGGAATCAGAAGAAGATGACTTAAAACCACATCTAGTGAACCTGTCTTCAAAGTCAGAGTCTTTTCCGCCAAGCCTAACCATTGAGTAGTCTCCATTTATGATTCCGTCTCCATAGGTAAAACCATAACACCAATAGAGCCTTTCCTCTGGAGTAGCCTTCTCGTAATCAAACTCTTGAAAAGTGGGAACCTGTTTTAACAACTGGTCTCCCACCTTTAATCCATCTGTTATGGAGCCGTCTTTAAGTAACCACCTATGGTTTTCGGTAGCTTTTACCGAGAAGTAATTTGAAGACTTTTTGAAGTGTAGGGTATCAACCTTTGCTTTACCGTAGTTTTTAACGGTAGCGTTCTGCCAACTACCATCGTGAGACAGAACCTTTAGAATTTGACCATCAAAACATTCGCTAAAAGCTTTTACCCCTTCCGAGGTTACAAATTGTTGGGTCTTATCAAAACAATTATACATCTTAGCGTTATTCTTCTCGATGTCGATACCACCGAACTGTAGGGCACGCTGCGACCCTAATACAACCTTTTTCTTGGACTGCTCATAAGCCCACTTCAAGTCTTCTGAAATCTCTGGATACTTTCTTAGCTGCATATCCAGCACTCTATCTTGGGATTCTACCCAGGTCTCTCTTCTTTTTAGGTCCGGTCTGTAGTTAGCATACTTGGACGTAAATGTGTAATCTTGTAGAGCCTTAATTGACATATTTTCCTCATTGAATTTTACTTTGTTTCGGTGTGTAGACAAAATAAGGCACCGCTCCGTTCAAGGCGGCACCTTTTCTGTTATTTGAATTTAGGGGTTTTACTCATCAAAGAACTTGCTCATGACCCACTTCACGATCACTTGAACAAGAATTTGAAACGCCACTGCTGCAAGTAAGGCACCCAGGAAGCCATGTTCTTCTTCTCTAGCCTTGTATAAACCTGCCTCAATAAAGGCAGAACACTCTCTTCTTCTCTTCCACTTGCTAAAAATGTTAAGACCGCAGCCATCACAGCTTGCCATCTTACTCCAATCTTCTAGGAAGTCTACTGCTCTTCCCGCTACCGCACTTTCGTTTGGATCACTTCCGAACTCTTTTTCAGCCTTTGACCTAATGCCTTCAAACTTACTCATCACTCTCTCCACCTAAGGACCACGCGATAGCACTAAACCTTTCTGTCAGTGCCAATTTCTTCTCGTCTGTCAAAGGTGTATCAAACTCGCCCAGCACAGACTCCATAGCTTCCACTACAAGGGAACCAACTTCGCCCCCATAGTTGTCTTTCAGTTTCTTTCCGAATACCTCTTTGCTAACAGATGAATAAATCTGTAGGACAGATTGTCCCTTAGCTTCGTACTGGGAAATCCTATCTGAAAACTCTTCGTTGAAAATGGCGAAAGACTCTTGGTCTTGCTTCTCTGTAATAGTTTCACGCCATGGTGTAACCAAGGTAATCATTTCGTCACTAGGTCTTTCAATCTCCATCACTTGTCTAATAGACGGTTCTGGAGTAACGATGACCGAGACAAGGCCCTTTTCAATCAAAGGGATAGAGCAACCTAGGATTATTATAGCTGTTCCGAGGATAATTCTCAATCGCTTTTTCATAATTACTCTCCTTTTTCTGCGGGAGCAATAATGCCGTCAATAGAGGCAACACTCTCATCTTTGTCGTCTTCATTTAGATCGTTGCAATACTCATCAACCATCTTGTTAAGCAAAGACTTCATGTCCTCTGCGGACTCTTGCATTCCATTGTCAACAAGAACATTTACAAAGTCTTCCCATTCTGAAACGATATGGGCAAGCTTAGATCTTGCTGGCTTAACTGGTGCAACAGGAACCACTTCTACTTCAACCTCAGGCGTTGGACCCGATGGCATAGGCATTACTGGTGGTAATTTGTCAACTGCTTCCTTGCCCTTAAACATCTCCGTAATAGAATCGTATCCGAAGATCACTGGAACAAGTAAAACTAGTCCAATAACAACGCACACTCCTACTAAAATTGGTGTAATCATTATCTCTTTTCCTCAAAGTCGTATGTGTCGATTAAAAACTGTACGTCCATGTCTTTGATTCCAAATCTTCGACTAACGACAACATTGTCTTTAATCTCAACGAAGACAGGGATACTTTTGTTGCCCTCTCTAAGTCCTACATAGAAATCAGTAACGAGTGGATCGTCAATGTCAAGCACTCTAAAATCAGCACTTGCGATTTTCGAGAACTCTAAGCCCTCTACTTTCTTTTCGTATTCTTTAAGAGTCGTAGATTTGAACCGCTTACAAGGTCCGCACCATTCAGCAGAGAACATAATAACTTGATAAACAGTGTTGTCTACAGTATTTTTCTCTCTTTCTTTTCTAACAAACTCTTTCAATGGCTCTGCATCGCTAATAGCCTCAGCTACCACTGGCTCTTTTGTGAGTGTCTTCTCGTGACACTTACAGTTTTCACCACATGGGCAAGTTCCAGCCGCAGCTTGTTCTGGAGTACAGGTACAACCAACGGCCTTTTCTCTTTCTTTCATTAGCTCTTCCAAACCCTCTCTAAGAATAGGTGCGTCAATGACGACCTCCTTATCAAGTTCTAGTTGCATTTGAGCCATTCTTTCTTCAATTGCGGCAATTCTGTCATCAGAAGATCTATTGCCGTGATACTTACAGTAAAGCTTTACCGCTCCACCGTCAGTAGGCATTAACCCAGTTCCCTTGCAAGCACAAATCTTTGGATCTGGGTCCATTCTTTGAACTTCGTCGATCACTACCTTTTTAATGAACTCTTTTTCAGCCCTATTAAAAGCAGTTACGACAAGAGGATAGTATTCAGTGTAAGTACTATTCACAAGTCCAGTATCTACCTCAACAACTGCCGCTGGAGTTTGATCCCCAGGAACAAATGCTGTGTAGGAAGTCGCCCCTAGCATTACCACTAGGGCAAAAATCAATACATTCTTCATTATAGTACCTCTGTGATAATCGAGTAGTCAAGCTTTCTAGGCTTAAATCCGTCGATATTGCTGAATACAAACGAGCCATCTGCCCCAAGCATTCTCTTGGCAACGCTTTCGCGAATCCAGAAACTACCTTCGGGTTGCCCCAATCTCAAAGGACCGCTATTCCAAATGCCCCAAGAGTTTTGAACCAAGAAGAGGGTCTCGTTAAAAATCTCTCTACTGTCGTCACAACCAATCCAGGCCATAGCGTGTGCCCACGAACCCTTAGGGCTCGCGATGCCGCTCTTGTCTCGGCTACTACCGAAACCCTGACTCGAACAAACTGAGATAGCATAGCCATTAGCTAGTGCGTCTCTAGCGGCCTCTACGGTGTGAACCATACTGACCGTCTTAACTTGATGCTTAGAAGCCTCAGTAAGAACATCTCTAGGTACGCCTCTACCACCCCATCCCATGCCAACATTTACGTTGTACTTAGATAGGTCAGCAAAGCTGTACTTCTTTCTTACTAGAATGCCTCCGCTTGTAGATACAAATCTAGCAGCAGCACTACAGGACATACCTTGTCCTCTGTGGCCCCTAGCTCCATAAATACCCTCTGTGGCACTTCGGCCCACAAAGTCTTCTGCTTCTCCGTTATCAATCTCTACTGCTCGACTAATGTCTACAGCATTTCTTGTAGCGTGAGATACGCAGTTGTGAGAAATAACACCATTAGCTAAAAAACAATGGTCTTCGTGTTCAACGCCTATATCATAAACTTCGTGTGATCCTGCTTCAAGCTCTGTAGAACTAACTAAAATATGCAGTAAACCATCTTCTACATAAGAATAATTTTTCTTCTTCTCAAAAATACAAGAAACTCTATAACTAACACTAGAAGTTTCATAAGACCCATTTTTAGACCTATGAAAAATATTGATAGTTGGTCTATATCCAAGCTTTAGGTAAGAATAATAAACTCCATAAGCTAAAGATACAGATTTAGAATCAAACGTTTCTTTTCCAGGTTTTCTGAAACCGTCAGAGTCTATCAATCCGCATAAAATCTCAGTGTTGCCAATTGCTCCAAGGGGAAAAACCTTGTCTTTATCTTGATTATAAGCAATCGCTCTAAGAGGTTCAGCTAAACCTGGGCACCAACACCTAAACCTAAACGCTGTGGTGTCTTTGCCTTTGTAGTTGCACCTTCTGACTCTAAAACCAAAATCTTCTAGCAAATCTTTACAGGTTCTATAATAATCTTCCTGGTGCTCTGCGAAGGTTATTTCTATTTGTTTTGTATCGCACCACCCGTCACCCAAAAAATAACCCAAAAACCAATCAAAATCTTTATGACTTGAAAAGGGAGAGAGGTTAAACTTTTCACCATCTAGCAAACTAGCTGGGGTAACTAAATAGTCTCCCTTTTCAATGTGTTTGGCCTCTATAAGAGATCTGTTTCCATCTCTTGAAACCATAACTTCATGGTCTTCTGTTACAATTAGCGGTACAGACTCCTTCGTCTTTATTTTTACAAGGCTTTTTTGGGAAATTTGCTTTTTTGTGCTAATTACCCTGGTTAAATCGCCATCTGGACCAAATATCATATCTCCTATCTTGACCTTTTCTATAGTCTTGGTCTCTTCTCCAATAACTATTGTGCCCTTTGCGTAACAGTCACCTGTCTTTTGTGCTTCTGCTGGCCCAAATCCTGGGTCATACTTCAACAGGGACTTGAAAGGAAGACTAATCTTCCCTTCACCAGTCCCGTACAAGTTATGAGCAGCAACACTGAATAATGGGTGCTTTAGTTCACCCAACAGTGCGTCCAATTCTTCTTTGTCACAATACGAACCGACTAAACCTTGTTCGTATGCTTTCTCAATAGTCTGAGGACTTTCAAAATGATTACTCATGTGTTGCTCTCCGTTGTTTACTCGTTATCTTCTGTTTGATCTTCGTTCCCGAATGTTGTGTCCTTGATCCAACGGATCGCAGTATTCAGGGCCATTGTCACCATTGGGATAACAATTAACAGGTTCTCACCCATCTCAATGTTACCAATGTTGTCAACGACGAAGGTCAAAACAGCAGCCAAACCAACCATGATTGCATTCTTGAGTACGTCCATTAGGTCCGTATTGTTGAACTTGAATCTTGGAGATCCCTTTTTCTTTTCATCTGCCATCTTATCACCTTTATTGTGTGAGGTTAACTAAAAACGAAGCTTACAGAGTGCCTGATCCGTCGTTGTAGCTTCTTGTGTCTACTCCTTCCATGTCTCTAAATCGAGCATTAACAGGTTGTGGGGCACCAGTTCTGTAGGTTAATTCACCTGGGAACTGTCTGTTGTACTCAACCGCTTGGTCGAAGCCTTCTTCGCCAGCTTCCGTAGTAGCAGCGAACTTGTACTCTTTGCCTTCGTTAGCATCTGCGACTTTACCTGGAACTCTTTCGACACCAGGAAGAATTGGGTAAACCCATTGTTGCTTCCCTTGCATCGTTGTTCCAACGTGAGTGTTACGCTTGTAACGAGAAACCCCTGCTACGTCTGAGGCTGGGGTTTGTAGGTTCGACGGCTCACCATTGATGGTGGCATCCAGACCGATAGCGATAACGTTTTGATCGCTGTAAGCGTACTGTTGGGCGAACCCACCAGCACTATCTGGATTAGCCTCAATCAGACCATTAGGATCTGTGAGGTCGTCGCTAGTAGCCTCAGCCTTAACTAGCTGGGAACCATATTTGCCCTGAAAGCCGAGATCCTTGATCTCTAGGCTGTTGGTGATTTTAGAGTCTTCGTGGATGTTACCACCTTGGATAACTGTACCACCATCGTTGTTAGCTACTTGTGAGCCACTAGAACCTTTTGCACCTTGTACGGCCATGTTTTTTCTCCGAAAATGTAGAATTTGTGTTTATCATAATTCCAATTCCGCAAAAGATCCTAGTTTCCTATCTAATTATACACTATTCCAATCGTGCTTTCAAAGATTTTAGTGCCCTTTTCTTTCGGATAGCAATGATCTGCTTACTAACTCCGACCTTCTCAGCTAGTTCTTTGATCGTTAGACCATTGAAGTATAGCTCTTCGATAACGTCACCATGTTTGATGCGTGAAATCTCATCTCTCATCTCGAAACTATCGATAGCGGCAGAATCAACACCAATGTTGTCGTGTATTGGCTCTTCTTGTTTCTTTCCTACCATCACAAACTTCACAGCCGTCTTGCACTCAAGCTGTACCCCTCGATAGAGAAAGCTTGTAAACTTGGGAGCCTCTTTCTTGTTGCGTCTGGGGGCCTCCACGTCGTATCTGCTGAGTGCTTTCCACAACGCGGTAAGTTTGCACGATTCGATTTCGTCGTAGCTCAGTAGCCCAAAGAAACGCCTGGAGGCCTTGGCCATGATCTTTTGATAGTCTTGATTTTCAATCGCCACAAGCATGTCGTCATTGCTAATATCATTCATTGTTGGTAACTCCTAGATCCTGTTGTAGATTTGCTCTAACGTCCTTTAGTGTGAATGCCTTGCCCAACCCGATGAGGAATCTATACTTGCTCAAAATTTCCAAGTACTCAATCCCTTCTGTCTTATTCAGCTTCATAACCAATTCATTAGTGATTGGAAAATTACAGTGTGCCAACCAGCACTCAAAGTTGGTTGTGAGTTTAATTCCCTCAAGTAAGTCCTCAGTAACTGGGAATTGCATTACTGCGTACTGCTCGTCGTTCTCTTGTTCTTCCTCGAACTCTTCTACAAAATCGTCCTTCTCTACCGCTTCTTTTGGTTTAATGAAGCTGCCAGTCATCAATAACTTGGAGATACTAATATGCTTATTGACATAATGCTCAAACTTCTCCCACATGATAAACTTATCTTTACTCATTTCTGTCCCTCTTAGATAATTCCAATGGCGTGATGTAAGGATCGCCCATGTTAGATTCAAATTCTGCCTTCTGCTCTTCTATCTTCTGCATAAAGTATGCGAAATCCATTTCTCTGTCTGCTATCGCAAAGTCCTGTTGTACCTTGTTTAGCACTAGGTAAAAGAACTGTGGGTGAGACATTGGGGCGATTAGCTTAGCTAGAGACTCTAAGTTGTCTGTAGAAAAGTCGTCCACCTCTGTTGTCAGGTGCGGAGAGTCATTGTCTCCATTAAGAATTGAGTAGACAAAGGAAGCGTTAACAACCGGCTCATCTGCTGGTTCTTGCTCTTCTGAACAAATAGCTTCTACTCCCGGCTCTGTCTCTTCATCCGCAGCCTTTGCTGCCACAAGTTGTGCCTCTAGTTGTGCCTGTTCTACTGCTGTCCTAAAAATCTCTAAAGCTGTCGATTGCATCGATTATCTCCGTTGTTGTGTTTTTCCAAGTAAATTTCTTACCAGTGTTAATTCCTTCTATATTTGTAGGCTTCTTTACGTGTACGTCTCGCATGTGTCTAGCAGTTTGCGTCACTTGCTCTGCTCCTAGCTTAGCCCATCGTCCCTGTCCGTGAAACCAAATGTTGTCTACTGCTGTTTCAAGTTCATCAATCTCTACCAACAGGCTGTTGTCACTATTACAAAACTCTGTATGTCCTGAATAGTTAGTTGCTATCACGGGTTTTCCAAGTGACATCATTTCCAGAAGCTCAAGATTCCAACCTTCCGCCCTTGAAATAAATACACCACAATCCATCGAATTCATGGTTTTTAAAACTTCTTGATGCGAATCTACCCTAGGTAAGAATCGAACTTTGTGCCCCAGTTCTGACCCTAAGTACTTATTCTCCCAGGCTTTGTGTTGTTTGGCATTTAAGAAAGGATTAGTACACATCATGTGTAACTCTACGTCATCGTGATCCTTAAAAGCTAAGTTGAACGCTTCGATGACGGCGTCATGTCCCTTCCGAATCTCCCACTTGCCACAAGTAAAGAACTTAGTGGGGCCGCTGGTTGGTTTGCTCTCTATGTCGTAAGTTTGAACACCCAGGGGTATGACGCTAACTTTGTTGTCGCCGACCATGTAAGAAGAGTTGTCAAGCTCTTTTAATATGATACTCTTGGCCCATCCTGAGCACACAAAGATGTGATCTAAATTACAAAGGTGATGCTTCTCTTGTTTCGTAAAAGTATCAAGTTCAAAGATAGGAAACCCAATCTTCTTGCCATTGCCAACAAACTGAGACATATCATGTTGATGCCAGAGTCTAATACAGGGGGCATTGAAGTTGGGGGTTTTGGCTAGGTTGATTGAGTTTTGAATTGTCTCAAACCTACTCTTCACATCTTCCATCCTAATCTGACCAACAGGAAAGAGGGCGACATCGTACTGCGTGAACCTGGACAACGCATGTAGAATGTTTTGCCCTACTTGCCCATACCCAAGCTGATTCATTGGGGCGATTAGATTAAGATCCATTGATTTCCTCGATTGTTAAGATGATGCCACCTCTCGTATCTGATAGAGACTCTTTTTGTATTTGAAGTTCCTCTATGCTTTCTTTTAGTAGCGAGATTTGTTCTTCTATGACCTGCTCAGCAAGACTGATGTCTTTCTTTGCATTTTCTAGGAACATTAGAGCCCTTTTCTTATTCATTGTTCGTCTTCTCCAAAGGGATTTGTGAATACTGGTGATCCGCATAGGAGACCACCATACTTGGATTGAAGAGAATGTCCCATCCTTTTTCTTTCATTTGCCTATGCAAAACTACGTGGTCTGCGTCTACTGATCTTGCGTCCCAGAGTTTAACGCCATAGTTAACATCTTTGAACGCTTCTTTCTTATAGAGCCCAAGGCCATTAAAGTTAGAATTCACAAAGGCAACATTGTCCCCAGGCTTCTGGTTGATAAAGTTGTATCTTCCAGTCTCATGCTTTGGCTGAGCCTTGTCCTCTCCGTGTGGTCTGAACACAAAGCAGTCATACATCAAGTACTTAGAAGGGTGAACCGCTTCTAATGGGTTTTTATTGATACAGTCGGCCAAAACTCCGTATGCCGTGACGGCACCGTTGGTCGGCCTATTCTCAAGGACCGCCAGGGCGTGCAGGAAGCCATTGTAAGACCATCCGCCCCATAGGTCGAGATCTAACACACACACGAAGTCAGCGTCGTGATACTCGATCTCAGATAGGTACATGTTGCGACAGTCTGCTAGGACTTTACACCTGTTGTAATGTACAGGGTCTTCGCCAGCTTGCAACATTGTGTCGTAGTTTTTGTCACTACGTGTGTCGGAAATATAGTCTAGTTTTTCCGACCTGTACCTTTTGAGAATATCCACGGTATCGTCGGTGGAATCGTTCTCATAGATAAAGATATGGTGATCTTTGAAGTATTGGGCTGTGTACTGCATCCTTAGGATGTTACGTTCTAGCCTATCGCCAACGTTGCGACAGATGCCGCAGAAAAGAATCTTCTTACCTTTTGCTATTTGGTATCCAGCACTAACGGTCTTCTTGTAAAGTTCCTCGTCGTTGATTTCAAATAGCTGATCTGGAAACATTAGTCCTTTGTTCATACTCACTCCAGTCGTCAAACGACAGAAGGCTACGGTGTTACCCATAACCTATCGACGTTTAGTTTGTTTTTTAAGTCTAGCTCTTTGAGTACACCACGGTGATGAACTGCTCAACGCTGTCTATCTTTTGAGATCCTAAGATTGAAGCGGCTGTTTTCTTAGAAGAGGCTGACTTCTCGCCAAGAACAACAAGGGCTTGGACACAGTCCTCATAAAGAGGGTGGTCTTTGCCACTAGGTGCTGGCTTAGCTTTGACTTTTAGCCTTGGCTTTTCTGTCTTAACCTGTAGGGCTAATCGAGGATTAGCCTTTGGCCTGACTACACGCCGAGGGGTTGGACTTATTGTCGCAATCTCGATCATGTAGTCTTTACTTGGTCGCTGTACCTCCTGATCCCCAAAAATCCACTTGGAGACCAAGAGAATAACGAAAAGGCAAGAAAATAGGAAAATACCAATCATGGTCTGTCTTTCGGGTTTGAGTTGCCCCCATTATACAGCACGATCCATTCTTGTCAACCCCTAAAATTACCCTCTTACCGTTTTTATTGCACAACGGATCGAGCAGAAGAGCATTCTTCCGTTCTTGCTCTCGTGACACTCGAAGCACTTATCAAAGATAAGACTGTAGTTCAGGTTGGCTAAGGCCTTTAACTGGCCCCAGACTTCTTTCATCTTTTCCATAGGATATCTCCATGTTAGAGTAGTTACTACTCTATTATACCCTATTTCTCGCTCTGCTTCTTAGCCTCTAGCCACCCAGCCTTCCACTCTCTCGCCCTAAAGCGAAGTAGTGGAGACTTTTTAATCGAATCTCCAGCTTCAAAAGCTTTGTATCCCTTCGCGAAGTCACTAGAGTAATTCTTTAGAATACCCATCTCAACTTCGTGAAGCTTACCAAAGCCGTCACAGCGAGGGCAGTGGACTGATTCCTTCTCTATGTCTATCAGACCATCGCCGCAGCACTCTGGACACTCTACCATCCCTAATTGAATAGGAACTGGAACTGGGACCACCTCTGTATCCGACTGGTTCGCAGGGTTGCAACCAGTCAACATAAGAGCCATGAGTAACATCAATAGGATTTTCTTCATTGTCTTCTCCATATATGGAAGTTATTGCTAAATCAACACATCTTTCCTTATAGTAGCGAGAAGACTCTAAAGCGGTCCACTTGCCATCCTCATAAACCTGGACCATTACTCTGCCGGGGCTGCGTTCTTAGGTCCAAGCTGGATATCATTGGCGATGACAGAAACAGAGTCACGCTTGACTCCATCCTTCTCATAAGTGTCAATGTCCAACCGTCCAGTGACGCCGATCAACTTACCCTTCGTAAGATGCTCAGCCAGGACTTCCGCCTGTCTACCGAAAACCACGACGTTCAAGAACATAGTCTTATCCTCTTTTCGTCTGTCATTGACGGCCAATCTAAAGTTACAAATTTGAGTCCCCGTTTGGGTCTCCTTTAGCTCTGAGTCAGCGGTCAATCTTCCGGTCAGTGTTACAACATTCAAATTCATTTCAATTTCCTCATTTCGGATACTGGTACTACAAAGTTGTTAGGCAGACGTTGCCCATACTTTTTCTCTTTCTTCTTCTTGTCAAACATATAACGTGTTATAGTTCCAAGAATTTCTACTTCCTTATTCTTCATGTCGAACCTAGCAAGAACGTACTTGTTAGGAACTTTCCTTTCCTCGTACTCTTTTTGGGTGATTTTTAATTCAGGTTCACCATAACCCATATAGGTGATTGTTTTGACCTCAATGCCTTTGAAGTCTTCACCACCGTCTCTCACATCGTAGATTTCTTCATCTGCTGACTCACCACTATACTGAGACCAAGCGTATTCGCCTACTAGTCCAAGGAAGTGAGGCATGTATTGTTTGTCGATCTTGAACAAATCCTCGAAAGACTCGTCCTTGTCTTTTGGCATGATACGACCCTTGTTTCTAAACGAAGAGTGCTTAGCGTCATGACGCTTCTTAGCTAGATCAAAAAGATACTTCAATTCAGCTTTCTTTAGTTTGATCTTCATTAGCTATCACTACCTCCCTACAAATGTTGATAAATTCTTCGTCAGTCTTATTATTTTTCATCTTGTTAATATCCTTATCTACCCATTGAACATTATCCTTAGTATACCCTTTATTAGAGTCTATTCTATCTAAGGAAGCATTTCCTCTTTTAGTTCTATCTTTCTGATACCCCTTTGAGTGAAATCTTAGTGCTTTCTTGCTTAATTTGCAAAATCCGTCAAAAATAGACTCTAAATAGTCTATTGATACATCAAACAGAATGTTTCTTTTGATGGCGTTTTGCTTTATACTGTTTATGAATGACTGGGGTATTAAGTTTCCTTTGACTATGTACTTGGAAATAAATCCATTTTTATGTTTGCCTGCTCGAAAATCTCTGATGCCTGCTTAAAAGAATCTTGCCATCTTTCAACATCACTTTCATAGGAAACCACGCGAACAACAGAAAATCCCCTGATAACCTTAGCACAAGCCCCGCAGGGCTGGAACGGCCAAGTGTAAATGGTTAGGTCGGACAAGTTGGCGTTACCAAGATGATAGAGGGCATTTTCTTCTGCGTGTGTGATGTGTTGTATTTTGAAATCTCTGTTTTCTATCTTTGAATCGTCAAAACCCCTAGGAAAACCATTATATCCAGTGGATAAAACCCTGTTCTCAGAAGTAACCACTGCCCCAACTTTTGTGCTGGGGTCTTTTGACCAAGTACTAACCTCTTTAGCAAGCTTTAAAAATCTAAGATCCCACTTCTTTTGTCTTGTGGCTACTTCTTTTTTCATTGCCAAGACCTTATCAGCTAACGCCCCCTTCATGCTTCTCCTCCACAGTCTTCTCGTTGGATGTCGTCTGACAATTCTGTCCAATATATTTCATAAACAACAGACTTGTCATCACACCCTATAAATCTGTGATACTCACCAGGAGGAACAGAACAAGAGTCTCCAGCAATCATCGACGTGTCATCTACCAAGTCGTATTCATTCTTCCACCTTCTAAGCAAAATTTGTCCAGACTCAACAAAAAACATATTGTGCGTATGTAGGTGACTATGCTTAGAACACTGATAGCCTCCATCTATAACGACTCTGCTGATCTTTACGTTGTTCTTGTTGAACAGGTCACAGGTTTTACCCCAGATCTTTCCTTCTATTAGCATTTTGTCTCCGTCAGGTATAGCACTTGATTTTCGTGAATAGGAATAGACCTAGCGACAACCAGACCTCTTTTTTCTATAAAGCTAAACCAGTCTTCAAAGTTTTTTTTGTTTATGTGTAGATCAACCCCTTCGTACTCACTTACGCTGTTGTTAATAGAAATTGCTTGTCTACCTACTCTGCGAAAATTTTCAAAGAGACCCTCTAAATCTTCGTCTAAGAGGTGCTCTATGACATCAATACAAACAACAGACCGAAAATCCGTCAACTCTATTGGTTTTGTAATATCAGCAATCACCATTTTACTACCAAGGTCTATCTGGTCATACCCTTTACAGTCTAGTTCTTTTTCTCTAAGAGCTAGGACTGTATGCCCTCTACCGCAACCAAGGTCTGCCACTGGAGCAATTAGGTAATCAATATAGTAGGGGATGAGCCTTACGCCTGGACAGCGGCCAACATTCGCATTGCCGTACCAAGAGGACTCTTCATAGATCTTTTGATAGTCATAAATCATAAGGCAAATAGCTCGAAGCGTCTCATTTTAACTGGGTTAACATTGATAACTTGGATGTGTGGATAGTGTTGTGTCAGCCACTTCTCCATCAAGGTCCAAGACTCTAAAATTTTGTTTGAATGATTTATAACCCAAGGGGGCACAGTCTCAGTATGGAAGCTACCACGAGTATAATCACAGTCTTGACCGACTAGGTAGATTCTTTGAACCCCAGAGTATGCAGCAAACTGTATCATTTCAAAGGTAATGCTGTAACAATCATACAGAGGGGGTATCTCTTCAACAGCGAGGGGCAACAAGCAAGAAGGATTAAAAAGACAAGGATAATAGACGCCGTCTAGTCCCTTGGGTATCTTACGAAACGTAGCCTTATAAAGAGGGTCTCTGTAGAAGTTCTGTCTCGTGGCTTTGTATGCTTTGTACTTATTAGGATCAGAATTGTAACCTCTTCTCTTGTTTCCGGCATCTCCGATGAAATAATAATCCATTCTCCTAGGGAAGTGGATAATCTCATTACATCCGATAGTAATTTTGTCGTGAAGTAATAAGCCAAGAACCTTCTCAGACAATCCATTTATTGAAGGGCCGGAGCCCATAACTACAGCCTCCTGCCCGTAGTGTTCATATTTGTAGTCTTCAAGCTTCATAGTTGTGAGCAACCTTATTGTAAGCTTCCCGCATTAGTCTTTGTCTTTTTGGCTTATCTAGTTGGTAGTTATTGCCAGTAAAGTGCCAAACAAAAGAGCTATTAAGATAAGAAGTATCTCCTTCTTCATAGTTGAACCCCAGCATGTCGTTCCAGATTTTTGGCAAGTAGTTGATACCTGTTCCAATTTCTTTCCAAGCGAGAATGTTGAGAGGCGTCTGCTCCCAAGAGCTAGTATTATGCTTCTGCGAATACTCGAAGAAGCTTCTTAACTGAGATCTTAGTCTCCAATATTGGTGATTATCTATCACCATGACGCCAGCGTTGAAATAGTTCTCTGGAGGCATATCTACATGGAAGTGCTTCCTCCACTGATTGAGATGCGGGATAGCACCGTAGTTCAAGGGAGAAGAGTCTTTGACAACATTGATGCTTGAAGTAGCGACCTCGAAAATGTTAGGGGCGTTCCACCTAACCATCGTATCTGCATCTACGATCAAAAGCTTGCTGTCTCGATCCATAGCTCCTAACCATTGGCAGTGCCAGGGATACCAAGAGCCATTCACATCTTTGCCAACTCTTTCGTCTCTTTCTGTTTGGACCTGTAGATGAACACCGATCCTATCAGCATATCTCTTCCACGTTTCGATCCCTAGAGGAAAATCTTCTGCAAACCCGTCTAGGGCCGAAATGTAGATAATGTTAGCCATTGATTCCTAAGTCCTTGTAAGCTTCTTCTTTATTAGCGTATTTCTTAATCGTCTTCCAGTAACTAGAGTCAGACTTAAACCATCCGCTCTTTTGGTACTCAAAGACCCAAAGTGTGGCACCACTTCTCGAAGCCGTGATGAGGGCAGCTTTGCCATCCGCATCCCCAGACCAAGTAATAGTGCCCCACATGCCATTGTCGTGTTCGGTAATTCTCATGATAAATCTCCATTAGTGTAGTAAGTTACCTAAGTAATTATACACTTTTATCGAAGACAATTAACAACTTGATGGCCACGCATACCCATCGCTGCCATTGTCGAGTGCAGCCTCTAATGCGGCATCCAAAATCAAATGAATAGGAGTGGTCCCATCCTCTTGCTCTTCCGTTAATTCCTTAACAACGTCTTTTGCCAACGACACCTCATCTGCAACTCGTACATAAGGCAGATCTCTGTCATCCTTCATACTTGGAATGTGTTGCACCATCCATGCAAGATGTGTCTTGCCAACCCTTATAACTATTTCACCACTGTCTTCTTCATAGAAGCATTCAACCATTTTACTTGACATAAGAATATTTTTTACCCCTTACTTTCCATTATCTGATGACTATCACTAGATTATTCTTAGAAAAATCCATTATCCACTTGCCACACCTCTAAACCCAATGCTCGGTAATGCCAGCAGATCTGTGCCCTATCGTCAATCGCGTACTTTACATTGAACCTTGGGAGAATCTCATTTCTGAGCAATTCTTCCTTGATATCGCAGTCAGGACGCGTATCGTCTGGAGTGCGGATGAAGATTTCACACAGACCTTCTCTAAAAACTTCACAACTAGGAAAGACTTCTTTAACGATCCAGCTTTTGGTTTCTTTAAGGGCTATTCCATCTCTACCTGTTAAGAAGATAACTTTGGGGCAACCTCTTTTCCCAGTAAGCTTATCGTGAACCAGAGATTGCACAAAAGACACGACATTAGGCTTTGGTCTATCATTCCCAACTTTGTCCCAGTCATAAGGCATACGGCCCCACTTCTCACCCTTCCCCATATCGGCGATGGTTCCATCAACGTCTACAATCACACACTCAGGCAGGCCCTCAGTAGGAGTTATGACGCGACCCTGGATCTCAAGCTGCTTGCGAAACATATCGTGAATAACGACCTCTGGAACAGAGTATGCCCTATTCAGGTTACGCTCAATCAACCTGTGAAGAGGAACGCCGAAGAATTGCTTGAAGACAACTCTAAAGCCCAGTTTCTCAGCCTTGGCCTTGGTTTGAGCTAGGTACTTACTATTGAGGTTTGTGTTATCGTCAACAACCGAAACTCCATTGAAGGCCGCGTCTCGAAGGTCTTCATCCAGTGCTAGAGTAACCCTAGTTTCCTTTGCCTTTGTGAACTTGTACTCTGACCATTGGCCAAAGTCAAACAATGTACGACGCATATCGTCCCTGTTGAGACGAACCCCCTTTTGCTTACTTGCCCAGGTGGACTTTCCGCTGGCTGGACACCCCATTAGTATTGTGTAAGTTGGTCGTGAGTCTTCTTTAAGTGCCATGTTAGATCCTGTAAACTAAGCCTTCTTGTGAGTGAACTATGTCGTTGGGTAGTCTGTCCCTTACCATCGAAATGGCTTGGTAGTCGCCAAGTTCCTTGTTTCTTAGAAAGTACAATAATATAGCACTATACCTACCATCAGAAGTAGGGCGATTGAAATTGTTTACTATCTCCATACGATCTTTCTGATGTGAAGATCCCGATTGTAGCCACATCATAGATCCATAAAGAATTTGACCAATAACAACACAACCCCAACGACCCCAGAGCAAACGCCTATAAAATACAAATATCTAATAGGTAAAAGATACTGAAGTCCTCCTTGCCTACTAGTGGCCCAGAGTCTAATGAGACAAAACAAAGAAAGAATACATAAGACAGAAGCTCCTAAACAGATAAGTATAGCTGTGTTCATAATTGGTTCTCTGTGACAATCTTGCAGAATTGAATTAGTTCTTCGTCTGTAAATGTGTTCCTGGCATAGTTAGCCATCACAGATATAAATCTAATGTTTCCAATTTCGTACCCTTTGGAATTGTCTATCCTGTCTAGGGAAGCGTCGTATGGAGTAGCCCCTAGGCCGCTAGTAGAATTGGTTTTTAGTACCATCCTATAGCCAGTAAAAGGACAAATACCCAACTGCTTTTCCCACTGTTCTTTAAGATTTTGAAGCGTGACTTCGCAACGCTTTCTACCCTTGTTATTGATTTTCTTAAAGGTGTGTCTGAATGGAGTGTATTCGTCAATCCTGTTCTTAGGGTCTAAATGATTCCACTTATGATTTTCCAAGCACTTTGGCGACTGTAGATTTTTCTTTGTTATTTTGGCAGCACACTTGCTGTCGCAGTAATTGTTTCTTCCCACTCGTTTATTTCTGTTTATTTCCCTATTGTCTTTGAGAAACTCTTTCTCACAAGCGTTGCATTTAATCTTTGATTTTGCCACCTGGGTCTCCTTAGTTGAGGTACAATGTATTATACACCAAAAAAGTGGACCCAGTGACAAAAAAGTGGAGGTGTTGGGAATTGCACCCAAGTATCCTGCGCAATCCAATTAACCGTCTACACCGATAGCTCATTGTATTCGCACAATAAGCAAAGCTAACAACCTTTGGTCGCCGTCAAGCAAGTATGTATGCCATAACTCTAGTTTTAGCATGAGTATGCGATCCCCTATTCTGGGGGAGCTAGGCACTTTTGGGCAACAGGGAAAGGCCATCCCCGGCAGCTACGCTGCTAGTGCGAAATTTTCGACAACTAAAAACTTTGGATCGCTTTTATACTGGCCTCAATCCAACCAGTCGGTGCAAGCTAATCTTCAAAACGCGGAGCGATTCTAATTCACCCCCGAATCATGTCTCTGTAAGAGACTATACACTAGAAACTTCCTTCCACTTGTACTTCTTGTAATTGACTGGAGTGCTGGGCTCTTTCTCGTCGTCTTCATAGTCCCAGAACATCTTCAAACAATCAGCACACACAACTCGTGCATCACCGTCCTCTTCGACCCTCTCAATCGTAACGCGTTGAAAGGTGCCGCAAAATTCGCAATCGTCGATCATGTGATTCATCAAAAAACCTAAGTGAAAGTATCGTTACTAGTATTATAGTCAAAAGTCAGGTTTTGTCAAGCAGTATTTGCTCGTTTTCTCGATCTTTTTTTGGATCGAATGTCTGAAAGCTTGAAGGGCGACTTCGTCTCGACCTTGGGCTTCTTACGCTTGAATGAATAGGTCGGAATGACGCACTCACGGGGTGTAGGCTTGATCTTGTAATCCTCTCCCCTTTTCGACGCTTCGTCCTTGAGGGCCAACTGAGCTAGGTAGAATTGCCCACCCACTTCTGTGACCGCTGGCCAATACTCCACTTGGTCATTTCGTCTCTTATGCGGCCCAAGGTACTTATTTGCCTCTTCTACTCCCAAAGGGTCTATACGTTCTTGGTTGCTCATTTTTGATACGTCTTCACTCATTTTATTTCCTCATTATGAAATTTTAGTTGATCACCAATCCTGTAAAACCTAGCCACCTTTAGCTTGACTTTCTTTCCCATGTGTTCTATCTCTACGAACTTGTAGCCATAACGACGAGGCAAAATTAATAATACTTGGATTCTTATTTACTACTTGCCCATCGGGATTTTCCACCATTGCTTCTCGACTCTCATCAGAATAGCTACACTGAGACACAGCCTCAGGTTCAGCACCGCAACTGCTCGCTAAACGCATGTTCTTGATAACCTCTGAGCTACCCTGAAAAGCCATCAAAGACTTACTTGTGGAGTAGTTTGAGATATGACCAGCGTCAATGTTCAGGTTTCGACCAACCGCAAACGAGTCTTGATTAGCACCAAGGAACATAAACTGCCAACCGTACTTGTCTTTTTGATGCTTAATCATTTCAGCGATACGCATCTGAGAATACTCACGACTTGCGTTTTCCCCTCCGTCTGTCATGATCGCAACAATAACGAGGCCTGGGCGATCTTCCTCTTTCATATTTGCCAAGCGAATACCGGTGGCATCAATGGCGGTTCCAATTCCGTCGCGAAGAGCCGTTCCCCCTTGTGGTTCTAGTTTTATAGCACCGATTTCCCGAATGTCAACCCCTTCGTAGACTTTTTCTACAGAATTGTTGAAGCGAAAATAGCTAACGGCGACTTCGCCGGGTTCCTCGGTTTGGTCCTTGATTAGACTTCTGGCACCACCCTCTGTGTCTTCGACACAGCTAAACATCGAGCCGCTTCTATCCAATACCAATACCAACTCTGTTTTGTCTTTATTCATCTCTGTTCAACCTCTCTAAAAGTTTCCTTGTTAAAATCCTATAGAGTCTCTACGACTATGCGAAACTCAGCTATTTTTTCTTCTGGGCTCATAGGTGCTTCTCCACATGCTGAATGATCTTTTTGTAGTCTGCGTCGTACCATCCGGCAGCAAACAGACTGTTTAGCTCTAGCACTTTGATGGTTCCGTCTTGAAGAAGTGCTAGGTCAATTGTATAGTAATCATCTGGAAAATACTCAGCACCCCAAGCTGCAGGTTCGCAGTATGAGGTAATCTTTTCTTCTGACAGTTGATTCATTTCGTTACCGCTATAAAAACTATAGCTGATAACTTTATCTAGGTGCATCATCACCCGATACTCAGATACGATACCCTTGTGACACGACACTAAAACTAGGTCGTCGCCAGTAGGATTGTTCCCAGGTAGACTCTCGATAGAAGCGAGGTCTCTCTCCCACCACTTTTTAGTTATGTAGTTGCCCGTAAAGATCTTTTTACCAGAGTTTGGCCTGATGAAAAGCTTGTCACAATCTAACCACGCAAAGTATTGATCTGCATACATACTTAAAACAGACCAAGGCACAAAGAAGTGGTCTTGGTTAAGCATCGAATCTAGCCAATGCGAATAGTACCTAGTACAATCATATCTTTCCTCAGTTACGCCAATGGGGGCGATCTTCTTAAAAACATTGATATACTTGTGACGCATAAGTTGCACAAATTCAACAGATCCCCTAAATACAGCAGGCCCCTCGTCATTTGACCAAGCACCTGTTGGGGGATTTACCACCTGTTCTCCAACGCAGTCACAACGAAAGACACCTAGCTCGTCTAGGGCGTCCTTCATTTTTTGCTCTTCATAAGCTCCAAAGATGTCTTTCTGAATGTGCCACATTGTCTTAGCCTAGGTTTCCGAGGTTGTCGTCTTCGTCGTGAACGCAATCTTCTTTGCCACAACAGTCTGGCTCTGTGTAGGCTTCGTCTTGAAACTTAAACATGTTCGTCAGAATCTCAAGGCCCTCTCTGCACTCAGCGTCGGCCTTCTTCTCTTCTTCTGTCATGCTCCTGATCTCCATACTGGCAGACACCAACTCGTAGATCACAAGGCCTCTATAAAGGTCTTCCTTGAAAGCATTGATTTCCAATACTGGCTCACAAGTAAAGTCTTCTGCACTCTTACCCTGACTTTCCAAGTGCTTAATAGCCAATCGCTTGTAAGACAATTCTCTTTCTAGCTCAAGTTGGTCAAGTTCGTCTTGCGTGAATACGATTGTGGTAATTTCTACGCTCATAAAAAACTCCTAAAGGTCAAACTAATTCGAGTACCGCAAGGTCTGTCCCACTTGGGAATCTTGTGTAGATACTCATCCTGAAATCCTGGCGGCATGGTAAACACACTACCATGCTCTAATAGCCGTCTTTGATCTGCGGGCACTTCGCCCTTCTCTCCTTTTGGCTTCCACCAAATCTCTCTTTCGGCACCTAAAGAAACAACAACAATAGGCTTTGTCTCATCCATGCCTGGGAAGTTGTCTGCGTGCCAACCAAGGTGTTGCTTCTCGTCTTGTTGCCGTATGAGTATGTTCTAGGAATAAAAGACATGAAGTACTCACGCCTAGCTGAGCGTTGTTCTACCCACCTTAGTCTCAATACTTCTTTTTGAAGTTCTGAATCAAAGTCTTCCCCCATGTCTAGTTTGTAATAACTTGGTTTCATGATTGTGTGACCCTATCTAGTTTGTTTTCGTTGTGGAACTTGCCGTCGTACTCAATCGCCCTCAACTCTCCTAGGCACATAAACCTAGTGCCATTGTGCTGAAAGTCAATCGTTCTGTGGAAGTGTCCAAAGATCCAAACATCAGGTCTATGGGCTTCGTGACAATCTTGAAGAAGTTGTTGAGTGTCTGTATTGAAGCTGTCGGCATCATAGCCCCAAGAGGTTAAAATCCCTGGACTGCCGATGATCTTAGCAATACTAGTTGGGCAAGTGTGCGTAATCATTACGCTTGGTCTTTGCTTCTTGTAGTCAGACAGAGCGGCCTCTTGCTGTTCTTTGTTTAATTGCTCTTCATTCCACCAGGACTTCTTACCAGTATCCCTCTCTCTAATAAATCGATCTTTCCAATCAATAGAGAAGGCACCTCTAATAAAGTAGAAATCTAGTTCTCCAACAGAACGGCTACCAAAGTCACCGAGGCCATGAGGGCAAACATGATATACGTCGTAATTGTCGTGGTTCCCTCCAAGGAATTTGTGCTTGTCTGAGTCCAATTCCTCAAGGTCTTCATAATGAAAGCCCATATCCCCAATTTGAATGCTGTGTTCGCAGCCAGAATCCTGTACGTCTTCAACGTAGTGTTCTGTTAGACCGTGGCAATCTCCTGTAATTCTTACTGTCATTTTACTTGTCCGCAGTGTGGGCATCTATAGGTCTTAAAGACCTTATGTGGAATAAGCTTGTAGTCGTGTAGTCCTACAAAACAAAGAAACTCTCTTACTATGTCTGGCATCACTTGTCTCCATACTTAGATTTTAACTCATACATGAACAATATAAGGTAGGCCAGTAAACTTCCTGACAGAGCCTTTGTGTTTCTCTCGTGCAAATTCTAGTGGTGTCATTGTTGACTCGTTAGGAAGTAATAATAGGCCCCGGCAATTGCTAGAGCAATAACAAAGAAATAACTAAAGAAAGCCTTCACTCTGCTTTTGAATATTTTTGTCATGTTATTTTCTATGTAAGAGTATTGAGAATCCAACAGCGGCAGCAAACACCAATATGTCTACTGCCACTATGAGCAATGTAACCAAAAAGCTAAACATTTTACACCGGGTAGTCTACGCCGCAGGCGAGTCTTTCCCGAATGCCTTCAAGGGTTTCGTCTACAAGTAGCTTACCATCCTCGAACACTGGAATTAATTCGCCGCCAGCTTCCTCTTCTTTAGTACATTGATCCTTCAAGACGAGTGTCGATCCATGACTTCCTTCAACCCGATCAACTCGCAATAGTCCACAAGCAGACTTCTTCTTGCCGTCGTCGGTAACTGGGTCTTTGAAAATATTGTGCCCAACGCCGTCAATTTGAGCCCAAGTAGCCTTACAAGCAATGTAGAACGTGTCACGAGTGTTGTACTGGTAGGTGAAACTACCGACACCAAAGACAACGTTATTGGAAGCATAACCCTTAGCTTCTAGCTGACTACAAATCGCTTCACAACGCTCAAGTGTGATGCTGTCACCATAAATCAACCCAACCTTGGGGTTCAGTTCTTGGTATTCAGCTTCATTCGTCGTGGTTCCAAACTTGTCAGCAAGAATCTCGATGGCACCCTTCACTTCGTGAATACTCAACTCGTTGAAGCTAAGGTCAAAGCACTTCCCATCGGTTGTACGCAAAGCGTCGGTCTCATCATCCAAGCAGGGCAAGAAAGACTGCAACCAGGGCGACGACTTGGACTTGGCCAATAGCTCTTCACTATGGCCATGGAAGTCCTCTACAAAGTAGCCGCAGATAATCTTGATGGGATTACCAGTGTCGGGTCGGAATACAACCTTGCCGTCTCGTGCTTCAATCTCTTCCTCTAGCGACGGTGCGATTTCGGTCAACACCTTCCACAAGTCCCACGTATCACTGACGATGGACACAATACCATTGGGATAGGTTTCAGTAATGAGACGCTTAAAGGTTTCTCTTTCATTAGCCTTTCCTCCTGCACATTGGACTGAGTGTTCCGTCGCCGGAACGCTACAGCTAACAAGTTCATTTTGAAGATCAGCGTTATAGTATTCCTCTAAAAAGAATTGCCCAGGAACAGTATCACTACCAACAAAAGACAACAAGTGAGCAGCATCGGTGGTTAACGAACTTTCAAAGCTACTCATTCCACGCATTGAGAAATTATGAGCCTGGAATGCGACATGGTCACGATTGTCACAGGTTGTATCGGCATAACTATTCAATAGCTTGCGATATTGATCCGCAATTGTTGCACAGGTTAGTGGGTTCCACATAACATTCTGCATGATTGTTTCAATAAAGTTAGTCAGCCAGTAAAAATCTGAGTGAGTATTGATAATTGTACAGTAGGGCACTCCAATTGGGCATCGAGTCCCCTCAGGTAGGGACTTAATACTCAAAGGCAGATAACCTAGATCATGCAAGTCTTCATATTTTGCCATATCTAGCTTTACATCTGGCATATAACGAGCAAAGAAGTTTTCAAGCTCTTGAATAACTTCTCCTTTAGGTCTGTCAAAGAAGTCTTCGTTAAACCTGCGAATCAAATATTCTTTAATGAAGTACTGTAGGCCAAAAGTTATTACTTTGTCTATATCCTTCATTCTGGATGCTCTAGCAGTGATGTTGGAGTAGACATACTCTGTATTTTTAGGGTATTGCTCCTTATGAGTGAGCTTATAGCTGTCACTTAGCAAAAGTGGGTTAATTTTCAACATTTTACGGCCTTAAACGAGTTTTTTGGTGTATAATACTTAGAAGGTCACTAACATTATACACGACGGAGAGTATTTGTCAATGGGAAAAGTTACAGAATCAGTAAAAAAAGAGATTCAGGCCCGCTATCCAAGCGAAGATTCGCACAAATTAGCGGAGGATCTGGGTTTTAGCTATCACACGATCATGAAATGGGCACAAAAGCTAGGTTTGAAAAAATCGTCAGACTATAGAACTCACAACTCTTTAAGTAAAGAAGAAGAAGAAATTCTCAAATCATACTACTCAAACGAACCTATGAAGTCACTATGTAAAATGTTAAACAAGAAACCAGGGGCAATACATGAGCTTGCTAGAAGGAGGGGAATCAAAAGGGTCATCAACGAAACTAGAAAGGGCACACTGGAGCCTTTATTTAACAAATCTATTGAGTCATACTATTGGCTAGGCTTCATTGCGGCAGACGGCTACGTAGCTAAAAATGGTCACTTCATGATATCACAATCTGAAAAGGACAAGGAAACCATTGAGAAAATGGCAGAATACTTACGATCAAACATTTACATCAGAACGGGAAAAAGCGGATTTAACGACAATTACACTTCTTACAGGATTAATATCTGCGACAAAGTTCTCGGAGTCGCCCTCAATCAACTCTTTGGATTAAAACCTGGAGAGAAAAAGACCTACACGCCACTCTCCTTAGATTTCATCAAAACTCAAGATCAAGCTGTTGCCTTCCTCTGTGGAGTAATAGACGGAGACGGATCTAAACAAGGCAAAAGCTACCGAATTCAATGTCACAAATCTCAACTCCAAACATTTACAAATCTATCTAAGTTGTTACCAAAGGAAATAAGCCTTCAAGTCTCTTTGAGATACAGAAGGGATAAAGACGACTCTTTTTGTCACGCGGACACCCTTAAAGAATCCTCAAAATACCTAAGAGAATTTTGTCAAAAACACTCAATAGGCTCGACCAGAAAATTTAGCTAATCCCTTGACTTTGTCCAGTCCTTCCTGTAGAGGGGATCGTTTTGCCAGTGGTCCCGATAGGGGTCTTTTGGTCTTACTTCATCATTATAGTCCCTTGGGGCCGATTCGTCAACCCCAAAATACCACAAAGGATCAGAATACTTGAAAATACTTTTCAGCTTTTCGTCTTCCATTGCACCGGGGATTTTATCGATGCAATTCCACATCAACCCGCCATCCTTCAAATTGAAAGCTAGTAGTAAGGAACATACTTGGGTGGACTCCGTTTATACCCACCGAATGGCAATCGGTGATAACCTTGTGGTCATCGTCTACAAAGGTAACGTCCTTGTAGTTTAACTTTAAGTTCGCACAGACGTTTCTTAGCATAATAAACTTGTAACGCTTATTGCCGATAAAGTGTCTGTCTTCTGCCTCCACGAATGGGGCGTTCTTGTTCAACCAAGACTCTTTGTCTTTCGTACACAGGCTGTCTGGAGACGCCGATAGAACATAAACCCTTGCCCCTTGACTTTCAAGAGATTGAATCTTCTCTAGCACAGGGACTACAGGTTTTGCATTTCGGAAGTAACGACCTTCAATGAAGTTGATACATCCGTATTCATCAAATGGAATGTGCTGATAAGCAGCCATCGTTCCATCCATGTCCATGAAAATGTGCTTATTCGTATAGTGGGGCACACGAATCATTTCGTCAACCAAGTCTTCGTATCTAATCAGACACTCATTGATCTTGACCGACTTTCTAATGATCTCAATTTCTGGAACAGGAATGTAGCGGTTACGCTCAGCATTTCTCTCTAAGCAAACGCTAACAGGAGTGTCAATAAAGACAATCTTGACGTAGTAGCCTAAAGCCTTTAGTTGGCGGATAATACTTTCAGTGTAAGAGCTATTAACTCCACCACCATCCACACAAATCTTTGGAGTATTATTCCTAGCTAGATCGAGAACATAACGCTCTGCTTCTCTAACACTGTACTCATGGGCTTCGTCCATAGGCACAGTTCCGCAGGGCATCTTGTCCTTGGTTACGTCAGCACTAACAACAACACAGTTTTGCAAACTGTTTTTGATAAAGTGAGACTTCCCACAACCAGGGATGCCAACCATGATATAGGCTTCTTTAGGCTGATTCATTTACAATCTTTGCACTTGAAGGGTTTTTAATCAACAAAAGACCGTTGTGGTCTTCAACGATACAGCGAACAGATGTGCCGTTCAACTTCGTAAAGAGACAGACAACAACTCCTTTATAGTAGGAGTCTTTACCCTTAAACTCTACGGTGTCTCCGACACTACACATTGGCAGGGTCTCGATCCAACCAAGCCTTAGCTTCGTCGATAGCGTTTTGTACTGTGTCGTTAGGAACCTTGGCAGTTGTGCCGTAGTTCATTCGACCAATCGCGATAGAACGTCCAATGGTTCGATCAAATCGGTCTGCACGTCGGACTTGCTCGCCCTTCGAGTTAGTACCACGAGAGGCGAAAGACCAACCAAGACCCTTAGTTTCGGTGTTGACGCACACGACGCCAATTGGGTGACCGCCATCATCGCGGATATAACGGAACTTCACGTTTTTGTCGTTCATCTGTTTTCTCCAATAGAATGGGATTGTTTCCCCCATTATACTGAGGGATTGGGATTTGTCAAGAGGTAATCTAGGAAATTACCAAAACTCTTTGCTTCGGAATAACATTTCGGTTCACAGAAAGGCTTTGGACATAGATGTTCCAAGTCTTGCTATAAACTGGCGTAACCTTCACTTCACGTTACACCTTTTTCTCGACTGTTATGACAACTTTTGTTACCTTATAGGAACTGTAACCACCATAGTCACCAGTGCTCCCACTAACTTTGTACTCAATCTTTGGGTTTTCGCCCTCAAGATATCTATTGATCCGAGACGCATCAGTAAGAATGATCTTATTGAAGTCATCTATGGACATTTCGGTTCTTTTGGTTACGGTGGTTTTCACTTTATTTTCCTGGTATGGGCAGTTTTGACAACCATAATTACAACACCAACCTCGTTTTAATAGAAATTCTCTACTTAGCGGCCTTGGTGTGTTCTCTAACGTCACTGACTAAGCCCTCTTCGGTGTAAACTTGGTTGATTCCGTCTTCGTGTAAGATCATAACACCAAGGTAATGAGAGAAGATCCCGTGAGAGACATAGAGGTTAACCTCTTCTGCGTCTTGGTAATAGAGAATCTTAGAAGCTTCTCTGAAAGTACGACCACCGTCGCACAAATCGTCAACGATCAAGACACACTTGTCTGTAACGTCAGCCTCTCCGTGCATTTTCATGCCGGTAATCTCACCAGTAGACTGATTTCGCACCTTCTCCATGTAGACAAAGGGCTTGCCAGCAAGTGAAGGGTATCGAGTAGACGCACTAACGTCTGGGAAGCAAATGACTTCTGCATTGCAACCATCGATAGCCACTTGAATCTCAGCACAAGGCTCGACACAGGTCAGACCATCGCCGAAGTATTGCTCCAACAACTCTTCGCTGTGAGGGTCGAAAACGACTAGCGAATCGAATACTGGGGCAATTAAGCCTAAGAAAGTATGTAGGGCGAATGTGGCGTCATTGCTGACTTCTTTGTCCTGGCGAGCATAGGGCAAGTAGGGCAGAGTCAAGCATACGTCGACTTCAACGTTCAGGCTGCGAATGAGAGTCATCAGTTGCAGCAAGTGAATCAATTCACCTTCATGGTCAAAGTGCCATACAATGTCCAACCCACTAGTGGAGCTTTCGATCTGCTTGATGAGCGTTAGGGGCAGCTTCCACACTTGACTGGTGTCGTCAGGGAAGATCGTAGGTGTAATTTCTTGGTCGTTCAGTTTAATCATTGCATTTTCCAGTACAGCAGGGGCATTTACGTGTTGGTAGTGTGAAAAAACTAGAAATCCTAGTCCAAATCCGCGACAAGACTTCTTCTAGCAAATCCTACGGGTCGGCTTTGTCTACTGGCATTATACTCTTTTCTTCTGACTTGTCAACCCATATTTTGCAAACACTAACCAACTCCAATACAGTCTGGGTTATACCAACTAACAAATTCGTCATCAGGAAAGCCTTGGCATTGTAAAAGAAAAGGAAGGGGGTCAAGCAGATTGGGGTCACGAGGGATAGCTTCGCCTTCGTGGTGCCAGTGACTCCAGTTTAAGGTTTCTTGGGCACCTTTTTTATACCTCTCAAAGTGAAGCATGAAGATAGAGTGACCAGGAATGTCTGGGCGAGCCCTCTCTGGAAAGATCACATTAGTAATTAGACCTATGTGGTCACGCTCATTTACGTGCTGTCCAACTTTTAAGTGTAAGGGCTCTTCAATCCCTCCATAGTTGCAGATAGCACGCTCACCCTTAACGCTTACCGCCCAAGTGTCTTTCCACCAGGGCGACTCTTTACCTCCAGTAAACTGGCCAATCTTGATAACCTCACCAGACTCACAAGCTGTCACAGAGCAGGGACCATCAACATAGATATCAATTCCAACGTGAAAGTTCTTTCTACGCTTGAAACCAAAGGCTCCAGGGTGGTGGTTAATAGGAATACCAGTCACCATTCTGGGACTTACTGGAAAATATTGCATCTTTCTACCTCTCTTATGATTTCTGAAATTGGGGCAAGGGCACCTACCCCAGTATCTCCGCAGGCTAGGGTTTTGTGTGCTGGGTTAACTATCATGGCTCCCATTTCGTATTTCATAATGGGCAGTAATGGGATTCTCCCACATGAGCGTGTTCACAGCTGGGGCCAGGATCATTGGCTTCCTGTAGTCCCAGCATCTTGCTACATTGGTTAAGACATTGTCGCACAGCCCGTTACTGATTTTTCCAAGAGTATTAGCAGACAGTGGGGCGATGACAAACACATCAAACTCTTTTCGTAGCTCAATGTGTAATACTTTGCCTTCTTCTTTGTAGTACTGAAACTCATCTAAATCTTTTCCTACTAAGCCGTCAGCATACAACATCGAAGCGTGGGAGTTGCACCCACATTTCTCCCCCCAATGGAGAGCGTTCTATCTATTAAAACTACCAAGCCGAAACGAGTGGAAGCTGGTCTGAGAAACCTCGGCTTAGAGTGTACTCACGCACAGTTCTAGCAAAAGTCATTGACAGAATGAAGATCTAATGCTAACTTAGATTGGTCATAGACCCTAAGCAGATTACTCAGACCAGCCTCTTATGCTCTATTCAAAGCATTTTAAGGTTGGGTTTGCAGATTTCATTCTCGTGTATTATAGGCTACGCACCTACAACAATTAGTGAGGTAGAGATTTGCACTCTACAATACGTGATAGTTTAACGACTTCGCAAGCGGTCACATCCGTCTACCTATTCCGGCACTCACCAACGCTACCAATCACAGGCTGGTAGCCCACCCGCCCCTTAGAGGGCGATCCGATTATCTAAACCGACACTAGGTTTAGTAGCTCTTGGTCCATCGTTTCGTTGAACAGGTCCATCGCGGTCTCAATCTTGTTGTTCAGAATGAACTGAACGTTGGAAGCTGAGTAACCAGACAAGTAGAACACGTTCTTCACGTCTCCAAAGGTCTCAAACTTTTGCTTGCTACCAGAACCATAGTATCTGTTGTACAGGTTCCACAAACAAATCTTGAAGTTGTCACAGTACTCTGGTGAGAATCCTGCTTGACGCAACTTGTTACGAGCCATTTCAACGTTGGTCTTACCCAGTTGAGCAGGATCAAACTCGCCGTCACTGATACAAACAATTCCACCAGGGAAGTCTGACTCAGGAACACCTTGCCCCTTTAGGTTAACGAACAGGTCGATAACCGATTGGAAGTTGGTATTCCCAACACAACCAGAGCGATCATTATGCCACTTCTCGGAAGCGGTTTGCCCTTTCCATTCGTGCATCTGTGCTGAGCGGTTAAACTCAATCCAGTTGTCTGCGAATTGTCCAGACAAAAACTCTGAGAAATACAATGCCATTGCCTTCGCAACGTTAAAGCATGTGAACTTAGATCCGTCAGCCGTATCTCCCATAGATCCCGAAGTATCACGAACAACAATCATTCCAGTGGAATTCTCATTCTCGCCCTTCGCCTTGTTAACAGCCTCAACGAACTGCTTGTCAACGGTACTAACGAAGTTAGCATCCCTGTTGGTGTCTAGCTCACAGAGCAGTTCGTAAATGAACCCTGTGTACTTGACCGAAACAGTTTCCTTGTCATTGATCCACTCGTAGTAAGCGTCAGACAGGTTTTGGTTCTTCAAGAACTTACTACGAACCAGTAGGTTCAGGGCACGTCCATGAATTGTCTTGAAGTCCAACTCTGCAAACTTTTGTTGAGAGATCAGCTTTTGCCACTCGTGAGAGGTTCCGCTGTTCTTCAACTTGCGATACTCTCTGTAGGTCTTAGAGCCGCTCTTTGATCCGAAGACCAAGTTACAGATCCACTTAGCGATGATGTTGCCAGCTTGCTTCTCGACAGTCGTACAAGACGAGTTAGACCTGATTTGGGGCAGGTACTTCTTCATCAAGTTGACAGTGGTCTCATTCCCTAGCAACTCCACGATCAGAGCACCGAACTTATCCCAGTCCAGCTTACGTCCCTCCCAACCGTGGTACACAAGGTCTTGACGGAGCATCGTGATGATGTCCTTACAAGAACCAGCAGAAATGAATAGGCCAATGTTTGACCAAAATGCCTCTGGGTCTTTTTGAGACAGCCAGACCATACGCATGATTCCTTCATGACGTAGCTCTGCTCCAGATTGTGCCTCTTGAGTTTTGATACCCAAGCCGAACAAATCAGTCTTACGACTAATCATTCTCATGTAGATAGTGAACTTAACGAACAGTTCTTTGTCCTTCGCATACAGCTTAGAGCAGTCGCTAGAGATATCATCGAATGAACGTGGAGCCTTATAGGTTCCGAGGTTGCCGAATTGGTCTACGAAATCAGATCCAGTCGTTTGGAACTTCAAAGCTGCGTTGCCACTGAGAGTCTTTGCAGACTCTTTTTCCAGGCCAAACAAGAACTGATTTTTCTTATTAGAGCCTTTTTTGACCTTTTTAACACGAACTTCAATTAGTTGGTTTTTCTTTTCCTTAAACATTTCAGTCATTATGAATTTCCCTGTGACAATTTGAACAAAGTGGAACGCACTTTTTTAATTCTTCTTTAAGCTTATTAGTACAACTAACTAGCCTAGACGTTAATTTATACTTATTGTCGTGATCCAGACTACATTTCAACGTTTCAAATTATTAGTTTGATGTTTGAAGTGATTTGCGGTTTATAGTCTTGTTCGAGTTTCGTTTTCGTGCTCTACCATTAAGCTACAAGTGCAAGCACTTGATCAGATTCGAACTGATACCACGTCATTAACAATTGAAAATAGATTGCTGAATGAAACTCTATACAGGCCACGTTTAATTCAACCAAAATGAAATTGTTTGATTTGCAGTATGCGGCCTTGTCTCGTTCTCATACTAGTATTATAGCAGAGAACGAGTTTTTGTCAACCCGTTTCTTGGAATTTTATTTGATTTTTTCCCACTCGTAGAAACCGACGCTGATTAAAACTATTTCTAGCATAACCAACCAAATCTCTGCTTGTCGAATAGTCAACTCAATCCCAGCATTTGCCATAACAAGTCTAAATCGTTTGATTTTTATCTCGTCATAGTGAACCATTTCTTCTAACCCCCAAGCCGCAGCAAGGTCAAGCTTGAGAGTCTTTGACACCGTTTTGAAATGCTTCCAGAAGTATCGCCTTTCATAGTTTGAAAGTTCATACCCTAGAATTTCAGTTACAAAGTCTTCCAAAAGGTGTGTAAATTCTTTCTTTTTCATGTTATCTACCGAAGTGTGCAGCCTCATCAAAAGCTTCGTTGATAGCGTCCTCTTCATCTTGCTGTTCAAGCAAAGACAATTCGACATTCAAACGCTTGACATACTTAGCGGCGTCAATCACAACGACTCCACCAATTGTTGTCTGGCTTTTTTTAGCAGTTTTAATCATCAAACGAACTACGTCAATTGTATCAGAAACTCTCATGTCTCACTCCGAAGGTACTTGTTGAGGCTTAAAGGGCACATTTGCATCAGACAAAGAAGCAGGTTCTTCTTCAAGAATTTCTGTACGCTGTGGATGGAAAGGGCAATCAATGGTGACGTTACCGACAATCACTTTACCAATTCCTTCACAACTACAGTCCTGTACGTTTCTATCTAGGTCGACAATGACCATAGCAGGATAGTGCAAGTGGTCTCTGCCTTCTAGGCTAAAAGGCTTTGCTGTACTTGGTTCGGATGAAGAGCACCCAAGAGCCAAGGATAATACCAGCAGCAAAGCAGCAGGTCGCCGAAGAATCGAACTCCGATTTTCGGTTTTGGAAACCGACGTAATGCCATTATACCAGCGACCTGTATTCATTCCTTTTCCCATTTTATATTCCTTTGCTATTACTTTTAAAAACCAGACAACAAAAAGTGGACAGAGAGGGAATCGAACCCCCAGGGACCGTTAGGCCGACAGATTTACAGTCTGCAACGCTACCAATTACGTGCTACCTATCCTTTGTTCCCCCATTATACCACGGGGCGTGGTTTTGTCAAGACTTTTCGGGCAAATTTTCTTAGATTTTCTCAGAAGCGGAAGGATTCTTATTAGAAGGTGCGGTGCAGATTCTAACATCGAAACAAATAGACAACAACTTCATAGAACTAATAGCTCTGTGCATTGGCTTGAGGTCTCTGTTTACGACCCCCGTAGAACGCACCTTCCCAGTCACACAGAACCCCGTCCATGTCCACTTGTACTACTTTCTTTTTGAATTGCGTCATCGCTGCCTCACTATTCGAGAACGGAATGTATATCCTGATCTTACTGCTCTCAGTAAATTCTGAGGCTCATAGCCATCATGTTGGCTAAGTTGATACCGACCAGAAGCACTAATAACACTGGCAGAGTATGGACTACACCAAGTGCCGTCTGTCTTTTTTGATCTTGGTCTTAGGTAGTTCCTTAACTTATAAGGCTTACCTAGGTTGATTTGTGCGTTTGCTCGCATTGCTGCGACTTCAACAACGGAGAAAGGTACTTTTGGTATGTAATAGTCATTTGTAGTACGAGGTTTACCATAATTAGCAACAGGAACAGCGTGTGCTCTAGGCCAGTCTGATTCATAAACGTAACCATCAATAACCACCCCTACATGCGTGTACTGATCTCCACCTGTCATATTTTTCGCTACTCTTCCTATCAATCCCTTCTTAGACGAGAAGATAAGTGTACCATCTGGGTACTGTGCGTAAGATGTGTTAGTTAAGCAGAATAAGATTAAAAATAATATAGTTTTCATAAAGTCTCCCTTGTATATTCAATTATACACAAAAGAAACCTGCCCATTCACCTTCTCAAAAACGCCCTGATTCTCCTTAGGGGCACATTAAAAGACTTGTAGCCATGTAGTTTAGGATAAGCCGACTTGGCACTTACTATTCCCACTAGCTTATTATCTTTAATGACTGGTCCACCAGACATACCCTCTAAAACATTTGCCTCCATGCAGTCATAATAATCTTCCGACACAAGTATCGAGGGGCAGCTATGTACAGTCCATGAACCGTGTGGGTGACCATACGTCTTAGTCAAATCTCCTATTTCTAGGTTTTCCCCTATCCCAATATACTCTACATTTTTCACTTCTTCAACTTTTAATAGGGCGAGATCATCTTCCTTACTAAAGCTCAGTATCTCTACTGGATATATATTATTTCTATACTCTATCCTTAAGTTTACTCCATTAGTAACAGATTCGCTTAAAACGTGATAACAGGTTAAAACCCTATTCTCAGAAATAAACACCCCGCTACCTATTGACCCTCCCTCCTGCCTTACTAAAACAACTGAATTGCTTTGGGCAAACAGGGCAGTTGGAAAGAAACATAAAATCAAGAATATAAATCTTTTCATAGTTCGCACTCTTCCCACGTTTCGCACTTTTCTCCCACATCTAGATGAGTTATTTCTACATAACTGATCCAAACGGAATAAATTGTGCCACCTCTTGTGACTTGTTTGGAGCATTTGCCCCCACACCCTTTAGTTACAAAGTCTTTAAAAGCCACACGCTGCATAGTAATTACACTAATACTGCAATCGTATGGTTTATAACCATTTTCCCTTAACCAATCGTGAACTTTAATAGTGCGTACCATACGCTTATACGCAGTAGACCGTCTCTTTTCTTCATTGCTTCTAAAAGAAGGGGAAGTACTTATGTCCAAATCAATCTCCAACGTAAGTTCTAGTAGTTACTGTCTTAGGAACACCAAATGCGTTTTTGGCGGTATACGTCATTTCAACGTAATTGCCCTCAACCCTCGTACTCATGTTATCAAAAGAGACGGTATCTGGGTAATTTGCACTACCCCTCGCCCTCTGTTTCGCACTTAATATTTTATCTACATCGCTATAAGTTTGCTGTGTAGGTCTGTTTGGTTCTGGTGGATTAGTTGTTCAATACTAAACTAACCAACAACCCCACATTAAAGCTATAACAGTATATAGTATGCTTCTCATCTTAAATAGCCCTGGCTAGAATTAAACTAACGCCTAAATATTCAAAGTATCTTGTGCTATCACTACACCACAGGACTGAATTTGCCCTGGTTGCTGATCGTTGTTATTCATATTCCTTATTCCTCAAAACTTTAATGGTTACTTTTTTCTACTATCTCGTATCTAATTTTTAGTCTTTCTATTGTTTCTTTAGAGCCGCGAGTCGGCAATGATCCGACAACCTATACTTTACAAGAGTATTGCTCTGCCAATTGAGCTATCGCGGCATAATTTCACTGGTGAGCAGTGAGTCTCACTTGTACTAATAAGCTATACAGGCTGGAATCGAACCAGCTAAGGGAGGAATGTAACCTCCATATCGTTTCCAATGAGAGTCCGCATTGGATACGGTTAACTATGTATCTTAGTTTATTGTCCGGTCAGTTTCACCCAGCTTCTTCCAACGATCAAACAGACTATCCTGTTCCCACCCAGGCATTCACGGGAAGTCCAACCGCCGGAATCGAACCAGCCCCTACTATATCATATCTTCCGCTTCATTGCAACACCAAGTGAAAAACTTCTCTGCCCTTGTGAACATAACAAGAGGTCATGTTTTCACTACTAACATCATCCACGGTGTAAATCTCATTGAGATAGATAGCATAGCCTCTCATCTCTTTGACGCAAATTAGTTTGTCGTTAGCTTTGAAGTCTTTCATGCCTTTATTATAGCACGCCGCGTGCTTTTGTCAAGGATCAATTTCAAAATTCCACAAAAAAAACCCACTTCGTCTCGGAAGCGGGCTAAAATATCATTCGACAATGCAAACAGAACCCTAACCCATACCTGTATCCCAGGTTTGATTACTATACGTTTGGCTTGTTTGATTGTTCATATCTTATTATACACCATCTATCGATGGATAGAGACTGTTTTCTAAAATTTTCTTAATTTCTTGAAGCTGCCCTATCATTTTTCTTGTTTCCTTAATAGCCTCTACTCTCGCCTCTTCAAAATTAGAAGACTTGCTTTTCCACACTGTCTTATTCACATCCTCGTTAGAAGTAATAGAGAGTCCAGTAAAGCCAGTGTCATCAACGTCTTTAAGTAATAGCATAGCTTATTTCCACGTAAAGGTCCACAAAAAAGTACACAAAAAGAGTGCCCATGCCCTAAAGCAATCTACGCCTCTCGCGATACAAGCCCTTCTAAACTCTGACGAAGCAAAAGCTGCATCATGACCGTCTGTTAGCAATTTATCATGAACAGCAGCGGCTAAGAGGATATCTCTGTTGTGAGGATCAATAATCCACTCACACCCCCTGGGTACTGATATATCAAATTTAAAAGATCTAGGAAGAATTAACTGCCAACCAGATTTATAAACACCAATATCCCATACGACTTCGCTCATTAATACATACTTAGTACCTTCTAGTAGTTCAAAATCTTCAAATTTAGTAAAATTAGACATATTAGTTTACCGCAAGAGGGGGAGGCATGGGTTCAATCTCCTGACGAGAGGCCAAGACCGCGACAACTTCCCAGTCTGCATCCGTAGGCGCTTTTCCACCGTTCTCTAGCAACGCTTCGTGACTGTAAAGGACGATGTTGACATACTCAGCAGGATATGCCTCTATACCGAGCCTGTCGGCGTCCTCTGTCGCGATATAGGTCTCGACGTATGGATCTTCACCTTCCTGTCTAGTCGTCACAGCAGCCCTCAGAGGCATTCCTGCTTGAAGTGGGGCTAGAGAAGTGAAAAGAAGGAAGAATCAATGGGCACGACCACTTTTCTACTTAGGTCGCTCTCCCCTTGTCCTGGGTATCTCTTGTCCCAATTATCAAAGACTCTTTCTAGGACGACCCTGTGACTACACTGGAAATAGGAGTTGCCTGTTCCCTTTAAGTGTCTCTCTAGGGCAAAGTCAGACCACCCTGCTGATAGACCCTTGTACCTGCCCATCGGATGACTATGAATTGAAAGTTGTGACAACATGTTATTCCTTGTACTCTTTCATCGCAGCAAGGGCCATTCGGCGACCCCTGTCGTGGTACAGCCATGATACTCAACCTCTACCAAATAGAGACCACAAGACTCTAAGCTATCTATAACCTTAAAGTGGTATGGGTTTGGATTTGGGGCGACATCATTAGAGGGGACAGTTACTCTTTCACACTGGCTATTACTAAAAAGTTTTATTCCCATTTTCTTATCCTTTGTTTCGACTAGTACCTTACGCTATGCCCACATAGATATGATCCGGCTTCTCGGCTGGCCTAACACGTCTGTTGACGCTGGGCGATCAGATGCGGCCTCACGGTCCCGCATTACTAGTAAGTACTCAGTGAAAGAATCGAACTTATGATCTTTCCGGTGTAAACGGAATGTTTTAGCCAACTAAACTAATCGGGCTTGTATGATTTAATCCACTTCCTAATAGCGTTATCGCTAACACCGTATTTTCTTCCAGTCCCACAATAGCCTAAGTCCTTTATCTCTTTCTCTAAAACTTCAATAGTAGGTCTTTCTACTTTTCTCTTATGTGGTCTCGGGCTGTTCAAATTACAAGTAGAACAAACATTTGCAGACTTGGACCTTAGACTGCCACACTTACAGTAATGTTTTTGCCTTTTTCTTTTAGAGGTTGTTTGTTGGCTATGACAATTGGGACATAGAAATCTAAGATTTTCTTTTCTGTCATCTTTCCAGTTACCATCAATATGATCTACTTGTAGCGTTATAGGCTTGTTGTTCCAACTTTTAGAGACTCCACATTCTTCACAACTATGTTCTACGCCAGCCTCTATTAAAGCCCTTACTATTAGATTAGTTTTTCTTCTGATCGTTCTGTTTCCATCAAAAGTCAAAATATCAGAATAATGAAGCTTTCCTGTAATTCTTGACTTGAGACGACGCTTGAAGTGAGAAGTGTCTATTTCGTATTTTTCTACATTGTTTTTTAGACAAGTATAAGATGTCCCCGTCCTCTGTCTACCTAGTTTTGTCAACGTCTCGCCACAGCTTAAACTGTCTTTCACCGCTGCTCTAAGTTCTTTTTCTGTGTACATAAGATTCCTCCACCTTATTATACACTAAACCCGAACCTAGAGCGTCAATAAAATTTCAATTTTCTAGGTTAGAACTTCATAGCCTTCAAAGTTTGCACTCTGAGTAGACCGTAGAATGTAATCAATACCAATGTCTTTGTCAGACCACCAAATAAGATGATATCCAACAACTCTATAAGATTTTACCCAACACTCTCTCCATGAAGAGTAGTAAGCATGAGGCTCTGTCAAGCACTCAATACGGTAAGGGATGTCATGAAGCTTAAAGTATTGCTCTATATCCCACTGAAAAAACAGTGATGGCAATTTGATACAATGCTTCTGCCCACGATTTTCGCGGTACTGAGTCTTTCTTCTGTCTTTCCAAGTTTTACGACCACGAACCCAATAATCATCCCAAGGATCTGGGAGATTTGCTGGACTACGTTTAGCCCTTGCGTATTCACAATCTTGGTTCGCCTTCTTTTCTTGAAAAACCTTGAAATGACGCATACAAGCGTAGTCAATCTTAGAGTGTCTCATTCTGTTCTCCTAAAGTGTTATTAAATACCTTAAAAGACAGTACCTCTTGTAATTCTCATGTTATTCCTTAATCCAAATGTAAAAGTCACCAACCTTCTCTACTCCAGGTAGAGGGATTGTATGTTGGTATGAAATCACCTTCGCCCCACTCTTTAGTTGTAGAAACTTAGGTGCAAGCTTCTCAATAAGAGAGGGGAAGAGGAATAGGGCCACATTGTCCGCATTAACAAAGCTTTGTGTTGTTGAGTCTACGTTAAAAAGATTTATTCTTTTAGACATGCCCTCTTCTTCTACTTCTTTAATAGCCTTCTCATAGGTGGATTTGTTGATCTCTAGTCCAATTCCACGAGTGTTAAAGTGATTAGCACCATAAATTAAAATTCTAGCATCACCACATCCTGGATCTAAAAGAACGCTGTTGTGTTCTGGGTTAAGGATCGCTAACATTTTTTCAATAGCTTCTTGTGGGGTTGCTATATCTTCTGTGTATACATCCTTTGTGACATATTCAATTCTTGTATCTTGAGGCTGATAGGTACTGTGCTGAATCTGCTGTGTGACCTGTGCCATAGGCTGTGCTGCAAGGGCGGCTCTAAGCTTTTGACACATAGGGCAAGGGCAGGTAGCACTTACTGGTCCATCCACCCCAAGGACATAATTCTTCCCTCTATAATTGTATCCATAGTCAGTCTCTCCATAAGAAGAACCTCCACTACTACGTCTGAATAATTGAGCCTCAGATATGGAGGCTGGTAAAATAAAAAGTAGGAGTAGAAGCGAGAGCGTTTTATTAATCATGATGTTTTTCCTGTTTTTAGTTTTATACTTTCAATGGAGCCATAGGGAGTCGAGCCCTATAATCTTCCGTGCAAGGGAAAATGCCTACCCCTAGGTGGCCCCGTTAACAAACCGGCTTATCCATTATGTGAACATAATTAACCAAACAGCCCAAGTATGCACACAACAACTAAAAAGAATAGGATCAGCAAAACGCCGAGTCCACCAGTTCCACTATCCATAAGAACTCCTTAAGTGAACATATCTTTTCTTCGTAAGCGATAGGACAGGGAATCGAACCCTGGAACCGTTTTACGGGTCAGCCGCTTTCAAGGCGGTGTCCTCGTCCATGCCGGACTCCTACCGTATTGTCAAATCTTCAAAGTCTCTCGTGTTCTTGTACCTACCGGCTATCTTGTCGCACTTACACATACTACTTGCCTTTCCTGTGAGATCTAAGAGTTTTACCTTTGCCATGATGTTCGTTCTTTGGAGCCATACTAGAATTTCCTTCATGTTTTAGCTGGCCCCGATACAGTCGTCCTGGTCTTCCAACCGTATCTGGCTTATAATACTTAGAGAAGTTAGCCAACGGTTGATTCTCGAAGTTCTCTATATCGGTTGATAGCCTCAAGTTCTTTCTCCATATCAAAAAGAATCCACCTATCGGTATCATCTGACCCCTTTTCATTCACCCAGTCTAAGTGACTAAGTAAACCATTCCAGCTACTAAAGATATGACGGTGAGGTAATGTCCAAAATAACCAATCGGGGCACTTCTCTTTACCCTGTTTGCAATACACCAACACTGGCTTCTTGCATCGATTAGCCCAAAACAACTCTTCATAAGTACCACAAGCATGAACATCTGTATCGATGTATACGATAATGAAGTCTGCCTTGTCTACCATGGAAAGATCAGTACTTCTTATTTGACGGACAGTATCCATCTTATCATAGTCTCTAGCTTCTTTCCATTCTGTTCTGATCTGTCTGTTATTGTCGTTCTCAATCGCTGCAATCTCTGGTAAGGGTTTTTTAAGAGGATTAAATACCATTACTCCAAGCTTGTGGAGTTCTGGGGTCATCATATCTCTCCAGCCAGCCCCATGATCCTCTACTCTGTCCATCGCACCGATTAGGTACGTCTTAGATCCAAATAGTTTACCCATTCTTTATCCTTTACAATTATTCTATTTTTATGTCACTAATACGAAACTTCCAGTAGTCCTCATCCTTAGACATTATCTCCCGAAGACCCTTCAACCTATCAACCAACTTATTTTTTAGTATGAAGTTTATTTCTCTTCGCCCCTTGTCCTTTTTACTGGGGTTGTAGAAAGCGTAGTCATCTAGAAAAGTGAATATAAAAGGTATTAGTGCTACCATATAGGTAGTGCAATTTTCCCAAGTGCCAACTTAGCCTATTATCAACTTCAATATGATTATCAGGATAATGAACACGCCCAGGTCCAACGACTTTTCTTCTAGTCTCGTGTCCAGAAGTGTAGTTACTGATATGTTCACAAGCCTTAGAGAAGGTTTTTGGCAATTTACTGAATCCTCTTCATGTACGTGTATTGGTAAGGCTCATAAGAGCAACCAGCACGTCCTTTGCAAACCTTCTTGTATCGAGTTTCTGTCACTTGTTGATACTTAGGCTGTGCAACTGGGGCCGCATAGACATTACCATACGTAGTCGTACTGGGCGAATAACGCGGTGTCGATACATTTGATCTGACTCTGCCAAAAAAGTTTCGTACTGGAGTATTTGCTCTAGACGAATATCTATAAGTTGGCGTACTGTAGACCGTTGGGGCACTATACGTGGTACCATAGGTTTGTGTTGAATACCCGTAACTAGGCACGGTGCTGTAATACTGTTGTCCAAAGGACGATCCGGCAAACATAAGTGAGCAGGTAAGGGCGATAGCGATTGCAAAATTCTTCATACTGTCTTCTCCGTGGGGTGAATTTATGGCTAAAATAACCATTTTTTTTGTTTTGTCTGATTCTTAGTGTGTAATATAAAATTAAACTAGAACTTGATAAGTGTCAAATACTTTGTTCAAACTGTCACAGAGAGCTACACGCTATAAAAGAATGGTCATTTTCTGCAAATATATTGAACCCAAAAGAAATACGTTGTTGCATAGAATGTCAGGAACAATGTAGTCACAACTCCCATAAATGGAAGCAGTCTTATCAACTGTGAACTACCCCGACCCTAAAGAGGTTTGGTCACAGTCTCGTTCACTTCGCTCACTCGCTTTGCGACCAAACTTTCTACGAAAGTAGGGGCTTTCTCTCCGTGAAGCGGTAAAGAGCAAAATCGTGGACTCGCACCCCGCTAAACGGATTGGAAATCCGTCACATCGCTATCTATGTTTATAATGCTTATTCCTTAGAAAAAGTCCAATAGTTGAAGTTTGCCGTCGTTCCATCCCCAGTTATATCCGTGGATATCAGTAGGGTGCCATCCTGTCTTTTCTTTTATTTGCTCTTGAATTTCCCACAACTCTTTTTCATGCTCTTGCTGAAAAGTGTCGCACTCGCATTCAAGTACAAAGCCGTCTTTCTTGTAATTCAAGGGAACACAAGGCTTGATAAGCTCTGTAATATAGCAATACAGCCTGTCAATCTGTAGGTCTTCTTCGTCGTCGTAATAGTCTACTTCAACCTCGAATCTCTCTCCGACATCAGGGCCCAAGCCCTCTTCGTAGCATAGGCTCTGTCTATCGTGTGCTATGTCGCAGGATTCGCCCTCATAGTAGCACTTAGCACCCCAGGAACTATTTAGCTTAATAAAGTAACAATGTACTCCAACAGGGCAGTCTTCAAGACCTTTTCGGATCTTATCATCTCGTTGCTCGTTGTTCATGTCTGTATTTTACAGTGTAAATGAGACTTGTCAAGAGGTAAAATTATATAATCCTAACATTTTTCTCCTATGTTTTGTATCAAAGTTTTTTCTAACAGTGGAATCTTTACTCCAGGAGGACCATAAGGATGAGAGAAGAAGAAGTCTTCCCCCTCAACAGCATTTTTCATACTTGACAGCCAGTTCTCTGGAATACGATAAAAGTCAGGATACAAATCTCCCAAAACCTTACAGATATAGATTTGATCATTGAGAAGCAGCTATCCTGGCCGTTAGACGAAGGAAACGTGTTGCTTTCTTACTCTATGTCCTAACTGTCATACCTTAAGTCATAAGTAGCGAGAGAGGGGGTCGAACCCACACTGTCTGGTGCCTAAAACCAGTGCCTCTATCCATTTGGGCTACCTCGCCATGTTTGCCCATTTTACTCATAAGGTAGGCTACCTAGACTACAGCATACGCTGCATATAGTGGAAGGAGTAGGAGTTACACCTACACAGTCTTAGGGATAAATCTTTATTGACTAGGTGTGTACAGCACCGTTGCTCATTATAAGATCTTCGCCATTCCAGGTAGAATCTTGACCACACATCTTACAAGTATAACAGACGCCAGACTCTAACAACGCTCTTTATAATAGGCCTTGACTTTCCCTATGATCGATACTATCGAACTTATCCCGAAAGAGCAGACGGTAGGCTGGTTAAGCCAACTTCTTACAGATAACACAGTGATCGAATCTGCCACGACATATAGGCCGCTGTTCCATGTTGCAACGTACAGATATCTGTAAAGTTGTGAGTGCAGGAGTCGAACCTACAAGGGGTATCGCGATGTTACGTCCCTTGCCAACCCTCACGAGAGGTTCGCGAAAATCTACAGTCTCCTAGGCAGGACTTGAACCTGCGGCCTTCTGGTCCCAAACCAGACGGATTACCAACTTTCCCACTAGAAGATTACTTTATCGTGACAATCTTAGGTCACGATCCTTCTCTACTGTCAAGATTTGTTTGTAAGCACTCAAGTGAGTGTAACGCGACTTGCGGGCAATATTTATTAACTGCTTTTCAGTCAGTTCTTTGCCCATCATGACGAAAGACTTAGACTGGGTGCTTTCGTTAATCTTTTGTACAATCTGCTCATCAGTCAAAACTTGCATCGTTTTTTCCTTACTAGTACTAAATGTGAGTTGAGGAGGTGGGAATTGAACCCACGTACTCGAAAGTTACCGGCTGTCAACACCAACGTGACTCTCCGCAATGTTGTGTCTTCTATTATACACCGTTTTGGTTCGATGTCAACCCTCATGTTTGGTTTTTTTTGGATTTGTTAAAATCCCTTCTTTGTATTGTTTGACTCTGTGAGGGGTGACTCGTGTGTATGGCTGTATTATAGCACGGCCTGCGACTTTGTCAACCCCTCGGTTTGGTTTTTCTTAGATTTCAATTCCAAGAGTATGTTTCACGTATTTCAAACCGTCTTCAGTGACGCCGTCTTCTGACCAAAATTCGTCTTCGTCGTGCATCTTTTGAAGCTTAGACCAGAAGGACACAGGATATCCCTGATACTCTTCTTTTAATAGCTCATTGAGACCATATCTAAGCGAAAGGGTTTCAATATTCTTAGAAGACTTCCCATGAAGTTCTAACGCTTCGTCTGTCATGAACCTACCAACGGCACACCTCTTTTCCGTATCAGACTGATACTGACATGTTCCGTTAGCTTGACCTTTATACAATGATCGTGCTGCGGGGTCTGAGTACGTCTCCAGAACCTCAAGCACAATTTCTCTTTGTGATACTTGTGTTTCCACCATAATTTCCTCCAGTAAGGGGTTACACACTATAATAGCCAAGAACGGCTAAAAGGGCAACCTAAAAAGGAAATAAAGGGCAAAATAGTCAACGATCTTGATACATAAGGTGAAACACCTCGTCAATAGTAGTCTGTTTGACACCAAGTTCCAACGCTCTCTATGATTTTACAATCTTGCAAAATCTTGTTAAGAGAAACTTTGGCTACCTCTATCGCTTCACGAATTTTCATTGGGTCAAACTCTACGGTGTCATCCCAGTCGTTTCTAAACACCTCTACACCGAGACCAACGGTTTCTTCGCAGCAGCTAAACTCTTGAATTAAAACGCCATACTTCTCTACTACTCCTCTGGCCCGATTTCCATAAGGAGTATATCCGTCTTCGTCAAACATATCTTTTGGCAGAAGGTCTTTCAAAAGTTCGAGGTCACAATCTTCTGATCTAAAACCAACCCAGATGTGTACTTCTGCGTCCATACCCATATTATCCACCATTTCCAATTAAATCGTCGTCTTGAAACATTCCCCATTCTTCCATCTCTTCCACTGTTGGGTTGTAAGTTGGGCCGTACCTAGAGCTAGACTTTGTTTTTTCTACTTTGTGAGGTTCGATTGCTTTTACAAGGTCTTTTCTAAGCAATATTACTTCTTTTCTCAGGGCGTCTATCTCATAAGCTACACACTTAATAGCTTCAATTTGTTGACGAGCCTCTGAATACTTATGTGCGTAAGGCAGTGCCCTATTGGGGCTTTGGCCTAAACCTCGTTGTGGCTCGGTATTAAAAACAAGAACAACAAGAATAATTACAGCAGCGACCCAAAGTATTACTTTTTTCATATTAACTCCTTACCAGTACAAGCGATTCTCTAAAATTAGCTTTTCTTTCAATAAGCCCGACCCCTAGGTATTGATGCTTGATTTCTACTCTATACATATTTAATTATTGGCCTAGCACTCCATAGGCAATACCTCCATAAAAGTTAAGAAACTAACCTCTTAGGCGATCAACGACAGCCTTTACATCTGTTCCCAAAACATTTTCTCCTGCAACTTTAAAGATCTTCATAGCCATCCCCATGGCCTGTCCATCGGACTTGGCCTTGAGTATTGGCTGAATTTCTTCGGCGTCACATCTAAGCAAAAATGATTCAATGTGTTCTTGGGTCATCGTCTCGGGCAGTAGACTTTGAAGCATACCAGACTGTCTTTTAAGCCTAGTGTGCCCCTCGTCGCCCTCTTCATAGAAAGCAAGAGCCTCTTCATTCTGCTTTAGATGCTTCCGAATGACCGTCTCTGCCCACTTGTCGTCGTCTTGACGTTTGTGGTCGGCCTCAACGTCGGCGATCACTAGACGAAGTATGTCCCTGCGAACAACGTCCTTCTCTTTAATTGCCGATATCAACAGTCGCTTCATTACTTCTCTTAAAATGTCCATCGTTTTTCCTTGGTAAGTAGGAGCAGCAGGACTCGAACCTGCGACCCTCTGGGTAAGAACCAGAAACTCTAGCCAACTGAGTTATGCTCCCATGTGGTCTTATTAGTTATTTAGAGACGCATGGTACAACCGACCAAGTCTTGCATACGTCTATGGGACAATTGGGATTTGAACCCAACTCGGGAGCTTATGGCTCCCTAGTCTACTATATTTCCCGCGTTTCAGTCTATAGCCATCTACGCTTGTTTTGATAGACCCCTGTACAATTAAGTACTCAGAGCATTATCCTCTATGCTATTGTCCCTAAGTCTTGTAAATTTGACCAGTTTTAGTGTGCATTAGTTTCTGCTTTGTTCCCTTGCGTTGTTGCAAGAACACAAACTCTGGACATTCTTTGATTGTCTTACTGCTAGTAGTGTGAAAACCAAGTCGTCGCCCAAGTAGTGCAAAGTCGTCTTTGCCGATCTCACCAGAAGCCTCAATACCCACAGAACTGTGGACAAAGAAGTAATCGTCTGTATATCGTCGGTTCTCTTCGTTTAGCATTACCTGTTCTCTGCATTTGAAAACCAACTCGTTGACTTCTTCTAGGTCACCTTCGGTAGTCTTACAAAACATTGCAATACTCATCTTAATTCCTTTTGCTAGTGATTAAAAAGTGATTTACGACAGGCTGGTTGATCTTGATAATTTTTTGAGCAACCAATTTAACTAAAGCATAACACTCAGCCCAGCAATCGCCAAGGCTACTTTTGCACCCGTCAAGTACCCCTGGCAGAACTCGAATCTGCAACCTGAAAATTAGAAGTTTTCTGCTCTAATCCAATTGAGCTACAAGGGCGAAGTTTTAGTGTATAATAAGTATGACTCTTTTAAAAAACTGAAACTATTCTATTCTTCTTAGTACTCCACGGGGGAATCGAACCCTAACCTCCATCTTGCTCAGTTGTGGTATGACCTTAGAAGGATCATGCAAGCTGCCGGAGAGCGTGTTGGTGAGGTTATTATACACCAACTTTATTCTTTGTCAAGGGCTATTTCAAGAAATAAAGTAAAAATAATCCCCAAAGGGCGATTGCCGAACTTACGACAAACTTAATAGCACAGAAAGCCCTACCCTCGTCTGTAAACTCTCCACCAATCGGATGCTCGTCATTAGCAAGGGCGACGAATCGAAAGATAGACTTAATTAAACACATCGCTACCACCAGGATAATGAATGAGTTCACGTTGTCACCTCTACCTGAACTTGCTTGAGTGCCGTGTTAAACAGGCTCTCGTGCGTCTTGTACTTATGACACCAAGCTTCATAGGCCAGGAACATGGCACGACTGACAACAGCAAGGGTCTCTACGTTTTCTGGAATCTTCATCGTGTTTCTCTGTGGGTGTTAGTGGGTGGGTCATTGTCTTACTCCCATATTATAGCACGCTTCGGCCTTCTGTCAACCACTATTCCTGAATTTTTCTTTTTAATTGCCCCGAGTCCTGATTTCCAACTATTTTCACTTTTTTGACGGATTTTGGTTGTCTACCCCTGTTTCAAACGCTATTATACTATGTAGTTTTTAAGTTCTATCCTTACTTACTAAGAATCAAAAGATTCAACTCAGGGTCGACGGCGATACTAACTGACGTAGTATCGTTAGACCCAATAAGAATCAAATAGATTCTAGGGAGGATGGAGCTATCTTTTGGCTTTCGTCCAGCCATCTTCTGTCTCTGCTGAGACGCCCCAGGTCGCTCTCTGTGGCCCCTCGCTGAATATCGTGACTCAGAGCAGGCGAATCTCTCTGAGGCCCTTAGGAGCCGAACAGGCACGAAAAAAGGCGAGACCATTACTGATCCCGCCTTAGCGTTAATTGAAGACCATTTGGTCGATGTAGTCGCACTGTTCATCAATTATCCCCATGATGATCCTCGGTAAAAATAGGTCGTTTGTCCATGATATTCTTAATGTCGTGAACCTCTAGTGGTGCAAATCTATTGGAGTCTACTCCAATGTCCATGCTCTTTCCTGGGTGCCAAGGTAGATTCCCATGACAATGCCCATACAGCATCCAAGCTCCACGTCCCATTTGATTCCAACTACGCATAGGATAGTGACACATAACGATTCTCTGCTTATGCACGTCGCCGAAGTCTACTTTAATCTCGTGGTAGTGCCGAGCCCAGACAAAGCGTTTGCTCGTGATCACTTCATCCCTGTCGTGGTTCCCAATAATAAGGAACTTTTGACCATTGAGGGCCGCTAGTATAGAGTTTGCTTTGTCTTGGTCTCTCTTGCCCCAGGTTAGAAATACGTCTCCCAAGTGATAGACAATGTCGCCCTTACCCACTGCCGCATTCCAGTTCTCCACAATCGTAGATATCATAGCATCCATATTTACAAAAGGACGCTTAGAAAGCCTAATGATATTGTCGTGAAAGAAATGGGTGTCGCTGGTAAAGAAAGTTTTTTGCGTGCTCATATCTTAGTCGCTTCTTTGATTAGTTTGTAGTCATCTTCGTAAACAACTTTGATCATTTCGACCATGTGCTCATCTACCCAATTGAACCAGTTCTTGCCTAAGTCTTTTAGTTCAATGTGAGCAAACGCCGTGTCTCCATAGAACTCTTCATTTCTTTCTTCTAGAGCTTCCGTTACATTCAATTTACCAAAAGAAGCCCTAGGTAGACCATGTCTGTTTGATAGGAAACCAAAAATCCTATTAAGGTCTTGATCAATATCAAAAACGTGGTCCCAAGCCCACTCTACTGGTTTGTATTGCTTTTTAAAGTGATGCTTGATATTAGGAGAGAAGAAACATCTGTCAAAGAAGTCTGTGTTCTCTGCGAGCTTACAGTCATGAATCATCGAGAGCATATTTCTCGTCGTCATGTACGGGTAGGGCAAATGCTGAATGGCGAGACAACGATTAGTAATCGTAGAAACAAACCTCTTGACAGGATCTCTAACTAATTGGACTCTAAGGTAGTTAGTTGGATCTATTTCCACGTCTGTGATGTCTGGAAAAGCCGACTTGAAGTCTTTGTGAATATTTTCGCAGTCTATACCTACGGACTCCATGATGCCAGTCTTGATAGACGTACAGGCAGACTTGGGCGACCATCCTAAGATCATTTTTAATGGCTCGATAACTGATAAAATCATTTTCTTAGTACCTTTAGTTGTTGTATTTTTGTGTTTATGTCTTTGCACATAAAATGTACAAAGTTAGGAACAACTCTCTTTTGTTTAGATGAGCTGTTCCATCTGCCTTCTAGTCTAGTAAAGTCTTGAAAGTGCTTCCTTAGGACTTCCGCTATGTAGACTTCATCAGATATTTTTGAGTCATCTGAGTTTAACTCTGGATTTTCCCACATCTTACAAACTTCTCTGCCCAAGAACTTTAAAGCTTCGGGTTCTCCAATTATTAGTCCGCCATTGACGAAGTAGTCAGGGTCGAACATTGGGAATTTATCCCTACACAAAGTGTTCTGCCTTATTCCCCAGTGGGTATATCCAGCGGGCCTTCCTGCGATATTGTTGATTGGCAAATCAAATATATTTTCACTCTTCACTATCAAAATGTCACAATCAAGATACATGATCTTTTCATAGTTGTCTGATATTCTTCCCATTGTCTCAAATTTTCTAACCCAATGAGACCTTCTGTTGTTTTTGCTATTATTGTAGTCGTCGGCGTTGTAAACTCTAAAGTCAGCACCCACAGACAAAGCGTAACTCGATATGTTTTCAATAGTCTCAGCCAGAACCAAAGAGTAACTTGGAGAACATATTGTGTATATGAGATTCTTCACTTCTTGTACCTCTTGATGAACTTATCTAGGTCTTCTTCAACGTAGAGCCCATTGAGGATCTTCTCGTTAATGTCGTCATACTTCCTGTTTCTGGCTGTCTTTGTATCTACGAGAGACCCCTCTTCTACCCATATGTCAACAACCTTGTCTATCTTTTGTTGAATATTTATTACAACACCTCGATTGTGTAAAGCGGAACGGGTGGGAATCGAACCCACAGACCTAATTAAAGGCCCTAGTTTTCCAGACTAGTGTGACCAACCAGTATTCACCTCCATTCCGAGGTTAACCGGATGGTGGGACTAGGTCTTCGCCAAGCTCTAAGATACCAGACTCTTCCACAAGTGGAGAGTTTGACCCCTTGGCGGTTTTCAAGATCTTGTCCACTCCAAGAGCAATGGCTTCCTTGGTGCTAAGCGTTCTTAGCTTAGCTAGTCCTGACTCACGAAGTCTTTGTAGAGAGTCTGCTTCCGCCTCTGCTGCGGTCTCATAGATATCAAACGACACAACCTCAACAGATCCTTCTCCATGAGTCTTCTTAAAGAACTCAGAGTTAAGGAAGTTGTTTGCTTCAACGTTTGACTTGAAATGTGACACCGGCTTCATAGTGCCGGGCTGTCTGTTTGAGGGTCTTTGTACAACCCAGTATCTTACTAAACTACTCATTTTCTATTCTCCAATTGTCTTTCTGTTTTGACCCATTCTAAAAATTGCTTTTGACCAAGCAAATCCCACCAATCGTGAAAAGCATAAGAATGCTCGTCATCGGTAAAAGTTAGCAAGGCTTGATGATCTGGTAGTTCAAAACGTACCTCGCGATCAATATCAGGACTGTATTTTTTATGATTTTTCATTTACTTCTCCAAATTGTGAGTACCGGAATCGAACCGGTCCTGACCCTCAGGATGGGCCATTATATTATCCTCTAAACCCTACTCGCTGTCCATATCATCTGGCTCTTGTTGAGCCTCAAGATTATTATAGCCAATAATCATAAAAAGATCAACTTAAATTTTCCACTTTGGCTTCCAATTCTCACAATAATTGTTTATGCAGGATTGCCATTTTCTATCAAATCCGCAATCTAGTTTGTAATAATACAAGAACAGCAAACGAAAAGACTTGTCTTCATATCTAGACTGATACACTAAACTTTCTTTTGCCAGACATATGTGTAGCTCCTGTGATACGGATAACTACATATATTACACACCAAAAGTTTTAAGATTCTTGAGATTCCATATCTATTTCTCCAGAATCTAATTGCTTAGTTTCGTGAAGATAGAAATTGGGGGACTTTGCTTTTGCGAAATACTCGTTAACTCCATATTTCATCAAAACAACACCCTCATCACAAGGAGCCCCTTCGTCGAGAGGTAAGCAGTCTTTGAACCCACTCTTAAAGAAGCTTTTGTCCATATAATAATCGACATCTATATCTTCAAACAAACCTCGTTCCATTTCTGGGACATGATTAATACCGTTCTGTAGACAAAACTCTTTAACCTGATCCCAATGGAGATCTAGCCTCATCCCATCTTGATTGACGGTAGAAATCCTGTAAACATAAAGACGATGTTCTCCCTTGGGGATGCAGTAAGAGTAGTTCTTTTGAATGGGTGAGTCTCCCGCCCATCCAACCAACTCCCCATATAGAATCCAATTCTTAGGGATCACATGTTTAACTTTTTCCAGAGCTTCATTGTAGATATCCGCCTTGTAGTAAGACTGTGAAGCGTCCCTATATTTAACAACTTTACGAGAGCCAGCTACGCACTTATACTCAGACTCTATAATTTGCACTCCACACCATTTTGCGAACCGGGCAAACCAAGGCAAAGACTTTGGTACTAGCACGTTAGCCAACCTAACGCTTGATCCGTGTAGCTTAGCTGAGACAAAACAGTAGTCGTCAGGCTTCCAAGCTTGTAGGTTCCTTAGAAGCTGTGGTGTCTCATGGTGTTCAGGCAAAAGTTTTGGATCTACTTTCTGAACTTTAGCTTGACCCTTAGTCTTGTTTGAATCACCCTTGGGACTAAGAACCTGTTTGATATACTTAGAAACAACCAAGTTTCCATTAATATGGGTGAAAGAGTCTCCGACCTTGAGGTCATTAACGTTCACATCCAAGTATGAAAGGCATGATAAAGGAAGGAAAAGGGCGTTAGACACATGGCCGCGAAGCTTAATAGCTCGAACTCTAGCGTTGTCTCCAAGATAACCCTTAGCCTCTTTGTTGCGGTTCAACTCAGAGTGTGCATGAAGGTCGTTGTATGCAGCAAGGTCGAGGGCAAGCTGGCACTCAGTAGGAAACAAAATCCCTACATCGCCAACTTCATAAGTACCTCGCGACACCACTGCCTGCATACCAAAGTGAGAGATACCCACCAATCGATCTGCATTCTCAAGGTCGAGAAGGTTTCCAATTTTAACTACTACTGCTGAGTAGTTCTCGTTATCGTTTGTAAGTTTCATGATTAGGCCTCCAAAACCCAGTTACCAATTCCAAAAGCGATTGTTCCAAGTCCAAGCACAAGCACTCCAAAACCTGGAGACGCAAAGCCACAGTCTACTGCAACAATAAAAATTCCTACCACAATAATGGCCTTCTTTCATGTTTGTATTATACAGGAGGTCTGCATCTTATTCTACTGGCTCCGTATATGTTCCGAAAAACTCTAGGTCAATACCAGCAGCGTTGAACTTGCGAATCAACTTACGCTCACGTTGTTTTCGTGTAATCTTTGTGTCATCGTTGACTGTGACGCAGTCTTCGGTAAACTTAGTGTTGCAAATAAAACCAGCTCCATTCTTCTCTGTTAGTGGAGAGATAACAGTACCAATGCCATCTGGTTCTCCACATCGCATAACTTTTTCATTACTGATCTTGCCGATCTGCTTAGCGGCAAAGCCAAGGCAACACATAAAGCCCTCTTCATTCAATAGTAAGGTGCTGCCCTCTCCTGTATGCAATCCTGGGGCTTCTTCTCCGGTTCGCCACTTGGAGCGATTGATTCTTACCTTCTTTGTAAATGTCTTCATTGCTTTTTACTCCATCGTTTTTTGTCTGCGGTTGACGGTCCCTCTTCATAGCCAGTTTCATAACCCTTGACATAGATAGGGTCGATCTCTTGAAAGCTAATCTCTTGGATCTCGTCGTTGCGAGGTCTCTCTTTCGGGTCTGTCAACCAATCGATATCAGAGTCAAGATCTGCCCAGTTGTCAAACCGACCAGACTCTCTACCATGCTTAAAGCGACGGTTGTTTTCCATTTCTCCCATGTCTTCTGCTACTTCTGCACCCATGTTATTCTCCAATCATTTCAACTCTAAGGTCGGTTAACAAAAAGCCTAACCAATTCAGGCCCTTCCACTTGTTCATGTCCGTAATGTCTGGATCATCACCAGACATACCAACGCCCCAAATTTTATCATAGGGGCTAGCTTCTACTAACACTCTACCGGCGGTGCCTTCTAGCTCTAGTTTAAGCAGAACACTTTGGGCAAACTTTGCCTTTAGTCCAGCCTTAACAATTCCCCTCGCTACGCAGGCCCAGTCTGTCTCATCAAAGTTTTCAATAGACCTGCCCAACGCTTTCTGTTCTTTTGGATCTTTAACATCCATGACCTTTCTAGCTGTAGCTCTGTCCTTAAAAAACAAAGCCTTTTGAACCATCATAAACTGCTCAACACAGTTAAACTCAATCAGTCTATCATCTAAAGTTGGAGCCGTAAATAAACAGCGATGCCAATTGCTAAACGGCCCGCCCCAAAATGGTAATACCTTCATGATTCCTCGCTTATTTGCTTTTTGTTTCTATCATAAATTTCAAACTCTCCACCCCAAAGATCGAGAGAAAAAAACTCGTCGTCATCTTCAAGGTATTGTTTTCCAAAAACTGATATGACTTTCTTTCGTAGATCATGCTCGAACTGTTCTGCATTGAAGCCGTTATATTCGTTATCGCCTCCCTCCATTTCTGGGTAGAAGGACATAATGGCATACTCATTCTCGTGGTCCTGTGCCCACTCTTCTGATCTTCCGTCATCAATGGCGTCTTTGTAGTTTTGCCCCTTAGCGTTGAGATAAATACTATCAAATGCAACGCCATTAAAGCCCTTGCTTTTTAATTCTTTATACAAGGCCTCTGCTTTTGATCTTACGCTCATCTTTTTATCATCCTTATTGCTTGTTCTTTGGTGGGCGTATCCTTCATGAATGTCCAACGCCGTGACTATATGTCTAAACTCTAACATTATCTCCCCCAAAAGCAGAGGCCGAAACCTCTGCTGTGTTTATACAAGTGCCAAACCGTCTTCAAGTGTATGAAACTCACCATCAAGCTGTGCTTGATAGCATCGATCAAGAATATCCTTGAACTTAGGTCCAGGCTCCATTTCCATAGCAACCAAGTGTCTACCCTTAACGATAGGATCAGGCTTACCAGTCATTAGGTCTAAACCCTCTGACAGTTCTTGGATCTTAGCAGCCGTAGCAGGAACGCCCTTAGGCAAAGGATGTCGACCACTGTGATCGGCCTCTATCAACCTAACAAGCATAGCGATGTTCGATGGTGCAACACGCACAGCCAATCGTCGCACAAGCCTGTTGTTAGGCTCAACTCCGATATGAGACATGTGCTCCACAACCAAAGGAACAACCTTCTTGACTACAGACTCGCCGAAGCCCATTCTTGCAAGCAAGCTTCTCGTAAGGTCAGCACCCTCTTCTGCATGGCCAGGAGATCTCCATCTCTCATCACGCATGACCGTAGTATTAGCTTTACCTAAGTCGTGGCACAATGCCGCTAGCATCAATACCAAACGATCATCGTCGTTAAGCTTATCACGTACTGCAATATCTCTAGCTGCATCGCAGACTAGGGAGGTATGGGTGAGACAGTCGCCCTCGGGATGCCATTCAGCGTCTTGTGGTAAGCCAACGAGTGCATGAAGCTCTGGAAACAGTTCTATCCACTTAGTATCACGCAAGAAGTACAGTCCAGCACTAGGCTTGACAGACTTCAACGCCCACTTCAACACTTCTCCGTAGATACGCTCAGTAGAGATAGTATGAGCTTCTGACAACAAACTCTTACACATCAGAGAGGTACTAGGATCGACAGTAAGGTTAAACCTAGAAGCAAATTGAAACCCTCTAAGAGTTCTAAGAGGATCTTGGGCAAATTTGTCACTAGTCGCCCTCAGAACTCTATTTTTAAGATCCTCAACTCCACCAAACGGATCAAACAAGTTTCCATCACAATCTTTAGAGATACTATTGATAGTAAAATCTCTACGACTCGCAGCTTCTGTTATGGTCATATTGTGATCCACCTCTACTGTAAAGCCTTGGTGACCATCGGCCACCTTACTGTCACGTCTCGGTAAAGTAAAGTCGAAGTCGTCATCTGGAGTAGTCAATTTGATTACACCAAACGACACTCCAACGCAATCGACCTTACCAAAAGGTTTAAGGACAGTGATAAGCTCGTCAGCGGACAGGCCGTACACTTCAACGTCAATGTCTTTGCTGTTTTTAATACCCAGGATTTCATCCCTCACACAGCCACCAACGAACAAAGGGCGACCACCAACCCTAGTAACCGCGTCTAATATCTCTTGCATGTGCGTCATTGTATCTACCTTTCTTGATTTTGATTAGAACGAGCCACATAAAGAAGTGGACCAATACACATAACACCGCAGGCCATAAGATTGGCATCAATACCCCTCCGCTAACTCACAACACACCCAAAAAGACGTGTGGTTACGAATGGAAGAAGACTCAGGCATACCAAACCAAACCTCACCAGCAATACGCATGATCTTGTCTGCTTCGTATTGCCTATATCCAACAACTGGATCTTCTGTAACTTCTTTCTTAATTTGCTTACGCACTATAACACAAGCCTCTTCCTCCGCTTTGGCGGTGATGTTTCCATTGTGCCGATGGTTACTGTAATAAGGATGAAATTCCCTAATGGCTGCAATCATAACGTCTTCGTTACTGCGTGCAACTTCTAGGTACTTGTCAACACAATCTTGTTCGTTCATTTTACTTCTCGTAGTTTTGATTTCTGAGGACGAACCTAGTGAAAACGCACAGGCCCTTAACAAACAAGCCAGCTTTTCCGCTCTCAATGATTGTGGTCAAGCACCTTATCCCGATTCGTCTGTGTCCGTCTGCGATCCGGTCTTTTTCCTTTGTCATGCCTAGATTATACTCGCGATGCTCGACATGTCAAGGCTAAAGTTTTAGATTTTGTCTTAAAACCAGCTTTTATTTTGCTCTTCAAGAATGATCTCTTTTGAAAGGTATAGCCCCCTAGAGACACCATCAAGGAAGGCGGCTTCGATAGCCTCTTCTTTTGTCTTGTCTTTGTCTAGTAGGATCTTCAACTCTTTGACTCTAACCTTTAGCTCTTCTGTTGCTCTATTACTACTCATGCTTGTCTAATCCTTTCTTTTAATTGCGTGGTGGATGTGATCTCAGCTACGTCTGGCACCAACACCAAACTGATTCTCATTTAATCTTCCAACTCTTTTTCGATAGCTTCTAGCTCCATCTTTGCCCGAAGTTCAGGACTGATGATCTTATCTAGTCTTTCTTCAAGCTTGGCAAGGTTTCTCTTGTCCTTGTCGATGTTGATCTTGTTGACACGAGTCTTGATATCGCTCATCCAATCGTTAGGAGAGTAGTCACACACTACGCAGTCTTCTTTGACTCCTAGCTCTTCAATTACCTCTTTCCAGCTGGTCTCTCTAGCACGTACTGCACTAGCGATAGAGACAAGCTCAGAGACGGTCTGTAGCGTCCTGATGTTGATCTTGTCTCCGCCCAGGGTAAAGACACAATTGGTCTTCCAAGATGGATTCTCGACCTTTTGAATCTGAGACTTCTTCTCTTTGACTTTTTCAATAAGAAGCAGAACGGTTTGGTCTTGTGCTGGTTTGGTCATGATTTCCCTAAGGCTGATAGTAGTGCTTCTTCCCAACAACACCCGCCGTTGTAGTATTGTAGAGTATATGTATAAGATCCGTCTTCTTGCATTTCTGCGTCAAAAATACCAGAGTCAAGATCTTCTATTGCTTTGTTGTCTGCAACCCAAACTGTGTCATCAATCACAAGAGCCTTTTTATAATACTCTTCGTTGAACCATTCTTCTACCGATCTCCAAGACAGGTCGTCTGAGTCTGGTTGCTTGTCCTGAGGCAAAGTAAGAATAAAGGCAGAAACAGTGAGGCCAGTGTCTCTTAGTGTGCCATGGTGGTGTTCTGTTCTACTCACCTTTCACCTCGTCTTGGTGTGCAAGTTCCATTCGATGGCGAATAACGTCAGAGTATTTAGAAGCAGCATCGTCAAAGTCCTCAAGGGCCTCCTTTAGCTCTTTCGAAGTCTTTCCGTCCCTACATGCGTCCATAGCACACTCAATAGCAAAGTTCGCAACCGTCATTGTGTCAAATTGTTCCATCTTTTTCTCCTTCTCGAAGTGCTCATTTAACTGGTCATCCCAGTCTTTATTTCTTTTATCTAGCTCATCCGCAATTACCCTTAGATTCCAAGAGGACAAAGCACCACCTCCGCTTGACCCATAGTAATAAAATCCATCTTCAAGTGGAAAAATATCACCAGCCTCGTCAACTCTTTGTATTATCTTCTGTGCTTCCTGATTCATTTTTACAACTTTATAACGAGGAAACTTCGTAGCTAAATGATAGCAACCATAGAATGGTAACCAAACCAAACCAAGAGAAACCCCAAGGACTAACAGCAAAGGCTACCCCAAAGAAACAGCGAGAGAGTTACAAATAATATCTGTTTGCTTATCTTTAATGATGATATTTTCTGGCTCATAAATATACATCAGGACTGTAAAACAAACCAAAACGCTAACAATCCAGATAACAAAGTAAGTCATACTAATCCCTTTTTCATTTGAACGAACATAGAGCCATAACGCTCTTTGAAGTCTTTCTTCCGTTGTGTGATACCAGTGTCAATCTCATGCAGGTCCAAGTGAATACTATCCTCGATAGTGTCAAACTCTCCGTGCATAGACTTAGAAAAGCTAATTAGCTCTTGAAATGAGTATTCAATTTGAGTCTCAACTTCTGCCACCTCATATCCCAGCGAGTTAGGGCCGATCCACTCAATCATCATGCCAAGTCTCTTTACTAGGGCATTGACATAACGCTTGTTGCCTTTGGCTATTGTAAACTTCATACTTTCTTATTCTCCAATCTAGCCTTACACTTTAGACAACGGTAACTGCTAGAACGCTTACGATAGCTGCCTCCACCAACCCACAAACAGCGAGGGCACTCTAGCATCCATTTGTAAGGGGCTCGCAGGTCCAGTGGCACGTTTGTGCAAGTTTCTGGTCTAGCACCCATCTGTTTCGCTGCACGCTTCCAGACCTGACCGTGGCCATTTCCAGGACCGACAAGAGCGTGGGCTACCTCGTGGCGGATTGTGTTCTCAGCATAGTGAGGGCATCGGTCAAGTACCCAGCTTGAAAGCTGAATTGTCTTCTTACGATAGCTACACATGCCTAAACGACGATTAGATCTGTTGTTAACCTCAAAACGCCATACGTTTAGGTTCTGCTCTTTTAAGAGACGGTCCGCCAACTGATACGCATCAACGTATGTAATAATCTGACTCACACTATTCCTTTGTTCTTTTGTTTTCATGTTGTCACTATACACAGAGACTTAGAAATGTCAAGAGGCAAAATAAAAGAAAATTAAGATAAAACCTGATTTTGAGTGATTATTATACACTAAAATGATCGTAGCAGTCTCCAAATTTATTTAGGAGCATGAATGACGGGCAAACCATTGCCACAAGAAGGTCTGGCTTTATTTGGATTCTCTGTAAACCACTCTTGGACGTAATGAAGCTGGCCACATCCACCCCCGATATCATCTTGTCCAGCGGGGTCAAATACTCGCACATTATAACCCTTGGCTAACATTTTGCCACTAAAGTCTACAGCTAAATCTCTTTGTCCATCACTTCTAGACGGAAGGCCCTCGTTACGCTCACAGATCACGCTAATCGTGCATTCCCACACGTCGGGAGTGAACAGGACAGCAAGACGATCAGCATCTTCGTGAGTGCTATTATCCTCACCAGCACAGTAGTTAAAGAACGGCTTACGACCAGTGGCATTGTACCACTTAGTTCCAAGCTCTGCAATCTCTTCAAGAGTCAACTTGGACTTGAATGGAATCAGTTTGTCACGATCTTCGTCTGTACTCTTGTGGACAGAGAACTGTAGTCCCACGTTCTCAAGGTCTATCGAAGCCTTGAAAAATTGATCCCAGTTAACGTCTGGTCCAATCGTACTCAATAGCAACTTGGCCGTTGGGTACATATTGTTCAGAATATAGAGGGCACTCACCATGTTCTTTTGGTTAAGCATAGGCTCGCCCATACTCATGAACATAATCTGCAATCGGTCCATTTCTTTAGATTCGACGCCGGTCTCATCCATACAGTGGACAACCTGTGCTACAATCTCATCCGCACTCAAACTACGGACAAAGTAATCCCCAGCACCACAGAAACGACAACCAACAGGACAACCTGACTGACTAGAGCAGCAGATGACTGTGCGATCCTCGTAAGTAGGGTACTTATAGAGAACAGCCTCAGCTACGGCGTTGTCTTTCTTAAAGACATACTTAGCGACATTGCCCTCTGCACTGTCAATACGTTTAGTTTCATTCCACATCTTGTTTCTCTCTAATTGTAATGTCATAAATATATCTACCGACATGAAACGGCAACAAAACCGGCTCATTGATGAGTCATGCTTTCATTATACAGAATACAGACAGATAGTCAACCCTAAATCCTAAAAATACCCAGAAACGCCCAGGAAGCCCCTGCGGCGGCGTGTTGATTGTTTGGGTAGTACCCTAAAGCAACGCATCTGAAATGTTAGAAGACTGAGTCTTGAACAGATCGTATAGCATACACTCAGCGATTGTCTCAGATACAGCCTTAACCGCCTTCTGTGCGATCTCAGATACCTTGTCGGAAGTCCCGTGTGACAACTGGTCTCGGTAGACATCAACCCTACCATTCGCCTTCCTACCCTTGATCTCCATTGAGTAGTAGAATGTCACACACATTTTGTATGAATCTTCAACGACTGCCCACTTGAAATCAATGTCAAGACGATCAAAGCCTGACATAAGGATAGAATTAAGAGCCTTGTCTTTCATCTCTCCGTACAGTCTGATAGAATCATCAGTTGGTGCCCGATGTTCTGTGATGGTGACCTCTTGCTTGCCACCGCCGACGTATGTGTTTGTTGTGTTAAACATTAGTAGCAGACAAAGTTAAAGAAAGCAGAAATACCCCACATCAAAACAGTAAGAAAGGTAACGACAAAAGAGTTAACAGTAGCTACTGTCTTTTTGTCGTTTTCTTTTGAGTTAGCAGATACAGCGACAATGGCTGGCGTCACAGCCACACTAAGGGCAAACAAACTACCCCAATACATCTTGAATGTCAAGAAGTCCTCTTTGAGATAGAAGATATCCCAAGTAGAGCCCATGTCAGTAACAACATGATAAGCTAAAAATAGATTACCAATAGACCAAAAGAAGGCCACGATAAAATCAATCACTCTTTCCATCTTCTTTTTCCCTTTTCCAGTAGAACATACCATTGAGCCACTTCTTACGCTCATTACAGTCGCACTCGGACAGTCCGAACCAACTCTTAAACCTATCTTGAGTGATGCCCATAGAACTAAGGACGCTCTCTACAACATCACCCACACCAACCTTGTCGTAGTCATCGTTGTGCTTCAAGCCTTCGCCCTCTAGCTTTTCAATGACCTTATCAAGATCTTTTCTTATTTGCTTTTGCTCTTTGCCCATGATCTAATACAACTCTCTAGGGAGAATGTGATAGTAAGGATCTGGCAAGGTCTCTTCTTCTATTCGGATCTTCATGTCCATGAACTTTTGTAGTGCCACTACATTCTCACCCCTAACACCAATCAACAGTCCAGGCCTGTATAGTCTAACGGTATAGCTCTTACCGCTTACACTAGTGGAGGTTATACGAAGAGAATTAAGGGCAGCAAGAGCACCACCACGATTGCCCTCGCTCCTCTTTAAGTAGAACTGTCCAAGGCACTGATCTGCTTGCTCTTTGTTCATTCTTTTCTCTTGTTTATTAAGCGTGAAACATTATACTCAACCATCCTGGCTGTGAAAATGATACCTAGCGATGCGACCAGTGATGCCGTACCTCCCGTCATATACATAGACGACAAAAGAATCGTAAGTAGGATCGCCCACACAAACAACATTCTTTTTTCTTTTATCCAATTCATACTTTCGTCTCACTAGGTCTATAAGGAATCAAGATTGAGCCAATCAAGAGACCCGCAAAGTAGCCAAATATGTCCCCAAGGTCAGATTCACTAAAGCCTCTAAATAATGAGCAACTAAAAACCGCAATCAATACAAAGAAACAACACAAAAAAATGTGATTAAACATTACGCTACCAACTGAGGTTCAAGGAATCGGTTAAGGCTAAGGAATCGAAGCACTTCGCTTGGTGCAACACCATCTTCATGTTCAACTTGGTATAGAATACCCGAACCAAAGACGCCATCAGATTGAGAAGCCAACTCGACTTGACTACCACCATCGACAAACAGGTGAACGACACGCTCATTGTTCAGGTATAGAACTACAGTATGAGTAAACTGATTGGTCTCTGAAATTTTCTTCATTGTTTTTCTTGTTGTTAGAAGTCGCAGTCGGAAGTGTCTGGTCCAATCTCTTCATTAAGCAGATCTCTGTATCCTTCAATCAAGTTGATAGGAATGATAGTGCCACACGAATCGCATAGTCTCACTGCTTGTGCATCCTGTTCAGGCGAGAAGCCAGCATCTCTCCTACTGACCAAGGCTTGAGCTAGATCTTCTGTGTCTACTAGTATCTTGCTTCCATCCATCAATTGTAGGTTAGCAGTAACATTAACAAGGGTTCTTGCTAATAGCCCGGTCTCTTTGTTGCTACGCCAACTCTTGAAGCCTCCGACAAAGGCCATCTTCGCCGTTGTCCTGATGACCTTGTATTGAGTAGTGTCAGCACAGTTGCCGCCACAATGGATGACGGTGTCACCCACACTGATTGGTTGTCCAATTGAATCGATCATAGTTCCACAATGTCAAAGTCGGAAGATTTGTGAGAACGACCATTCGCATACCAACTACGATCATAGTTATTACCGTAGAATCCGTGTGAGGTACCCCAATCTTCGTTGGCTTCACGATACATAGCCTTGACGTAGTCGCCGTTACGCATCTTTACCAACACTTCGCCCCTGCCTTCTTGTCCGTTGCCCGCATGTAGACAACGACGCTTTAACTCCTTGGTGAAGTCATTAAGGTCATTCTGCGATGGCGGGAACATGGCTTGGTTTGTCATACTACTCTTCATGATTAAAAGTCCAGATTGATGTTGTGTGTTGTATGTCCCCATTATATCACGAACTTGCTTCGTGTCAACCCTCTCCGATCATATTTCCGAGAATTTCTCTGAGATAAAGTCGGCCACGGTGCGTCACTTTGAAGTTGCCCCTCTTGCTCACCTTGACTAAAGCATGATGAAGAAGAATTCCCTGAACAGTAGAGCCATTGTGTCAACCGCAAACAACCTTTAATAAACCATGCCTAACAACCTCTACTGGTGTTATTGATCCGAAGTCAGCACCAAGCTCAGCTTGATAATTGATAATATCTGTCTCTCTTATGTGTATCATACGCACACCACCACCTTGTCGGAGACATAGTCTGGGTGACTCTTGTCAAAGAGCTTTGGAAACTGTTCCTTATGCTTGGCGTCATACCAACCAGCCATCCAGGTCATACGTTTTTCGCCCTCTTCTGCTGGTGCGTTGTGCATACCGCAAGACTTGTATGGTGAATCATCAACACAAACCCCATCAGAGAAAGCCTCTGTGCCCTCTAGGTATTGTGCTTTATTTCTAATCTTCTGTGTAACTTTGGGTAGTGACATATTGTCTCCTAAAAAGGTATATGTGAATAGTCTGTTCTTTTGTTTATTGGCCATTCAAAGCTTCTATGAATGCGTAGTTGTGGAGGTATTTCATCTTCGTCTGGAGGATCGCCATAGATATGACTAGCATCAAGGCCAGCACGAGGGCCGTCAAGCAGGTCTGCTAGCTCTCGCAGCTTGTCGGCAGTCAGAGCAGAGTTGTCGCTTAAATGAAGGTTGACATACTCCCCGGCCTAAAGGCACGAGGATTCTCCGACTAGGCGACTCTCATCGCTGTACGGATGGCTTGACGTTTCATCGCAGGTCGCACCCAAGGGTGTCTTACATCCACTCCACGTCCATTTTGAGTCGTGGGCGTATCCCGCCCCGACTTGGTCGATATTCTCAGCAGCGTTCTCATCTCGATCATGGACGTGCCCGCAACTGATGCACTTCACTGTCCTGATGCTTAGGTCGAGTTTACCCCATCTGTATCCGCACTTTGAGCAGACTTGTGATGTCGGCTCGAAGCGATTGATGATGACGACTTCTCTATCCGCGTACATCTTTCCCTTTGATTCCAGCATCACGCGAAACTGATACCATCCCTGCTCGCCAATTGCTCGTGAAAGGCATCGGTTCTTCATCATTCCAGACACGTTCAGATTCTCCAAGCTACACGTTTGGTTATCGCGTATTAGCTCGGTGCTCAATTTGTGATGGAAGTCTTTTCGGATCGACGCGATGCGAGAGTGCAACTTGGCGATGCGTATCTTCGTGCGATTACGCCTACTTGACCCTTTCCTTTGCTTGGACAACCTACGTTGAAGTCGCTTGACTTTACTGGTGAGTTTCTTGCATGAAGGCGCAGATCGCTCACCTCTGCCACCGCTCAGGAAGGCGAAAACCTTGATACCTAGATCGATTCCGACAGACTCTAGCTTCGGCGGGCAGACGATCTGCTCCACTTCGACGACAAAACTGACGAAGTATCGACCAGAGGAATCCTTCACTATCGTTGCTGATGATGGATCTGATGGAAGTTCCCTCGACCACTTCACTTTGATGTCGCCAATCTTCGCCAGTGTCAGTTTCCTGGTTGTTTGTATAGTGAAGCTTGTCCCTGTAAACCGGCATGATTGATCAGACCGCCTTGACTTGAACCGTGGGAATCCAACGCGGCGGCCCTTTCGACCACCTTTTATCCACTTAGTGAACTTCGATAGACCCGCATCCAGGTCACGGAGCGACTGCTGCAACGCAACGGCACTCACACCAGAAAGCCAGGACCGCTCATCTGTTTTCTTTGCTAGCGTTGTGACTGCCTTGTCCCGTTCCTTCCTACTAACCCACTTCTCCCCCTTGGGCGTGTCGCGAATCATCCGAAGTGCGTCGTTCCAAACAACACGACAGCACCCGAACAACTGAGACAACTTGCGTTGCTGTTGGTCTGTTGGGTATATTCGGTACGAATAACGAGCTTTCATGTCACTATCTTATGTTGGTCTGCGAGATGAGTCAAGGTAACTATCGACGAGAGGTGCTCCAATCAAAGTATTACGGGCTTACATTGATGCACAGAAAAAGCCGTCCTGAAGGACGAGGCTCTAACCCCATCAATTTCGGTAGAGACTGCGTCAGGGCCGCCCATGACAATCTCTTGAGAGACAACACCTCTCGCTTCGTTCATGGTCGTATTGATTTCGAGAGAATGTCCGAATTTGTAGCTCACTCTAATCATATTTCCTCCGCCCTTTTCTTTACTCTTGAGTATTCAATAGTTGCACAGTCCAAGCTAATGGTAAAAGGTCTACAATTATCTAAATACTCGGTAACTTCAAATCCGGCAAACGAAGAACCGTCGCCCCAAACCTCTGCGTCAATGGTAACCTTGTGTTTTTGCAAAAGATCAGCAAATTCTGTTAAAAACTCTTTCATGATTCTCTCTCGGTTGAATCTATTAGGATCTACAAGTAACTAACAACGTCTTCCATTTGACGTTGCTTGTTAAGCTTGATCCACTTGATTCTTATGTTGTTTTATCTTATTATAGCCCCAAAATAGTGGCTGACAACCAAAAAGTGGTGATTTTTCAAAAATACTCTCATCTGCTTAATAACTAGGCACACTGCTTAAAAAGTAGGCACCTAGTTGCACAATAAATAAGCAGGGTAGGGCAATTAAGTAAAGAAGAATGTCCTATACTTAGGGCTAGGCACTCTCTTCAACGCTCCATTATGTTCATGCAGTAAATAACAACGTCGTTATCGTCATAATGGGCCTTGCTGCGATCCTTGAGGGCCGCTTGGTTCGCCATCTGACGAATGAGTTTGATTTGATCGTTAGCAGCCTGTAGACGAGCTTCAAGGCTGTGGTAAGCTACCAGGGCGTCTTGTGCTGCGTCTTGTGCTTTTTGTGCTGGGTTCATCTTTAGCTTTCCGTTATCAGGATTGGTAGTTCGTATCTGACGACTTCTTCTGCGTACTCGGCAGCATTTTTGAAGTGTGCGTCAAATTCTGAGTTCATAACACAACCATTATCTAACAAGTCGATGATTGCACGTTCAACACAACGCTTGATTTCTGGTATTACAATGACATTCCTAACTTTGTCCCTAGAGTTTGCACTTAGGTATAAAGGCAGTTTTGTATAGTCATCAGACTTATACCACATATCCTGAGCGTTGATCATGATCTTATTAATAGTTGGCATCGAGTTCGACATTGTTTTCTCCAAGTGTTGTCTTGTATGCCCAGATTGTACCACGAATTGCGGTTCTGTCAACCCTCTCAGATCGGATTATTTAAAAATTTCTCCTTGAACCGGGCTTCTCAGATAAGATCCAAAATCGCCCATAAAAGAATACAGCCAAACCACCAAATAAACAACCCACAAGGGAGGCCAGATCAAAGAGAACCAAACCAATCTGTCATTTTTTGTGCAACTTTCTTTTTTATTCGCACATTTTCTGTGCATGGGGTAGGAAAACGCCTAAAAATTAAGCACTCTGAGTGTCTTGAGTTTCCTTCGTGAAGCCGGTCTTATTGCGTTCCAGGTACGAATCAATAGCACCATAATGAACTTGTAATACCTCTTCAAGTTTAACAACTTTCTGATCAAAGTCTTTCCTGTTTTCGGCTTTCTCAAGGGCCTCTAGGAAGACAGAAACCCTGAATGCACTAATGCGAATGTAGTCGTCATCAATCATCGTTATTAAACTCCGCGTTGTCAGGCCACATGCCAACGGCTTCGGCAATAAACGTGATATTCTCCGTGTCATAAGCACCAGAGCCACCATACTGAGTAAACTGAATTTTTGCCTTGTGACTAGATTCGCCATCTTCTAGCGTCATTCCAATGTCTTCGGCAATCATGCGAACACGACGCTTAGACAATAGCTCTTTCAGTTCAGTATAAAAGGGCTCAAAGTTCTCAAGACCAATAACCTAAACCATAGTATAACCATTATCATTACTGTCTACAACACTGAACATTTGCGTCTCTCCGAAAGAATACGAATTGTGATTTCACCTCTGTTTCCGACATTTACAATAAAAACCCCCGTGTTTTACGTAGTGATACGCCATCTCGCTCACTTCAAATCACGTTGATTCACTATCATTTTTGCCGCCTGTCGCTTCGTTTCATGCCCCAATTGTACCATAAAGTTTCGCCCTTTCAAGAGCTAAAAAGCTCATAATTGAAGAATTAGGGCGATTTTGGTTGCTGTTTGGCCCCTTTTGGACTAGTCTGGGCAAATCGGCCCTTTTCACTGACCCTGCAATTTACGGGGTTTTTGCTATAAAAGTCACCTTTCTGACATAGGCTGAGCATCAACACGACTCATCGCACCCATCGTGGGCACCACACGTATCACAGGTGGGCGAATACAGACAGCCACCAATTCCATCGCCGTCCTCATCCACTGGAGCCCCACAATCCTCACACTCGCCCACGACGGCCCCTTCGTCTATCCAAGCTGTATCACAACACATATTCTTTTCTTTTTACAAAGCCCTTACAATAATGACAAGACCTCCACAGTCTTATCTTAAACACTAAGATTATACACCAACTCCTGCCCAGTCTCATTTTGAACAACATTTGTCTCATAATGAGACACTCTACCCATGCCTGTCTCATTTTGAGACAAGTCCCATCTTCTTCATCCATTTCGCCCCAACCTCCACTCTAACGGTAGAGTTGACGTATCTCATGTTAGACCAGCCCTTCTTGCTGTAAGCAGAGGGGTGCCAAATGCGAGTACCTCCCAAGGTCTGATAATGAAAACTATCCCCAACCAGTTTAGGACAGGAGTTACCCTCTACAACCTCTACAGGGGTGGAAACGTGAGAATTTGCGATTGTGCGAACTAGTCGTCTTGTTTGAATCTTCATGGTATTCCTAGGTGTTGTGTCTCATTTTGAGACGATTAGACAATATGCCAATTCTCGCTGACTACCACGGTATCGGCATCTGGAGTGATCGGGTGAGACATCATTATACCAGCATCGCCTGATTTGTCAAGAGGCAAAACGAAAATAAAAGATGCTTAATAAATAGGCAGTCAGTGCCCAATAAATAGGCAACCCCCCAGCAGTTAATCATGGCCATAACAATAAACGACACGCTGTAAAAATATCGCAAATCTCGCTAGCTACCAGGGTATCCGCATCTGGAACTATTAGCTGCAACAAATAACTCAAAAACCGCTAGCTACCAGGGTATCCGAATCTGGATGGATGGGGCGCGCCACCGGGGGGAGGCGGCACCCCATCAGAGGGGAGGGTGGGTATCAAACCCCCCATCAGAAAGCTCAGGCCAAAAAAAACCGCATCGCTTTCGCGACACGGGAAATTTTGAGGAAATTCGGGGTTTCCCCCTTGACACCTAGGCCGACAGAGTCAGGGCCAAACGCTCAGCCGCCTTAACTTCTGGCGATTCAACCGCTTTCAATTCGCGGTCAAACGTCGTCGTTGCCGCCCCCCGCACCGACCTTTTGTGCTGCGTGAACCCCTGGACGGCGTTGTACGCTTCCCAAACCGAAACGTCTTCGCTTCCCATATTGAACGCGGGGCGTCCTGATCGGGCTTGCTCGTCAAGAACACGCCTCATGATCGTCTCAGTACGGTTCGTGTGACGTGTCAATGCCGAACCAGTCAACTCAGTCGGTTCCCCGTAGATGGACGTTAGGAACGAAGCTAGGGACGTTCTCGACGATTCCATCCGTTGGACGGTTTCGCCTAAGGTTTCCCACCCTTCCCGCAATCCGGTCAACTGCGATTTCAGTTGTTCCAAGTTGTCCCGCAAATTTCCGTTGTGGCGGAAACTGACCGACGTTCCCCGTACACTTCGCAGCATCGACATATTGCGGCAAAGGTCGCGAAACCATCCGAGGGAGAAGTGGAACGAAGTTCCGTTGTATCCCGCCGAAATTTGTAAACGGGGGAAGATATTGTCTTTGGTCCCGTAGATCGCGATTCGCTCATCTTTGGTCGGTGCAAGGTCAACATAGTGACCCTTGCGAAAGTGACAACGGGGCGAACATTCCCCGAACACGTCTTGGGCCGATTCGACCAGGGCCAAAACGTCATCCGTTGTATGCGGTTGATAGTCCGCACTGACAGACTTGTCGTGAACGGGTTCCTGCGTGTCGTCGCGAAGCAGGGCGTAGAACCCCTTCACTTGCTTGCCGTCAAAAGACAGTGGGAAGCGATTCACCTCAAAATTGAATTCAGCGGCGACGGTTTCGAGAATGCTAGTGTTGGTTTGGGTCGACATAGTGTTGATTCCTAAGGTGGTGGCGATTAGTATGTCATCAGTATAGCGGATGACGGACAGTTGTCAAGGGCAGTTTGCTAAAAGAGTTAGAAAGTTTTTCTTAAACCCTCTTGCGTCCTTCCCTCTTCATGCCCCAATTATAGCACGGGATTGCTTATTGTCAAGAGCTATCGCCTAAAAGATCCAGAAACATTTCCTTAAACTATTTATCAGAATTCCCGTTTTCCCCCTTGACGCCGCCCCACAACTATGGTATAATTTTACGGGGTAGCTTTGGCTGAAACGTCCTCCCTCAGCATATTACCATTGTACCAAAAAAGGGCTCACCGCAAGCGGCAAACCCATAAAATTGTCAGAAGCCGTTATCTAAACCATCGACGGCAAAATAGATAACAACCACGATCACGATTAACGCCATTAACTTTTACTCATTGGTTTTTCCTTAGGGGTAAGAGTATAGGGGTAGTGCCAGATCGTCATTGTAAGCCCGTTTCGCCTACGCGTCAAGGAGGTTCTATAAAGAAGCCTCAACTTTTTCAAAACTAAAAACCTTTGAGGCTTTCTTTTTATCCACTGCGATAACGTAGTCGCTATGGATGGAAACGACAGCAACTAGGTTGCCGTCGATCTTAATGGAGCTGCCCATTTTTAAAAGTGGGGTTTGTGTCATCTTTTCCTCATTGTAGAGAAAACATCGGCGATGGTCAAGACCTAATAATCTTCGTCGTCAATATCTTCGGGGTTGTCAAATCCCCCATAGTGGGGGTGCAAGCCGGATGCTTGGTTTTTGTTGTATCGGTCACGATCAGGGTCATAACCATCGGGACAAGCTTCGTCAAGCCCGATCCTCAGTCCTTCTTTGTCCATCACGTCTACGCCGTTAAACGTCGTGTTGATTGACTCATTGGTGGTGTCGCCTACGGATGCCAAGAATTCTTCTGTGGTTTGCATAGTCTCGCGTTCCTTAGTGGTCTTCGTTAGTATGCCCCAATTATACTCGATTCGCTCATTATGTCAAGGGGGTCAAGGTTAGTTTCACGAATTATTTTAGCAAACGAAAAAAGAGCCGAACCACCCGAAAGCGGAACGACCCCCCAAGGCACTACCCTTATAGAGGTAGGGCCTAGGCCAGTACGGGGAGAACGAAACCCGTTTCATCTTTTTTGCCGAAACCCTTCGCAGAAAGGGCACCGACATGACCACCTGGGGGGTCTAAGAATCTCAGATCGTCGTCATCTGCGGAGTAGGTTGGAAACCCCTCCCAAGAGGTAGGGAATTCCTTGCCGTCGAAAACTGCCGCGACATTATGCCGCCCACCTTCGAGAACACGCAAGCAATCCGCTTGATTGGTTTCACTTCGCGAGAATGTCAAGTGATAATTTTCGGGAAGCGACCACGACGACAAACAACGTTTGACGTGTTTGGTATAGTCGTAAAACTTGAAACTGTCAAATTTTGTGAACAATTCGGGCCATCGTTTTTCCCATATCAGATCCGAAGTGCCGTTCATGCGGACAGCGCTCATTTTGCCAAGCTTATCACACCGTTTGGCAAACGCGGTCAACTCAGTCTCAATTTGAGACTTGAAAGCCTTACGGTCCGCAAACCACATTTTGGTGCGACGAATTCGGGCAGCTTGCGTGCTATTCATGCGACCACGGCCCGCAGTGTTAAGGCAAGCTGCGATACAACCGGCAGACGCCGACGCACAAACATTGTGACCCGAAACGCTAGCAGGGGCTAAGTGAAGGATAAGGGTCTCAACACCCCCCTTGCGATTTGACTTTGCGATTTTGGCATTGGATTCGCCTTTGGTTAACAACTTCATCTTTTCGTTTCCTTCGTTGGTGGTGCCAAGTGTTATGCCCCTATTATAGCGGGGCCAGCTAGTTTGTCAGGGCCGTTTTCACGTTTTTCTGAAGATAAAATCAATGTCGCCCTTGATTTTACACACTTCGTGGCAATGGTTAACGACGTTGGATAGCAGGGTATCATAATCGCCACCCACTAGGGATAGAGAATCTGAGCCGCTATGGGTCTTGACTCCATTGGTCCAAACGGACCAAGAAATTGATTTTGTGTGCATTGTGATAGTAATAGTGGACATTGTTTTTTCCCTTAGTGGTTGACTGCCTTATGTCCCCAATTATAACAGATCATCCCATATTGTCAAGAGCATATGGCTATTAAATAAAAAAGAAATAAAGGGCCGATTCCCCCTTGACACACCCACCCACAATATGGTATAATTAACGTATAGAGGCAAATTTTCGATTTTGAAAGTTAGGGTAAAACAAAAAAAAAGAAACGGGGGCAAAGTTGGGCGATTCTATCGCCACGGGGCATGGAGCCCCTTAAATTGCCTCCGTCTCATTTTGAGATTATTCGTATTTTGCCGCTTGGTCATCCCAAGCCCCCTGATTGTAATTCTCGCAAGCAAGTTCCGCCAATTCGTCTTCCCACCTATTTTCAATCAGTTCTTCAGCCGCCGCGTCAAGGGCCACGAACACAATTTCGTTGGATTTGTTGCGAATAATTGTTTTCGTTCCGCCCAAAAATTGCGTCACGCGAACCGAATCAAGTTCGGCCAATTCGTCACAACCTGGATCATCATACGTTTGACGTTCACCGGGGGTGAAAGTGTAGTCAATGTCAACTTCTAGCGTCAAAACGCAATCTTCTTCCAATTCAATGCTGTATCCGAAACTCGACATCTTGATTCTCCGTTGGTGGTGACTAACTTCTATGCTAGGATTATAGCAAACCTATCCACTACGTCAACCCCCAGGCTACTAAAAAGAAATATTTAATTATTGTCGAATTTGTACTTGACAGCGTGCCCCGAATATGGTATAATTTTACGGGATTGGATTGGGTAATACTCGCCTCCATTGTACCACAAAAGACCAGGGGCGTCAACCCCTGATCTTATCTTTTTCCATTATTTGCCTAGCTTGTGTCTTCGTCGTTGGTGTGGTTGGCCAGATCGACGCTAATCTTGTTGAACAACGCCATCACGTCGGATGGGCTCTTTTTACGCGTCTTTCCGTTGGATGGTTTGCGGGCCAGTGCTCCCTCTTCGCCCATCTTTGGCAATGGCACGCCCAGCTTGCGAAGGGCCGTTAGGCGTCCACTTAGTGAACCCTCTTGCATCCCGGTTTCAGCGACCACGTCGCCAAGATGCCCGATGATATTCCCTTCCGAGTCCTTTTTGTTTTGAGCGTTCAGAAACGCGGTGATAATGACGGCGTCATCCACGGAATCGCTGCGCTCTTTGGCGTTGCTGGTTTCGGCTGTGTTGACGGCTTCGGTTGACGTGTTCATCTAAATAGTTTCCTTCAAGGGGAGTGTAAAAGTGTTTTGGCGTTGTTGCCCGTCATGCCCCTATTATACTCTAGTTTCTTATTGTGTCAAGGGGCCAGACACGAAACATTCAAAGTTTTTTAGACGTTGATCGTCTTGCCCCCACCCGATAGCCGTTTGATGTTATCAAACTTGATCGTCATGGGGGCCGTCTTGCTCAGTCCAGTGCCCTTAGGGCTGAACTCCTTGATCGTCACCAATTGTGCATCGGTTGCAGGATGACCGTTGACGGTGTAGGTCGTGACGATACCACGAGCCCAGAAACCACGTAAGTACAAATTGCCCTTGTGCTTGATAACGGGAAGGTCCATCCCCACGTATTCGCCCCACGGTAAAGCACCCACTGCTACTGGTTGGCGTCCTTCACGCAAGGCTCGTTTGTTCTCGATTCGTTGCATATCGCAACCAACTTGAACCTGAAAAGTGGAATGCTTTTCAACATTGGCATCCCGCAAGGGGTTACCAGTCTTCCGCAGGCTTGCTTTGCTGGACTTTTCAACGGTCAAGAATGATCCGTTTTTCATGCCAGTAATCAGGTTCAGGATTTCAGTAGTGTTAGACATAGTTTCGTTCCTTAGTGGTCTAGTTCAAAATGTCAATATAAAATTGATTTTCTTCAACCGGTTGGCCTTTGCCTGCTTGTTCGGTGGTGACACAAGCATCCTAGCCAAAGTCCATTGTTGTGAGTCGTCTAAGATAGCTAGCCATGATTCTAGCTGCTTAGGGGTTAGTTTGTCAAGAGCGTTTTTCAGATCTTGTAAAGTTTTAATTCTCATTGATTTCTCTCTTTGCGTCACGGCGACGCTGTTTTTTGGATTGTTGTTTGTAAACGCTTGTTTTGGCGGTGCGACCCTTGCCGCCCTTGCTTCCGCCCATCCCTCTTTTCAGTTTAACGGCTTCGAGTGCCATTGTCAATCCCTCATTTTGGGAAAATTGCTAAAACTTTTCGCGTTGCTTCAACGTCAAGGATTGCCCACGTAGACTTCGTGATCGGCCTGCCGTCAAGTGTTACGAATGTTCCGCTATTATACGGATTGTAAGTAACCGCACAAGTGGTAAACTGTTGATTCGGGAAAGATTCTATGATTTTCCCCACAACGAAAGCGTGAACGTTTTTTTGACAGTTCCGCAATACCCTAAGCCTACCGGCTTCAGATACCCTATAGGTCACGTCCCACAATGCGATCCGGTCAGTATGGGCGACCACTAGTCCCCCTTGCTGGACAGACCATAGGCCGTTTCTCAAATTGCGATAAACCTTAACGAGCTTGCCGTAGTCGATAGGTCGTTTTTCTTTCATGCCCCAATTATACCAACTTTCACCCCTATGTCAATGGCATACGGTAGAAAAACAAATAAAAGAAAAACATGTTTTTCATATTGACAAGCCGTCCCAATTATGTTATGTGAAAAGGGCACCCCCATCAGAGGTATTTTGGATTTGTCAACCCCTAATAAATAAAAAAAAGAAAAGCCGTTTACCCCTTGCGTCCTTGCTCAGCTTATGCTATACTAAGTGTATATGGGCGAATTTTGCCGAATTTGAAGGATGGGGTAGTACACCCCCCATCAGAGGTTTTCGCGTTTGTCGACCCCAAAAAGAAATAAAAAAGAATCTTTAATTTACCTCTTGTGCCCGCTTGGATTCTATGTTATACTGTCGGTATAGAGTCTGGTTTTTCGCGAACTTGAAGGATGGGGTGAGACCCCCCCGAAGGAAGGCCTACCCAACCGTTCACCACAAACGCTATTCGTCAAAATCCATCAGGTTGCAAGCGACCATTTTTTCGCAGAATGCGAGTTGGTTTTTGTACAGTTCCAATTCGTTCACATCGTAGTGGACTTCGCCCCCTTCTGTTGGGGTTTCTGCTGCAACCCCTTGGGTTCCTTGCGGCGCCCATTGTGAGCGGTACAATTCCACGTTGACGGCCCGGCGTGCCCCAAAGCAACCACGCTATGAATTTTCGCCCAATTGACGTTCCGCATGTTTGACCATCGCGGCCCATAGGGCAGTACTCACGCCCTTGGGCGCTGGTGGCAATTCCTTGCCATAGGAAACGGCCCAGGCTGCGGACATCGCTTTACGTTCTAGTGCCATCGTTCTTGCCTTGTTAGCGTTGTGAATTGTGAGAATGAATTTTAACCGATAGCCCCGACCCCGTCAAGGGCCAGGGCTGTAAAAACTGGAAACTAAATTTTCGCCATTTCGACGTTCATGTCCAATTTTCGAGGGTCACACTGGAAGTCCTCGCAGTACTCCCCCAATATGGTGGGGAATTTCTCCCCCAACTGGACGGCGGCCATTTTTAGGCCCAGATCTTGCATCGCTTCGCTGTCGTTGTGCGGGCTGTTAAATGTCGCGATAATTCCGCGAATTGCGTCTAATTGGCTTTTCGTGATTTCCATCGTTTCGTTCCTTTTCGTGGTTGGTTGCTTCACTTCCCGGATTATAGCAGGTTTCGCCCCCCGGTCAACCCCTTCTGCCCTTCTTCTCTATTATTTTGCCTTGACCCTATGTTCCCGCAGACCTCCCACATGGGGGCGGTTTCGGTGATACAACGGCCCGTGATCGGCAAATAAAAAAAAAGAGAAGGAGATTTCTCCCCCTCGTGTGGGTGGGTCGCGTGCCCACCCGAATGAGGCGACCTCTCGTGTGGGTGGGTCGCTACCCCTACTTGGATTTCATGAATCCGATTTCTCTTTCGAGCCGTCCCAAGATCCACGACGACACACGACGAACCGCCTTAGGATTATTCGCAAAGCCAAACCGGTGGCCGATGCGATGAGCTGCGGAGTCGATGCGATCTTGCCAAACTTGCTCGGTCTTGACGTCCCTATCGTATTCATCAAACGTGAACCCGTTTTGAATGAGAATGATACTGGTCCTGCGAATCCCTGTAAACATTGTAGCGGGGGCTGAAAGTGGATGCCCCTTTTCAGGGGCGTTTGTCGTTTTGCGGATAGTGCAACCCGATAGAACGAGTTTGACACCCTCTAAGGTATTCGCGACGTATCCCGATGCAGTGCGAATAACAGAAACAACCCCGAACTCAACCCCGCGATGACGGACAATGACCCCCGAGCCGTCTTGGCATTCCGCCATGATGCGACGTGAGACGGAAAGGGTGATCTTTGCGGTTGTGCTTTGGCGTTTCATCGTCTTGTGCTCTTAGAGAGAGGTGGCGTGCTGGGAGTTGTTCCCGGCGAGATGTAGTTAGACCATAGTCGCCGAACCGTCGCAAGACCTCTTGACCATTTTGCCAATTGAATTTCAGCTCAAGTCGCGTTTTTCCCCGTGTTTTGCAGGGTCAAATAATTTGAAGAAAGCTTTTCAGAACGTCCAAAACCGGATCAATTTTGACGGGTTCTGGGAGGTCGAGAGGAGGTCAAGGTCGAGAGAGTCAAGAGCAAATTTTCCAATGTCGCAATTCTCACCATTGTCGCTGTAGTGCAACTATCGTGCCAAACGTTTTGGCATGGTATTTGCTCAGGTGGGTTTGTGGTGTGAATTTTAACATTAGTTATACCCCCCGGTGGGGTTTTATCTTCCCCCCAAAGTAGGTACTTACCCCCCATTTGGGGCCGGGGTGGTTTAGACTCCGCTCCGCAAAAATATCTCACGGTCTTTCCCAATCCACACAGGTAAGACCCCATTCGCCACAAAATCGCCCTCATTAGACTCTCTAAGAACCAAATTTAGACACATGTAAGTCATATAGGTATAGGTAGAGCTAAAATGTATATTTTCTGGTTGTTAAAGTGCCCTAGACTAGCTATAATAACACTATACCGCACACTTTAGTGTATAATCTATTACCCTAACAACTTAACTCATAAGGAATTACGATGAAAGAGCAAGTAGAATGCAGACTACACACAAAGGCAAGCGAAGAGCTACAGGTAGCAGTAGCCAAGGAAATTAACACACCAGACAGGCCATTAAGCGAGCTTTTGCATGATAAAGAACCATCAAACGACGATAGGGATTCTGGAAAAGGGAGTTCAGGAGCGGGATAGCACACGCATCCAGTTACTTGGCCCCGAAGCACTCCTAGAAGAAACAAAATTCAAGAGACTCAACACTGATGATGCGAATACTATCGCGGAAACTCATGAAGTTGAGTCATATTTGTTCTATACAGTTGAAAGACACACGGAAACGGAAATTGTTTCGGTAGAAAGAGGGGTGGGCAAACTAGAAAAAGAAGGAAAAGCCCACTTTATCAATAGATTACTACCGATATCAAGAGGAAAGACAGCGGAAAACCTGTTACCCTCTGCACAAATATCAGATTTCGAGGAAACTCGTGATACATTTCTTGTAATAGGGACATCTGCCCCTTCTAATATCAATGAATTGCTCTTCCTGCCCCATAGCGTAGCCAGTACGAATGCTGAGGGAGTACAGACGACGCCCATTCCAGAGAACTGCTTACTTGGAAGGCGAGAGGGCGATATTGAGGCTCTTGATAATACCGAGGTGGGAGAGGTATTGGGCAACGTCTCACTCAAACGTATCACATTGGCCCCTTCTCCTGTACCCACAGATCCAGCAAATGGGATGATGTTCTTTAACGAGAACATAAGAGAGATTCAGGTATACATTGACGGCGAATGGAGATCACTATAATGAGAGAAATCAAAGGAATGACAGAGGCAGATATCGTAGCTACTACGATGAAGGTCTGTAACAGAGTCGCCCCTAAGTATACGTTCTACGGCTATGGTCCAGACGACATGAAGCAAGAAGCTTATATTATCTGCATGGAAGCCATGGATAAGTATGATGAAAGTCGCCCTCTTGAGAACTTCTTGTCCTTTATATTGCCTGGGAGACTGATTAACGTCATTAGAAACAACCATTTCCTTAAAAACTCCAAGGACGACAAAAAGCGAGTGGCAATGCCGGGCCAACTCTCTAATGAAGAATCAACTCACTACTATGAGACGTTCATGCTAGATGATCTTGACATTTACGAGCTATTTAATATTGTAGACGATCAGATCCCATACGAACACAGGGAAAACTACCTGAAACTGTTAAACGGCGTACACATAGACAAAAAATCAAGAGAGCAAATCAATGACATCATCAGAGATATTGCAATTGAAGCAGGTTACGACCCACTGGACGCTTAGAATAGAAGACCTAAACCCAATAGGGGAATCACCTCTAGCAAACATGATAAAGATACTAGACCTAAAGGACAAGCTAGATGAAAGACTCAAGGAACAATACATACAACAGCTAACAGAACTTACACTCGATCCACCACCTCAATGGAGTAGATCGGGTAATACAACCCCTCCAGAGGAACAAGATGTTAAATACATATCCTTTTCTTTTAATGAGCCTTACATCACAGTCCGAAATTATCGCCCTAGTATTATTGGTGGTGTTATAACATGAGCGGACTAAAGAAAGGGCGTATTAGTAATAAAGAAGATGAGTTCATCCAAGAGAACTTAGAAGTTTTGACGCCAGAAGAGATTGGGGCCAGCCTTAACAGGAATCCGGCCAGTGTTGAAGACTACATCAAGAAGAAATACAATGTAGGCGTCACTGCACACGAGCAAGCGGAGTATCAGCTTAGGGATAGGCCTTACTATTACGAATTGAAGGCTCAATTTGACGACGAAGAGCTAGAACTGTTCGGGTATCACTGGTCTAGGATTGTAGCCCAGTTCAATAACGACGTTTTGCCTACTGAGGAAATTCAGATCGTAGACGTCATCAAGATTGAGCTTCTGATGAACAGATGTTTGAAGTCCAATAAGGATAACATTAGGGCGATTAACAGAGTCGAGCTAGAAGTAGAGAACGAATACAACCTAAGTGATGAAACTAGGGACTTTGAGCGTATTCTAAACATGGAAAGACAGATTGGGGCACTCAGGGCTTCACAAGAGGCACTAAATAAGGACTACAGAGACCTCCAAACAAAAAAGTCTTCCATGCTGAAAGAAATGAAGGGCACTAGAGAGCAAAGAATCAAAAGATTAGAGGACTCAAGAGAGTCATTCGGCTCGTGGGTTGCCCACCTACTGCAAAACCCTGACAAGTTGAAGGCTTTTGGTGTAGAAATGGAGAAAATGAGGCTAGCCATGGAGGGAGAGAAGGCTAGACTTTCCAAATACCACAAATATGAGGATGGTATGGTAGATCAGCCATTTTTAAACCATGAATCAGTCTTTGAAGACAAGAACGAAGGAGATAAATAATGGGAGACCTAGTAACATTCCCAGTTGAGGTTCCAGACGGCACATATACTGGCAAATGGTTTAGATATGACATCACAATTGAGCTAGGCGGCGAAGAAGTTGTGGGCAAGTGTGTGGCGGGCACTACTAAGGAGTATTTTGACTTCTGTGTAGTTAGAGTGGTCAATGGCCAAGCAACTGTCAAGCAAGCTACTTAATTTACTACGGAGTAAAAGGCGACGTTTATACAACAGAGCCTCAAATAATCGCTGGTACGCTTTGTGCCAACCTGAAACACGACAAGAACAACATTTTGGACAAGATTAGAGGAATTTATGACAAACAAAATTAGACTTTGGACACTAGGCAACCTGGAACACAAGATTCTGCCAACCAAAGAGGGAGTTCAAGCCTTCAAGAAAGAACTTGATAGAGTAGAGAAGTCAGACAAGGATGTAGAGAACATTGTTTGGGGTCCAGAAGTAACACTGACCACTACAGACAATTCATCCTACGAATCTTTAGACTCTATCAGTGTTTTAGAAGAGCACTTCCCTCTGTTAGAATCGAGAAAGAAGGTAGCTTTGATTTTCGGCGTTACTGGTATGGACGGTTCACATCTTGCGGATCTACTACTAGAGAAGGGGTACAAAGTAGTCGGAGTAAAAAGGCGAAGCTCGACTAATAACGAGTGGCGAGTGAAACACCTCTCGGATGAGGCCAACTTCTCGATGGTGAGCGGAGACTTGACGGACTATGCCAGCTTGGTTCGCATTTTTAGCAATATCGGAAATGTAGATGAAGTCTATAACCTTGCCGCCCAGTCCCATGTGGGGGAATCGTTTAAGCAACCAGGAGTCACATGGGATATTACTGGCAAAGGCTGTATGAACATCCTCCAGTGCCTTGTTGACTTGAAGATGACACACGTCAAGTTCTATCAAGCGTCTAGTAGTGAGATGTTTGGGGCGAATTATGACTACGAAACAGAAGCATACGACGGAATACACTCCAATGGACAACCTTACGGCGGAACCAGGATGTCTAAGAAGTACCAAGACGAAAACACGAAGCACTTGCCACAAAGCCCTTACGCTATCGCCAAGTGTGCCGCCCACATGTCTGTGAGGCTCTATAGAGAGGCCTACGGCATTCATGCGAGTGCTGGCATCCTATTCAACCACGAAGGCCCTAGAAGGGGCGAGAACTTCGTTACAAAGAAGATTACGAAGTGGGTTGCAGAGTTTGATAGATGGTTTGAAGGCCAAGACGCAGACGAAGTTGAACTTACATTCTCAGAAGACCATATTATTGCACCTAATTGCAGACGAATCTCCAAGCTGAGGTTGGGCAACTTAGAAGCAAAGAGAGATTGGGGCCACGCCAAGGACTATGTTAAGGCCATGCACCTGATGCTACAACAAGACGACCCTGATGACTATGTCATCTGTACAGAAGAGACGAGGTCCGTTGGGGACTTCCTAGATGTGGCCTTTGGCTGCATCAATATCCCAGACTGGAATAACTACGTGGTTATTGACCCAGTATTTTATAGACCCGCCGAAGTTGACTTTCTATTAGGTAAATGTTCAAAGGCAAGGGAAAAACTAAACTGGAAAAGAGAATACAGCTTCGACGACTTAGTCAAGGAGATGGTTAATTATGACATCGACCAAGCAAATGAAAAAGTATAACGTGACCATGAATTTCACGAAAGTGTATCAGGCACTAAAGCCCTACATGCTTCGTGAATACAAGCCCATTCCTTCAATCGACAAAGACAAGAAGAAAATTTACGTGTGTCAGTTTAGTATGACCGCCAAGAGCCCTGACGACGCCTGTTTCTTGTCTATGAAAAATCTAATTTCACTACTTAGAGACCAAGATGTTCCAGAGCCCATTGTTCGAGACGTAAAGAACATAGTTTCCATCAAAAACCTAGAGGAAGCAAATGACTAAAAGAGACTGGGACGATCCTCAATACAAAGCTTGGAGGATGGCAGTCAAGAAGAGAGACGGCTGGGTATGCCAAATGCCCGGCTGTAACTCGAAGAAAGCTTTGAAGGCTCACCATATCATAACGTGGGCAAGAGCCTCATCCATGAGGTTCGACCCTGGAAATGGCCTTACTCTCTGTAGGAAGTGTCATGACTCAATTTCAAAAAAAGAGACTCATTATCAGCGAGTCTTCCTAGCAATTGCGAGAAAGAACAATGGCAAAAGCAAGTAAGCCAAAATACACAATCATTCAAGACACTAGAGAGCAACAAGGTTTGTTCTTCGGCCCCTACGACCAGTGCGAGGGAATGATTACTGAGAAGCTAGACACAGGCGACTATACCATTAAAGGCCTTGAAGACAAGATCTGCATTGAGAGAAAAGCGTCTGTTGAAGAGATCGCCATTAACCTGGGACAGAAGAAACACGCCTTCATGGCAGAAGTCAAGAGAATGGAGCCATTTGAACATAAGTTCCTAGTATGCGAATTTACGCTAGACGATGTTCTCAAATTCCCAGAGGGCACCAGGATTCCAGAAGCTAAAAAGAAGACCCTAAAGATCACTGGAAAGTATCTTATGAAGTCTCTCAATGAGCTTGCGATCTACAATGACATTCACGTTGTGTTCTGTGAAAACAAGCACAACACCTTTATGTTCTTGAGCGGCCTATTCAAGAGGCTGCATGAGAAGTACACAGTAGGAAAAGTAAAATAATGAGAGAACTGCTAGAAGATCTTAATAATTTTTCCGTGGACCACAAGAATAGGGAGATTTTCGTTCACAGGTATTACAACAACAGTGAAGACGACGACATTGAGAACAAGATTGGTTCCATGTTCATCAAAAACCTGCGTGCCCTAGAGCACAAGCCTGGACCTATCCTTATTCATCTAAATGCTGGTGGTGGTGGAGAGTGGGAAGAGGGGATGGCGATGTACGACGCGATGACTTTCGCAGAATCCTACATTACCGTTTTGATCTACGGATATGCCTGCTCTATGAGTAGTATTATCCCTCAAGCAGCAGATTTCAGGGTTATGATGCCCAACTCTTATATGATGTGCCACTACGGCTCAGAGGCCTTTGTAGGCAATCACGCCAACAATAAGAGATATTTTCGCTTCGCTGGCAAGCTAACAAAGAACATGATAGAGATCTACGCATCCAAGATGCAGTACGGCCCCTATTTCACAGAAAGATACGAGTCAGACATCGCCCATAAGTATGCAACAACATATGTTCAAAAGAAAATGGAAGAGGGCGACTGGTATCTTAACGCAGAGGAAGCTGTTCATTATGGACTAGCAGACGAAATCCTAGGATCAACAGACTACCCTAATATCGCAGCACTAAAATACAATGGCTAAAAAGAAAAAACAACTAAAGAAAAGCGAAGAGAAACAACTAGAGATTCAGCTAAAGAAGATTGAAGAAGCTTGGCTAGGGCTAGGTGAGATCAACGACGACGAACTCTTTAATCCTACTGACTTTATTAAGCCAAACAGGGACGACTTTCACCTTAGGCTGAGCTATCTAATGTCTCGCCCTGAGTATTTCTCGTTCATGTGTAAGGAGCTACTGAATATCCAACTGCTGCCCATGCAGTGTTTGTTCCTTGACGAACTATGGAAACGTAAATTTCCCATGCTTATCGCTAGTCGTGGTTTTGGTAAGTCTTTTGGTCTTTCTTTATATGCCATTATCCGAGCACTACTGCTAAATGGTCGTAAGATCGTGATTGTAGGTTCGGCTTTCCGTCAGTCCAAGGTTCTGTTTGAATACATGGAGACGATCTGGCGTAATTCGCCGCTCCTTAGAGATCTATGTAGTGAGGGCTCAGGGCCTAAGAGAGAAGTTGACCGTTGCGTCATGAAGATTAACGATAGCGTTATCACCTGTTTACCCCTTGGAGATGGCCAAAAGATTAGAGGCCAAAGAGCTAATGATATTATTGCTGACGAATTTGCTTCAATTCCTAGGGACATTTTTGAAAACGTTGTTGCTGGCTTTGCGGCTGTTAGCTCTAGTCCTATTGAGAACGTTAGACGGCTGGCTGCTGAGGTTATGGCTAAAGATCTTGGTATCGAACTTGAAGAAGAACAGATTATCGAAGGCAAGCAGGCTGTTGCTAACCAAATCATTCTGTCTGGAACGGCGTATTACGAATTTAATCATTTCGCTGAATACTGGAAGAAATGGAGACAAACAATCAAGTCAAAAGGACACCCCAATAGACTAAGCGACATTTTTAATGGAGAAGAAGTGCCAGAGACTTTTGATTGGACTCAATATTCTATTATTAGAGTGCCCTACGAGCTTTTGCCTAAGGGCTTCATGGATGCTGACCAAGTTGCTAGATCTAAGGCCACTGTCCACAAGGGTATTTACTCTATGGAATTTGGAGCCGTGTTTACTAGAGACTCACAGGGGTTCTTCAAGAGAAGCCTTATCGAGTCCTGCGTACCCTCTCCAGAAAACGTAATCAAGGACCATGCAAATGAAGGCAAAGAGATTTCTTTTGAGCCTATGCTTATGGGCGACCCTAAAAAGCGTTATGTTATGGGCGTTGACCCTGCGTCTGAGAATGACAACTTTAGCATTGTAATCTTAGAAAGGAACCTTAGCCATAGGAAGATTGTGCATTGCTGGACAACAAATAGGTCTCAACACAAAGAGTTTAAGAAGTCTGGCTGGTCTACAGAAACCGATTATTACGCATTCTGTGCTAGAAAGATCAGGGACTTGATGAAGCGATTTAACACCGAGCACATCGCCTTGGACGCCCAAGGTGGTGGTATCGCCATTATGGAGGCTCTGCACGACGAGGACAAGCTTGAACCGGGTGAGCAGCCCATCTGGCCTACTATCGACGAAGACGACGAGAAGGACACTGACGACGAGCAGGGGCTACATATCCTTGAGATGTGCCAGTTTGCCAAGTACGACTGGTATGCAGAAGCTAATCACGGCCTAAAGAAAGACTTTGAAGACAAGATGCTTATCTTCCCTAAGTATGATGGTGCGAGCCTAGCATTGTCCTTAACAGACGACGAACTTACAGGTAGAACCTATGATACCATGGAAGACGTAGTCTTAGACATTGAAGACTTGAAAGATGAACTGTCCATTATTGAGATAACCGCTACGCCTAGTGGTAGAGATAAGTGGGACACGCCGGAAGTCATCATCGGCGTTGGCAAGAAGAGCAGAATTAGGAAGGACAGGTATTCCGCCCTCCTAATGGCCAATATGGCTTGTAGAACGCTAGATAGGGCACCAGCCCCATTGGTCTACGCCTCCTATGGAGGATTTGCTAATACCAGAGCTTACTCCAAGAAAGAGAAGAAGGGGCAGCTTATGAGTGGGCCTAATTGGTACACCCAGGGCATGAAAGACGTTTACGGTTAGTCGCCATTGTAGTTTTGAGGCACCACTTTCATTCCGCCGTTTACGTCTGGTCTGAGTTTAGTACCTGGGAGAAACGAGGAAGTCTCTGCAACAGAGTATGTTCCGTCGATGTTTCTTTGTTGAGTGGTAAATTGCACGAGACATCCAACACTCTTAATTTCCATAGCCTTGGCGGATTTCATCCAGCCCTGCTCTTCGCTACTTGCTTTGCAAAGTAGCTGCATAGTGTCGCCATTGCCAACTACGACAATGTCGCCGACCTTCTTCTTCGCGTCTTCTACGCTAACTACACTAAGGTTTTTTTCTTGTGGATCTGCTGCTTTTCTGATTGCGGTCTTCTTCTTAGCCATTGTGACTCCTATCTGATTGTTTGTGTTCTGAGGAAGTTCCCTCATACTCTATTATAGCTGAAAACACGTAGAAAGACAACTTTTTTCTTAAATGTGTATAATCTAACTGTAATCCGAATACTTAAACACGCAGAATTGGTGGCAACATGACAGAAAACGAAACTACTTGGAGTGAAAACTATGGCTCCACTGCGAAGGCTATGGCTATTCACGAAGAGAACAATGGTTCCTACACTGGAGTCTACAAAGGCTCAAGTGCTGCGTCACACAGGAGTTACGCTCCTCCACAACAACAGAATATAAGCACGAAGCCATCTTACGGAAGGTCGGATTACGAAGCCTTTCGCCCAGACTCGGCTGTCTCTCAAGATAAGAGACGCATGATTAGAGATTGTGTGAACGCATACAAGAACGTCGGATTGATTCGGAATGTAATTGATTTGATGGGCGATTTCGCTTGTCAGGGTGTCTCTTTGGTACACCGAGACAAAAGTGCCGAAAGTTTCTTCCAGCAATGGTTCAAGCAAGTAAATGGAAAAGAGAGATCAGAACGTTTTCTTAATAACCTCTACAGATCGGGCCAAGTCGTAGTTTACGAATCTTATGCAGACGTAGACGAGGGGCTTAGGAAGTACATGAAGGCCCTAGCTGGGGACATCAAGGTCAAGAACCCAACAAAAGAAGACAGAATTCCTTTTGCTTATACGTTTTTTAACCCTCTAAGTTTGGATGTCAAGGCTGACGGCGATCTATATCTGAACGTTAGTGGCAAGGCTAAGATTGGTGGGCACTTCGGAACCTTTGACTCTCAGAGCCAGAGAACGGCCAACATGCCCAAGTCTGTATTCGACAAGCTGCCCAAAGGTATGCGAGAGCAGATCAATAAGAACAAGGGCCAAGTCAGATTAGAAAATGGCAGGCTAAGCGTATTCCACTACAAGAAAGACGACTGGGAACAATGGGCTGACCCAATGATCCACGCTATCATTGATGATGTTGGTATGCTAGAGAAGATGAAACTGGCAGACATGTCGGCCCTTGATGGTGCTATTTCTAACATTAGACTGTGGACACTTGGAGACTTTGAGCACAAAATTCTTCCTACTAAGGAGGGTATTGATAGACTGCGTAACATCCTGGCAAATAACCAGGGCGGAGGCACTATGGAGCTTGTGTGGGGTCCAGAGTTAAAGTTTACCGAATCTAATACAGAAGTCCACAAGTTCTTGGGCTCAGAGAAGTACAATTCAGTATGGAACTCTATCTATGCTGGACTAGGAGTGCCCCCTACTCTTACTGGTATGTCTGGCAATGGTGGCGGCTTTACTAACAACTTTATTTCTCTTAAAACGCTAGTAGAACGACTACAATATGGGCGAGACTTGTTAATCAAGTTCTGGCAAGCACAAGTAGAGAAAGTTCGTAAGGCGATGGGCTTTAGATACGCTCCAGAGGTTGTATTTGACCAAATGAGCCTTTCTGACGAGGCTGCTGAGAAGAATCTTCTTATTCAACTAGCTGACCGTAATATCATCAGTGATGAGACTCTACTGGAGAGATTCAAAGAGACTCCTACTGTTGAAAGAGTACGTCTAAAGAGGGAAATTGCAGCAAGAGAGGGCGATGGTATGCCTGATAAGGCCGGTCCATTCCACAATGCTCGACATGTTCAAGAGCTTGAAAAGATGGGTAAACAGAAGGAATTCGACGATGACACCATGAAGAAAACAACCAAGGAAGAAAAGGAGAAGCTCAAGTTTCAGTATGAGAATGAGCCCAAACCTCCTGCTCCTGCGGCTGGTCCTGGTGGAAGCAAAAAGCCCGGTGGTGCTAAGAAACTAACACCCAAGGGCAATGGAAAGCCAAACGGCAGACCTAAGAATTCTAAGGATAGTGCCCCTAGAAAACAAAGACAGGCTAAGCCTAAGTCTAAGCCGGGTGTGGCAGAGCTAATCCGTTGGTCAGAAGAGGCTTGGGACAATAGTTCCGAAGTTTTGACTAAAGCATTCTTGGGTGCAAACGAAAAGAAAACAGTACGACAATTAACCAAGGCTCAAGTTAAGCAACTTGAGAACCTAAAGGTTGAAGTATTCACAAATCTGGAGCCTATGGAGCCAGTAGGAAAGAAAGAGGTTTATGCCGTTATTTCTGGGGGTAAACGAGTTCCTCAGGATCTAGCAGAGGCCTTTCAGGAGCACGACATTTCAATAGACACTATGCCCGTAGAAGCATTCCGTAGGAGTGTTATTGGTCACTATGTTGAATCATTTTGGCTCAGCTAAAAACCCATAAAACGAACAATTTTAACATTTTTGTGTATACTTTATTTAGAGGTAACTAATGAAGATTTTCGATAGAGAGAAGCGAGACGGGATTGAAGAGATCGTTAGATCTCAAGCATCCATTCAATACCAGAGTGTTGCAAAGTTGGTTGAGAATCCATATTCAGAACTTAACTTAAAGAACATCTCTGCCGCTATTGCGTCGGCGAATCAAGGTCAGATTGACCTTCACTACCTCAGTACCGTCCTAGTTTCGACTGGATGGAACAAAAACGATGACGTGTTTTTACCAGACCAAGTTTGGGCTGCTAGGAACACACCAGAAGACAAGCCATTCAATCACATGCACGATGAGACAGATATCATCGGGCACATTACGGGCTCACACCTTGTTGACCTTAAAGGTAACGCTATTTCTAGCGAAACACAAGAGGCTCCTAGTGAGTTTGAGATTATTACCGAGTCTGTTCTTTATAAGCACTGGAACGATGCAGAGCTTCAAAAGAGAATGGACAGTATCATTGCCGAAATTGGTGAAGACGCTTGGTATGTCTCGATGGAATGTTTATTCTCAGGATTCAACTATGCTTTGCTTTCTCCAGAGGGTGAACACATCCTACTACAGAGAAACGAATCGACTGCTTCTTTAACGAAGCACTTGAGAGCATACGGCGGAGTAGGAGAGTACCAAGGCTACAAGGTTGGTCGGGCACTTAGCGATATCGCTTTCTCAGGAAAGGGACTTGTTAGTCAGCCAGCTAATCCGCGTAGCGTTATTCTGAAATCAATAGCTTTCGAGCTAAGCGAAACAGATTTTACCGATGACGACATATTCACTAAGGGAGAGAACCAAATGAGTGATGTTTTAGAAAAAACAGTTGCTAAACTTGAGAAGGAATTGGCTAGTGCCAATGAGAAGTTCGAGAAAGCAGCTAAGGACGCCGAAGCAGCAAAGGCGAAAGAAGTTGAGTCAATTATCAGTGATAAGGACGCAGCTATTGCCAACCTGAATGAGAAGTTTGAAACAGTTTCTAAGGAAATTGAGACTTTGAAGGCTGAATTAGCTAAGAAGACAGAAGAGCTTGCCGCTGCACAAGAGCAAGTACAAGCCGCTGAGAAGGCACAGAAGACTACAGCACGAGTTGCTAAGTTGGTTTCTGCTGGTTTCACAGAAGAAGAGGCTAGTGCCGAAGTTGCTGACTACTCAGAAATGAGTGACGAAGGCTTCGACAAGATCGTTGCTAAGTTTGAGAAGTTCAAAAAGAAGGGCGACGAAGACAAGGACGACGACAAGAAGAAGAAGGACGCAGAAGCGGCCAAAGACGACGAAGATGCTAAGGCTAAGAAAGAAGCCGAAGCTAAGAAAGAAAAGGAAGGTAGCGAAGCTACTGCCGACACTTTTGACAGCACTAAGGCTGACGAAGACGTTGTCAATCCCGTCGAAGTTGACGAAATGGAAGCAACGAGAGCTAGTGTGTCCAACTGGATGACTAAGATGCTCGACGTTGAAGACAAAGACACAAACAGCAAGTAACCCACGGAGAAAAGACAATGGCTCTAAAACCAGACAGATATGAAGCACGTACAGACATTAGTTTCTACTACAATGCTGGCGTTGCAGAAAGAGGCGGCATCCTATGTTACGGACCAACTACAGGTTCAGGTGCGGCAATGGATCAAGGCGTAAACCTTGTTCAATACGAAGCGGCAGTTTCAACAAGTAAGCCAGTCGGCATCCTGTTGAATGATGTTGTTAACAAGAACTTAGTCAGAGAACACCTGAACGTCTACAGAGACGAAATTCAACTTGGTGGTAAGGTTACTGTCCTACGTGGCGGTTACATTGTTACCAATATGATTGACGCTGTTGGTGTTGCTGGCGGGGAAGTAGCTTATGCTAGTACCGTGAACGCTGGCAACTTGACAAACTCTGGCGACCCTACTCACGCCGTTGGTGAGTTCATGACTGCCAAGGACGAAGACGGCTACGCTAAAGTAGAAGTCAACCTACCACGAAACTAACCAACAGGAGAACATGAGAAATGGCTAAATTTGAAAAACCTGATGCAGCAACTATTAAGTTGCTTGCTGACACAGGTCACGAAGACTATAACGTTGCTGTTGCTGCTCAAAGAGAGTTCGCTAAGGCATTTGAAACCCCACTAAGAAAGGTTATCCTAAGTGGTGACATTCTTGATGGTATTTATTCACCTATTCCATTGGAGAAGGGAGACGTTGCGGAATACCCAACTGACCTTATTGCTCCTGGCATGGAAGGCGAGCATGTGGCTTACACCAGTCCTGCTCACGGTAGAATTCCTGAGAAGACCCTGGAAAGTGATTACATCTCGATCCCAACCTATCACATTGCATCGTCAATTGACTGGTTGCTAAAGATCTCTCAAGAAGCTAAGTGGGACGTTACCCAACGTGCTATGGAAATCTTCAAGAACGGTTTCGTTAAGAAGATGAATGACGACGGTTGGCACACGTTGCTAGCTGCTGGCGTTGACCGTAACATTTTGGTTTACGACGCTGACGCTACCGAAGGTATGTTCACCAAGAGATTAGTTTCTCTAATGCAAACCACAATGCGTAGAAACGCTGGTGGTAACAGTGCATCGGGTGGACGTGGTCGTTTGACCGACCTTTACGTTTCGCCAGAAGCTCTGGAAGACGTAAGAAACTGGGGAATGGACCAAGTTGACGAAGTAACACGTAGAGAAATCTACATTGCTTCTGAGAATGGTGCCCCTATCACTCGAATCTTCGGCGTGAACATTCACGACCTGGACGAGTTGGGCGAAGGTCAAGAGTACCAAGAGTACTACCACAACCAGCTTGGTGGCAAGGTACAAGAGGATGACAGAGAGTTGGTTATTGGTCTTGACAGAAGCACCAACGACTCGTTTGTTATGCCTATGAAGGGCGAAGTACAAGTCTTTGAAGATCCTACGCTTCACAGATCGTACAGAGTCGGTTACTACGGTTGGGTTGACGCCGGTTTCGGGGTATTGGATAATCGCCGGATCATTCTCGGCAGTTTCTAACTCAATAAATTTTGAAAAAACGTCCACTTTTGGGCGTTTTTTTTTAGACTTTGGTGTATAATATGGTTGGAGAGAGAATTTTTCACAAACCATAGGATACAAAATGTTATTAAAAGAAAAGACAAAAACTGAACTGGGAATAGATATTGACTCTCTTTCTCAAGGTTCCCACAAGAAGGTTTACGCACAATGTGATTATTGTAAATCCGATTATCTTGTTCAATTTAAGAATAGAAACGGAAGTTACAAAAAATTCCCTAAAGATTGTTGTATAAAATGTAAGTTCAAAAAAAGAGAAGAAGTTTCATTAGCAACTCATGGTGTCAAGAACTCTGCACAAAGAGAGGATGTTAAAGAAAAACTTAGAACTTTCAATATCGAAGACTATATAGATCAAATAAGAGATTTAGCATCTAAAGGTTTCAGTTCTTATAAGATATCACAAAAGTTAAATATTCCTAGTACAAGTCTAGAAAGGTTTTTAGAATCTACAAAACTAGATTTTTCAGTAGTTAAAAACAATAGAGGTAGAACTACAAAAGCCGCTATGATAGATAAATATGGGTTAGAATATAAAAAAATACTTGCAGACAAGTTAAGAATAATGTCTAATAAGTTATATGCCGTTGATAATTACTTTCAATCTGAGGAAATTAAGGAAAAATCTAAACAAACAAATTTAGAAAAATTTAGAGAAGACCATTGGAATAAAGTTGAAAAATTAAAAAAGAGAGGTTCCGAGAACACATTTTCGAAAGAAGAAACTAAAAGTAAAATAAAATCAACAAATTTGGAAATATACGGTCACGAGAATCCAAACTCTTCCATAGAAATAAAGGATAAATCAAAACAAACACGAATAAATAACGGAAACGAATACAGTTTTGAAGGTATTAGTATAAAAGATATGTGTGACATTACTGGTTATTCTATAACTAGAATGAGAGATCTTATTAAAATGTATGGACACGACGCTGCTATTAAAATGTCTCCGTTTCAAAGTTCTTTAGAGAGTGCGATTGAAGAGTTTATAATTAGCTTAGATCTTTCTTATGAGAAACAATTTAAAGTAGAAAGTAAAAGTTGTGATTTTAAGGTTAACAATATACTCATAGAATGCGACGGGCTATATTGGCACACGGAAAAGAATCTAGAAATAAATAGAAAAGTTGACGGACAAAGGTATCATTTTCAAAAAAGAGAACTTTATAAAAAACATGGATACCGGTCATATTTCTTTCGCTCAGACGAAATAGAAAACAAGCTCCCTATTGTTAAATCTATTATCATAAACGCCCTCAGCCTCAATTCCGTAAAGTTTTATGCTAGAAAGCTCACTTTTCAGGAACTCACCAATAAAGAAGGGTACGAATTCTGTCAAGAACATCATCTTATGGGCGGTCACAAGACTGTAAGTAAAACATTCGCCCTCATGAACGGTAATATCGCCCTAAGCGTCTTCCAGGTTAAAAGGCTTGGTAATGGAAAGGGTTACGACCTGTCCCGTTTCTGTACACTTCCAGAGACAACGATAGTGGGCGGATTTAGTAAGCTTCTATCTGGATTTGAAAAGATTTCCAAACCCAATCGTTTTCAGACCTTTATAGATCTTCGTTATGGTTCTGGAGACTATCTTGAAAAACTAGGGTTCTCCCAAGAGTCCTGCTCTCCCAGCTTTAACTGGACCAACGGCGTAGAAACCTTTCACAGGATGAAATTCCCTGCATCTACCGGTTATGATTACGATATGGTTAAGATATGGGACTGTGGACAACGCAAGATGGTTAAGAACTACTAGTTCGCCCTACTCTTTATTTTTACAAAGCCATTATGGGTCAAGATCTTTTTAGGTCTTGGCCCTTTTTTGTGTATAATACAATGTAAACAAATAGGATTTTCACAGAGGGAGACAATATATGACCGCTCTATCAGAGTATTTGCAATCAAGAGTACAAAAGGCCTTCTTTCATGGCCAAACCCTAGAATTGCCTTCTAACATTTCCATTGCCCTGACCACAGATCTTGCAGAAGACAGTCAGGATGGATCGAGTATCCCAGAAGTTCCAGAGTCAATCAGTAGATCCGGCGTCATTGATGGCGTGTCTGGAGTATATGACTACGAAACTGGATACTCAAGACTTGACATTTGCATCCCACAAATCAACGGGACTGACCACTGGGCTTATACCGAAGGTGGAAACATTAGCAATGTTAAACAACTAGTGTTTGACACATGTAGAGAAGCTTGGGGTACTGTTTCTGGTATTGCTGTACTTGACAGTGATGTATACGGATCAGGCAATCTACTTTTCCATGGCGAACTCGAAGAACCAAGAAGAGTCTTAAAAGGAGACGCACCTAAGTTTGATGCGACTGTCCTAGAAATCTGCCTAAGCTAAAAGAGGTCAGCCATGCCGATCAAAGACAAGAACGTACTAAGGGCAGAAATAGAAGAAAAAATAGAGGATAATGAACAGGGCCGAGTGTCTCCAGAAGATATTAGATCGGCCCTTCTTGACATTATCGACTCCAATCATGTGCTATCAGTAGACAAGAACCTTGTTGCTGCTAATCTATCGTCTATTGACGTTGGAAACACATATCTAGGAGAAGAGTCTGCCACAAAAAGAGACGTAGAATACAACACTTCCGTGGGTTATTTTGCCCTTCGTGCAAACGATGGGGATCAAAACACCGCTGTGGGTGCTTATGCGTCTGCATGTAATATCTTTGGAAGTGGGAATACTTCTTTAGGTTATTCAGCCCTTGGTAGCAACTTTGACGGCAATAACAATGTGGCCCTTGGCAAACACTCCTTGGGTAGAAGTAAGAACGGCAGCTTTAACGTTGGCATTGGCCACGGTGCTGGTTACTACATTGACGACAATGATAGCTACAAGTTTTACCTTGGCTCTCACGACATTGATGAATCTGGAATGTGTAATCATCCAGATGGCATCGACGGTATGGCTCCGCTTCTTTATGGAGACCTTCTAAACGGCACTCTAGTCGTTGGCTCTGACGATATGCACGATCAGGGTGCCCTACAGGTTAATGGAAACATTACTCCCGTTAGCAATAGTGGAACAGACAACCTTGGCTCCTACGACTACCCATGGAACAAGGCATACGTCAAAGGAATTGACTCTAACGAGACTTTTATTGAGTCATGGAGAGACTTTAATCCTCGACAAGCTTCTACTTTTAATCTAGGCTCAGAAGATAAGCCCTGGAATCACTTACATGTAGACAGCTTGCACGTCAATAGCCTAGCTGACTTGACAAACGTTAAGTATGTTCACATTGAAGACTCTACATTCTACGACAAGCAGATCCATCTTGCTAGTAGCGGCGTAGACTCAAACAACAACGCAATGCCCTATCTTACCGACGAAGGCGTTGATGGTGCTGGACTTGTAGTAAGAGCTAGTGGAACAGACTACCTAAGATCTTATTCTTGGACTTACAAAGCCCCAGGCCTTGACTGGGAATGTCCAGAAACAGAAAACGCATACTCCAGATCTGCATGGTTATCAAACATTAGTGTTGAAATCATGGATGGCAACCAATTGAAAACCCAAAGAGTGATGAGTTCTGACTCATTAGCTTTAGTTGGTGGTGGTTGTTACGGATTCTTTATTGATGGAAAGGTCGTACTAGGCACCCAGGGCGACAAGGACGCCCTTGATAACGAATACTACAAGCCAGACTACATTAGCTATGCTACCGGAGACTACGCTAACTTTACAGTAAGTCGAGAGTCTGGCATCTTCATGGAAGACAACCTGCTTAGCCAATACGACGGCTCCAGCAGCCTCACAGGTTTCAAGAGAAGATATGTCGACACAGATGACTCATTCTTTGTCCTGTCGTCTCACGCAGGCACTCAGACGCCCACAAGTGAATTTGTTTCGATGCGAGACAGATCGGCTTTTGGTTTTTCTGACCAACCGAATTTTAGACCAGAGACCCTTGTTAACACGAAGAGTAGTGGCGATGCCATCTTTAGACATACTGGTGAGGTATCGTCTAGGATTCAACTTTCTAGTCCAGACAATTTGTTTACAAATGGTGCAGAGATGTACTATTCAAATGAAAATTCTAGGTTTGGAATTCTGACTAAGGAAGGTGATACGGTTCGCCATGCTCTGACTGTTAGCGGGGATCTCATTGGTATCAACCAAGACCCATTTGCTACACTTACAGTGGGCAAAGATAGAAATGCAAATGCGGCTATCTCGTTACAAGAGGGAAGTGGGCAATTAGAAGATAAAGAAGGATGGGGCACTATCTATGTTAGGAAGATCTCTAACCCAGACACGCCAAACTCTGTCTTCTACAGAAATGAAAACGGCGACGAGTTTGACTTGCTTATGTCCTCTGGGGACAAAATGGCTCCAGACAGCGTCTACTACGATGATTACGGTAATACGTTTGTAGGTTATCAGTCTATTGAAGATAGATTAAATCCTACGAGCCAGGGCTACCTTTCTAACAATACAACACTTGGGCACAGAGCCCTAGCAGACCTTTATTACGGCAGCAACAATATCGCTATCGGCCCCAAGGCTGGAGAGGGTATCGTTTACGGCCAGAACAACATCTTTATCGGCTCAGAAGCGGGCCTAGTTGAAGACGACCTTGGTCAAACGTTCTATAACCAATTTAGACTTGGACACAACGACGAAGACTTACTTATGTCTGGGCAGTTACCAACGCCTCAAGATAGGGGTTATGTTTATGTCCAAAGTGACCTTGGTATTGTCAGTAAAGACAACTTAGATAGATTTAGAATGGGCCAGCTTGGTGGAGATACGATCTTCACAAAAGAAAGCTCTGGAAACATCTACTTTAGATACTTTGACGATTTCGTTAGCGGCCCCTTGGTTATTAGCGAATCGGGCATCAAGACTCCAAGAATCGAATTTAACGACGGCACTTACTTCGACACCTCTTATGGTGTTAAGTTTGAAGCTGGCAATGCTATCTCTTTCACTCCAGAAAGCGGAACAGACCGTAGAATTATTGATGTAGACTTTGATAAACTAGATCCAAGCGACGAAATGTATCAAGATACATACGTTATGGTTCAGTCTTCTGGAGAAAACTACAAAAGTTCTATCCTTAACATTGCTAGGTTTGTCAATCCAGATAATCCTGAGATGTTCTTTGACTGTGGTGGCGGATATAACATCGTCGTATCAAGAAACTCAGACGTAGATAACTCTAAGAACTGCAACAACCTCGTTGGCGGCTTTAAGGGCGGTCACAATATCGAAGGCTTTACAAACAGTTTGATTCTAGGTTCTAAAGCTGGCGAACAAGCCACCATGCAGAACCCAGACCTTTCTATCGACATCGCCGCAGTGTTCTTGGGATACAACGCAGGTAGACAATCACACAATGCTGATAATTCTATCTTTATTGGCCCTTCTGCTGGACAACATTCAGAGTATTGCGACAACTCTATCTTCATTGGAAACTCTGCGGGACAATCTTCGTTCTCTTCTAAGTCTATTGCTATGGGTGACAACACCTTAGTAGACGTAGACGGAGAAAACAACCTAGAGATTGTAGCAGACCACAGACCTAACAATAGGCTTATCAATGGAGAGATGAGCAATAAGTTTAACGTACAAGGGGTTATCGCTGGAGACCACTGCTCAGGCAGAGTTTCTGTTGGTGGTGGAGCTAGAGTATTCCCTAGTGCTGCATTAGAAGTTGCTGCTGGATTTGGAGATAACGAAACACCCCTACAACAATGGTTTAATGGGCAGGGCAACCTTGTCGCATATATGGACCAACAAGGAAACTTGGTGTTGAAAGGCTCCATCGCACAAAACAACTCTTACATGGGTGATACCAACCTGTCACCAGCGGCACAGCTTAACCCAGACATCTGTGGAAATACCAACAGCACTGGCAACTCTTCGGACCAAGGAAACGGAGGCGGAACTGGAAACAACGATAATCCTAGTACTGGATATTCAATTTCAGCTTCATCTTCAAGTGTTACTACTGGAGAGTCTGTAACGATGGTTGTTACTAGATTTGGAGGAACGCTAGGCCCTATGGTGTTAAGTCTTAGCTCTAGTGATACTTCTAAGGCAACAGTGCCCTCGTCTTTAACTATTCCAGACGGCGTTAGCAGTTCTGTGTTTAATGTATTGACCAATAACTCTGGAAATGTAAGCATTTCAACGATACACCAAACACTTGGGTCAAAAGTTATTCCTATTGTGATTAGCAATGTTGTTTCAACATCAAGCTTTACCTTTGTTCCAAACTCAAACGTAATTTCTGTTGGAAGCTCAATGTATATCTATGGCTCAAGGAGCGGTGGAGACATTAGCCAACCAGAAACGCTGTCTATTAGTTACTCAGGAAGATCTTCTGGACCTTCTACGGTAACCTTTGCTGCAAATCAATCTCAAACATCATTCTTGATAGAGGGAACGTCGGTTGGACTTGCGAACATAACGGTTGGAACAATACCAGTGCAGTTCACAGTTGAGTCAGTAAACAACGCGCCATATTTTAGTGTTAATCCAAGCATGACACCTGGAGACGGCCCAACTGGAACTACGTTCACAGGAAATGACGGAAACATCGAAAACGGAGACCTTCAATCTAGGTCTTGGTTATTAAATGGATCTTCTATTGGAACTGGTTTAAGCGTCACTGTAGGCCAACCTGGAACACTTGTGTACTCTGTTACTGCTGTAAATCTTAGTAGCGGACAAACCGTTACTGCGAACAGCAATGGTTCTGTGGTATACGACATCGTTGACAACACTCCTTACTTCTTATCAAACCCAACAATATCCCCATCTAATGGCACAACAGCCACAAACTTTGAAGGATCAGAAAGCGTTGGTAATGGATTTGTTCAGTCTCGATCTTGGAGATTGAATAGTTCAGAGATTGGAAGTGGTGTTAACGTAGTTTCAGCTAACCCTGGAAATCTAACGTACACAGTTACGATTGCAAACAACCAAGGAGAAACGGTTACGGCTACTAGTAGCGTAGCGACGGTTGTGGCACAGTTAGACCCAGTGACGTTAACAATTGAATCTATTAAGCCTGCATTTGACTACGAAGACAACAGAGATATCATAGTGGATAGATCTGGTGGAGATATTACCCAGCCTTTGTCTGTAACACTTACCGTTACAAGCAACGACGTACACGAAAACGTAGCGGTGACGATTCCTGCAAACCAAACAGGGGCATTCGGAACTGTTCAAAAATTACCGACTTGGTATCAAGACAAAGACTATGGTGTAATAACCCTTGTCGGAACGGCCCTTGGTGGATCGGCAACGTCGAACAGTCTTGAAGTTAGACTTGAGCCAAAGTATTGGTCTATTGAAAACGGACAACCAGAAACGGAAAGAACCTACTTAAAGAGGGAATGGTAATGTTAGATTACATACAAGAGATCTACTTAACAGATCAATATAAAACAGTTTATTTAGACACCTATAATAGTAGTAGAAATTTGTTTAACTACAGAGGCACCAATCTAAAGCTAGGATTTGCTTGCACTATTCCTGAGTTCAATAACGCCCCAGGTGAATGTACGATCACTGTTAGACAAGGAGAAGTAGACATAATAGAAATAGATGTTTCTACATATCACAACGAAAGAGTTTTAATCGACTTGCCAGATACGGATGTTGAATATACAGTTAACGCAAGTATCAACACCGACAGTCAAGGTTCTACATATATTCCAGACAGAGAGCTTGTATCTGTCGAGATCTTGACAGAAAGAAATACTAACTTCTCAACTAATACCAAGTATTCTGGAGACGATCCTTTTGCGAGTTTTGTTTTCTCTGAAACAGAGAAGATCTTATTTGAAGACGTGAACTCCAACACATATACAACAAACTCTTACCTACAAGGCGACTTGATCTCAAACGATTTGTCTTTGAACTATGCGGACATTAAGAAGTCCTCAACGTGTAAGGCACTCTACTGTTTTTACAAATATCCAAACATCAATCCGTCTTACTTAAAAGAGATGTCTATTATTATTAACACTAATAGCAATAGAGAACTTGATGCTTCTAATTATTCCACAATGTCTCCTTCTTACCAACAGAAAGAGCTTACGGTGTGTAAGCCTTACTATAGTGTAAATTCAGACCACCTGGTCTTCATGGAAAATATGTGGAGATTTGGATATTCCGATGGCTCCAATCTAAGCATCTTTGAAAACAACAATCAGGTAGAAGTGAACGACGGCCTACAAGTTATCAATCTAGGTCTCACTAACCCCTCAATCGCTGAACAGAACAATTGGTTCTGCATTATGTTTTTGTATTCAGTTGACGAGCCCAATGGGTTTAGGCTGTCCACAGATACAGACACCAAGCCAGTAGTGAGGTGGAAATATGAACTATAAGAAAGAGCTTATTGTCTCTAGGTACTCAGAAAATGTTGAGTGGCTTTATGAAGTAGACTCTTCTGTTGATTCGATAGTTCTATACAACAAGGGCGAAGAGTTAAAACCATTTGATGACAAAAGGGTCAAAATCGTAAAGCTAGAAAACGTAGGAAGAGAAGCACACACCTACATACACCACTTTCTAAAACACAGAGAGAATCTGGCAGACACAACGATTGTTTGCCAAGGAGACCCATTCGATCATTCTCTTGACTTCTTAGATAGGTTAAAAGTAGATTACGATCAACTTACCTCTCTAACACATAGATACAAGTCAGACTGGCCACTCCCACATGTGGTTGCTAAAGACAAGATCTCAACCTATAAGGGCTTTGAGATTAGAATGGGAAACATGGATTACTTTGGACATAGAGACCAAAAGACAACCAGAAAATGGTTTGAACAGACTTGGAAGAAAATGTTTGAAAACCCGTGCCCCGTTGGTTACTTCTACGGATACGCAGCTACATGGGCGATCCCAAGGGATTTAATTAGATTCAGAACAGAAAAGTTCTGGTCGCACTACTACGGATTGCTCTCTAAACAGTTTGCCATGGAGACCTACATACGTTCAACAGACGCCTGGGCATTTGAAGCTCTTTGGAAAGCAATCTTTACACCTTCCTACAGGACAATACTCTAATGTACGACTATTTAATCGTCGGGGCCGGACTATTTGGGGCAACTTTTGCACAGATAAAGGCAGAAGAAGGGAAAAAGATATTACTCGTAGACAAGCGTGAGCATATTGCGGGCAACTGCCATACGCCAGAAGTAAGTGGGATTAGGGTTCATCAGTACGGACCTCATATCTTTAACACAAATTCCGACAAGATTTGGAGCTATGTCAACAGATTCACAAAGTTCAACAACTACGTGAATAGGACTAAGGCCAGTTACGGAGGTGTTTTATACTCTCTGCCAATCAATCTGATGACAATGCAACAAGTCTGGGGCGTCACAACCCCAAGAGAAGCACAGATGAAGCTGAAAGATGTGGTCATCCCCAACGAGAACCCTAGAAACTTTGAAGAAGCGGCACTCGCAACGGTTGGGAAAGAGCTTTATGAAATGTTCTTTTATGGCTATACAGCCAAACAGTGGGGCGTAAAACCCAGGGAGGTTCCTGCCAATGTCTTTGGTAGACTTCCAGTGAGGTTGACATACGATGATAATTACTTCGTAAAAACTCACCAAGGTATCCCAACAAGGGGGTATACTAATATGGTGGCTAATATGATTGACCACCCTAACATTGAGATCAAGCTAAATTGCGAGTTCTCAAAAGGCATGATGCGGATGGCAAAGCAAACTCTCTATACTGGTTCTTTAGATAGCTACTTTGATTACAAGTTTGGCCCCCTGGACTACAGATCTTTAAGATTTGAGTGGATCTACGGCAAAGGAGACATCCAAGGCAACGCCATAGTAAACTACACAGAAAAACACGTACATCACACAAGACAGATGGAGCACAAACATTTTTACATGCAAGAAAGCCCACTCACTGTCCTTAGTAGAGAGTTTTCTCAGAAATGGGAACCTGGGAAAGAAAGATACTACCCCATCAACACCCAGAAAAACAACAAGACGCATAGGCGGTATAAAAACTTAGCGGACCAAGAAGAGGGTCTAATATACGGGGGCAGGCTTGCCTCCTATAAATACTGGAATATGGATCAAACAATAGGGGCCGCAATGTCTCTATCTAAAAAATAAGTAAAAGAATATCATAAGGTGTGTAATATAATGCCAATCGTTAAAACAATAACTAGAGAACTCACAAAAAACATCGTCAACTCTTTATCTCCACTGGAGATCCTAATCCATTCTTCCAAGTTGTTGATGCAGCAACTCGTGAGTCTGCCGACTATATCGAGGCAACGGGAGACATGCTGTCCCTAGTAGAGATTGGGCCGATTAATCGTGATATATGGTTAATTCCAGAGTATGGAGTCGCCCTCTATCTCACAGGTGGAGACATTGTCGATATGTCTTTATTCTTTGAAATTGATGATGTTACTGAACTTTGCCCCTTTAGCGAAGAAAGCATATTAGACGAAGAAGTAATACCACAAGAGACATGGGAAACTTGGGGAACACATGGAGAATCTCACAAACCTCAAAAGGTTGGAGACAAGTGGTATCGTTCTAGCAACGTTGGAATATCTGGCACACCTCTGAAGGAAATTATTTCTGAAAACTGATTAGAATAGTGTATAATAAAATAGAAGAAAATTTCAAACTAGCCTCCTAGCCCACTACGCATCCAAAACCGCCTACTCCGACTTTTCTAATGTCTGGCACATCCCTCGATCTATCGCAAATTCGCACCGACGCTCTCACGAGTGCCGCGTCGTTTCGCACGTTGATCGGTGTGTACTCGACTGCGGACGTCGATGGGCTGATCGCTGCGATTACAGCGTTGACAAGCGAGGACATTGACACCCTTGCTGAAATCAACGCGATCATTGGAGATGCCGATGTTGCGTCAGTGTCTTATGTCGATGGACTGGCAGCGAACTACGCCACAGCGGCACAGGGGGCACTTGCTGACACCGCGTTGCAATCCGCCGACATCACAAGCGGTGCGATCACGCCCGGAACCGGCGACATCGATTTTGACAACCTGGGCGGGGGCGGTGCCGAATCACCGTTGACGTTGACGGCATCTACGTCAACTGAAGTCCCGTTGACGCTTGAAGGGCACTCTAACAGCTATACGGGTAATCACCCGCTGTTGCGGTTTAAGTATGGCGATGCAAGTACGTTGTACTCACAAATTGCTGATGGCTCGGGTTCTCTGCGGATCGGTTCCGGCACCGACGACGACGTCTTGAATATATGGTACGGAGGGTCCTCGCCGAACAGAGTAACAATCGGACGAGTCGGCCCGGATGGGGCGAGTAGACCAAAACTGACCGTCTACGCCCCAGGAATTTCTGGCACAACCTATGCCTTTGTCGCTGCAAATGGGTACTCAGCCTATTGCTTCACCATCGCAGATGACGGGGCAACGTTAATTGATGCCCGCCAAGCGTCAACCGTGCCGTTGACAATTAAGCTAGCCGCGAGTGCAACCGGGAACGCGATGGAACTAAATAGCGTATCTGGTAGCGGAGGTGATCTAGCCAAGATCACCGCCGCCGGTGCAGCAGAGTTTTCGTCGCTCAATCTATCTAACGTGCCAACTTCCGATCCCACCGTTGCCGGAGCACTTTGGAACGACAGCGGCACTCTCAAAATATCAGCAGGTTAAATAATGGCAGACTCAGTAAGAATCCAAATCATCCGAGACGACGTCGTCGTAGACGACTCATCGGCGGTCCTCGGATCAATGCAAGACGGGACCAAAGTGCTTGACGCAATGGTCGCCGCGTTTGCGGACCAGTACGGTATCCACAAAGTCCCCGGTGAAACGGAGGAAGACGATCCCGTTCCAGTTAGCCTTTACCGAAACTTTTCGTTTCGCATCCGCGAGTTTGCTACCACGATTGTCAAGGCCTACGTCAGCAAGACCGCAGCAAACCAAGCAAAGGTCGCTGCCGATGCCCAGTTCGACGACGCTCTATCAGCAGTAACAATCATAGAGAACTAATATGGCAACTCAAACGCTCGAATTCGACGCACCATCCGGCCTGACGCTCAGTTGCAAGCTGTTTGCGATTGGCTCGGATACTGTCGTTGCCACAGCATCGGCAACTGAAAAGACCAACGATCTGAATCGGTACAGTGTGGCTTATACCGACTTGGCCGCTGGAGTCTATCGGCTTAATGGTTTCGTTGGTGCAGTCGGAGGGTTTGCAAATGAGATTTACGACCTGACTCTCGACACCGATGTGTTTATTCCACGTTCAGAAGTCGGAGTAGGCAATGTGCCTACTACGGAACAAGTTGAAGAAATCGCAACATATTCAAAAATAGCCGCTAAAAATACCCAGGAATAAAATGGCCTATATATATAATATGACTGATCTTTGGGACGATATTGAAAAACCTTATAACGCTATAAAGATGGACGTAGACGATCAAAACTCTTCAATTGATAGCAACCTCATAGATTTAAAAATCAACAGCTCTACAAAGTTTTCAGTTGACAAAACAGGGGCTCTTCTAGTGGGCAATGTTGAAAAAACATTAGAAAATCTAAATATATCGACCTATGTCTTTCTGGAAGATTTAAAAACTGAAGACTATGTTTATTATGGTGGAGAGACCTCTTCTGGGAAATGGAAAGTGAATAGGTTTGACGCAAGCGTAAACAAAACCGTAGCTAATAAAGACAATAATCCCACCTATGAAACGTTAACCCTAGCTTGGATAGACCTTGAAACTCTTGTGTATTCATAATGCCAACAGCCCCAATCATAAAGAGAAGAATCGCCCAATTTGGAGACTGGGATAGCGTTCCAGTAGGAATGTTTGTAAAAAAGATGGAAGATGGCTCCGTAGGGTATGAAGAAGTGTATACTAAGCTAGAGGTAGATCAGAAAATTTTAGATGCTATCCAGAGTTTTATAGACGAAGGCGATATTATTAGGCTTAGATAATGAACATAAATTTACCGTTAGCTACAGGTTTTCAACCGGACCTCTTAGGTGTAATAGGTTACACCATTCTCAATACTAATGGTACTACTTATCTAGCTAGGACAACAAGCGGTATAACAGAGCAAAATGAAACCTATGCCGCTTCTGTAGACATAGATGCGAAGGATTTGCCCCTAATAGTAAAATGGGACGACTCTAGCTCTCAAGACGTGTCTTACGCAGAAATAGAAGGGAACGAGGCAATAGTCGGGTCTAGCTACCCAGTAATTCCGTCCTCTTCTGCAAATCTTTCAGGTTGGAAACAAATGGTTGTTTTAACCTTGAGGCACCTAACTGGAGACATTGATCCGTCTGAGTATGAATATTCAGATGAGAGGTTTTTACAGTTATTCTTAGTAGCCTCCAGTCTAGTCTCTTTTGACATAGATTTCTCTGAAGATTATGAGATACAGATATCAGCACAAGAAATTATCCCAGACCCAGAAAAAGATAAGGATTTTATAACACTAGGCTGCTTGAAGGCTGCGTGTATATTACTTACAAGTGAGGGCAAGTCTGCTTCTGGTTATAAAATCTCAATGAAGGACGGCCCATCCAGTATTACAATGGATAAATCTGATCTTATAAAGACTTTAAAAGACATGAGCAAAAGCCTGTGTGACAAATACGAAGAAGCTGCCTTTCTTTTTAAGCAAGAGGGCACTTTAGGAGTAGCTATCTTTGGCCCTCATGGAATTGGTATTGTCGACCAACACGATACACGAAGAAACTTTAGGTAAATCAAATGCAAAAAACAAAACAACAACTGCTAGATGAGGTTTTAGCCTTATTTGCCGACAACAACTCGGCCAATATTAGTGCTCAAGATCTAAGAGAGAACACATACGACATCGTAGACTCTGTTAATAGTATAGTTTCCAGTGGGGATCACGACGCAGAGTTTCCATTCTATAATGACGTTAGGGCCTCTCTAGCAGAGGGCGGGGGATTCTTTGTCGCTGAATCAGGTATGAAATTTCCTAACTCAGAAAATAGTCAAGTTCAATACGACGCTTATCCTGGCCCTGGTGGAATTGAGCATGACGAGCTAGCTAGTAGGCATGGTGACATTGGGGCACACAATCAATATTTAGCTGTTAACGGCCAAAGGCTAATGGAAGAGAACCTTCCTATGGGTCCACACTGGATCAACGCTTCTGGTGCTGGCTCTGATGACAGAGGGTTGAAGTTTGTACCTAACGGTGAAGCTGACGACATTCATGTTGGCACATCTGGAACATTCGTGTTCGCAGACGACTCGAAGATTCAAAGTGGCCGTGGCTTCGCTAAGGCTTGGATCAACTTCGATGGAAGTGGTCAGGGCACCTATGGTGTTCCCGTAGTAAGATCTTCCCATAACATTGCCGCTATCCAATATCTGGATGAGGGCAAATACAAAATTACTATTCCTAGTGGGGTACTCAAAGATGCAAATTTCACCGCCATTGGCTCAAGCAATTCAAGAACTACTGGATCGAGTAATACAGATTTTGATAGAAACACTGTTGGTTTGGTGTCTAGAGAAATTGATGTCGAAGGTAAAACAAGTGTCACCTTCCTTGTACTCAATGATGCAGGACGATACGTTGACGCCGAAATTAACGACCTAGTCTTATACGGCTATGACGAGAACGAAGCAGATCAACCTACACCACTGGTAATTCCAAAACTGTAAGGTAACAAATGTTTAAGCTACACGACAGAGTAAAAGAGACATCTTACACTCAGGGTACGGGAAACCTTATCTTGAGAGAGGCTGTCTCTGGCTTTAGGACATTTTCTTCTGTTTACGCAGATCAAGACAGTTTCTTCTACTGCATTACCAACAACTCCAATTACGAGATTGGTATTGGCAAGTATCTATCTACTAACAATGAACTTGAAAGAGTAGAAGTATTAGACTCAACAACTGGAATCGCGATTAGCTGGGGACAAGGAATTAAAGAGATCTATGTTACTTATACTGCCACTAGGTCTATTCATTCAGATGGAAGCTTATCAGGAGATATGGTTGCACTAGTGGCAGACAAAAGTTCTATCTCTGGAGACCCTGGTTTTAGATATGCCGATAACAAGCTTTTAACTTCCACTATCGAGCTTGACGAAAAAATTACCGCCCCCCAAGTTTATGTGGGCGGGATTGTACTAGACTCTAGCACAACAGAACAAACAGAGCCTTTCCTTAGGGCAGAACTAGAAGCTTTAACCAAAATAGACGAAGTAGTCTATCTCTCTGGTGAAGTAGATCAAATTTTAGCCTTTAAGAAACAGGCTCCAAGCACAGTACTAGCTGGCCCAATGGCCGATTGCGATGGACAGCCCTGTGAAGATGACTATCCATACTTTCGCCCCATCTCTTCTGACGACCTCCCAACATTAGACGCTAGTAAGATTGATTACAATCCTAGTAACTCTGGAGACTGGTCTTCTATCCCTACAAACGCTAGGCAAGCACTTGACAAATTAGCTTCGGAAGAGAATCTATACCTTGTTAAAGATAACAATCTTTCAGACTTAACAAACCCCTCCCTTGCTAGATTCAATCTAGGAGTAGGAGCCTCAGGGCAAGATAACTCAGTAAATGTAACTCTTACTGGATCTGAACAGTACTTAACAATCAATGGTCAAGAAATTACTAGGGGCAAGATTGATCTTTCTTCTAGCGTCTCTGGAGATCTGCCCGTAGAGAATCTAAATGGTGGATCTAATGCAGATAGCACCACATTCTGGAGAGGTGATGGCTCTTGGTCTACTGTAAACCCAGACCTATCTGGATATGTCAGCAATAGTGATTCAAGACTATCAGATGACAGAAACCCAAACGCACACACTCACGAATTCTCAGAGATCAGTGGCAACCTACCAGTAACCAAGCTTAATGGAGGCACTGACGCAAGCGCTCTTACATTTTGGCGTGGAGATGGATCTTGGTCTACAATTTCAGATGAAGATGGAATCGAAAGAGGCACCTATGCACAAGGTGTAGACTCTGCCGGTGCCGTCTCTTGTCCTAGTGGTTCAAGGGTCGTTCAACACTTAAAAATAAGGGCTATTGGATATAATAGTTCCGGTGTATACACAGACATACCAGCGGTGGGAACTGTATCTAATGTTTCAGACTACCCATCTTTATTGCACGTAGAGTCTAAGCCAAACAATTTACAGCAAAGGGTTGTGTTTCAGTTTGCCGGAGGTAGCAACATCCCAGGAATTGGGACTACGCTAAAACTAAGAGTAGGCAATTTAAGCACAACAGACACAGACGTAGTTGGAACGATTAAAGCTTGGTGGGAAAATAACGCACCAGCAAATGCGTATCAGTTAGGATTAAAAGACAACGTACTTGGATTTAATGAATATAAATTTAACCTTAGTGATGGAGAAGTCATTTTAGACTATACTAAGTTTTTACAACAAAATCCTATGTTCGGAACAAATGTCACCTTCTTTTCAATAGAGCCTGTAAGGGGAGTGTCTTTTGATGTGAAGTGCTTGTATACTCAATCCGCCTCCTGTGTCTCCATATAGTTCAAATAAAAACAAGATAGGTTAAGAAAATGTCATTCGTAAACGCAAAAGATGAAAACAAACACGACGAAGCTACTGCCACAAATAATGGCGGAAGTGTTGTCGTTGTTGCTAGAGGGTCAACCCCTGAACAAGCGGTGGGGGACAAGTCAACAGAAGGCCCAGAGGAACAGGGTGGTCACAATAGGGCAATTAAAGAGAGCAATTATGTAGGTGGTTGGTAAGCCCTTGAATCTATTTGATTCTTGAGACTCAAACGGTGCTTTCTTCTTGCACCGCTTTCAGTTCTGTGAATCTCTTGATTCTTATCCAGTATGGAAGGAATAAGGAACTAGAACTTTTATGTCTAAAGACATTATAGCTAGCAAAGACCAAACTGACAACCACAAAATGTTTATTTTCTTTTAAAGAGCCCAAATATGAGTAATCCCTGCAAAATTCCACAAAAGGTAATCGACGAAGCGATGGCTCAATGGGTCTGCTTGGTTGAACAGGCCTACGAGACATTCGGCGTAGATTGCGATGTGGTCTACTCAGGGCCTTCACAATCGACTCCAGCGGTGATTACGAACAATATACCACAAACCAATTCAATCAACTCTAGGAGGCGTCTGAGCGACCTAGAATACGACTTCCAAGATGAGACCATTTCTCAGACGGAGACTTCCGAGAAGGTCAAAATCAGAATTTACTGGGATGCCAAAGAATGGTACACTGTCTACGGTCTAACAAAGGTGCCTGAAAACCAAGTTATGATGTTAACACACCTTGAACATGCAGAAAAGCTTTCTCAAGCGATCAAAATTAAGTTCACGGATAAGTTTCAAAAGGTGTACATATTTACTAGAGTAAGTAAGCCTGTTCCCTATGGATTTGCTAAAGACAAGTACTCCTCTTCTATCTGGGAACAAGTGCAGTAATGATTAACGTAGTCTTTAAAGAAACAGAGAAAGAGCTAAAGTCCAAAGTATTTGGGGCTGTCGCTGGCTACATAAACAAGTTGTTGTTCAGAAAGAAGAGCTCTATAATAAGAGATATAAAGGGTTTAATGCCTGGGTGGGTTCAATCTCAACCAGAAATGCAGGAACTTATGTACAATGATGGCGGGATCGGCTCTTTGGGTGCCCAATTAGGTCTCCCGGTTGGAACTGGACCTGCCGCCGTTAACGCAATTACTGTAGCAATGGTTAACTCTATCTCTTTGGATATTAGCAAAATAAACAAGAGAACACTAGCTGGTGGTATTACTGCCAAATTCATGCCTGCTACTTTTGTGGACCTACTTTCTTTACCAGAGGGTACTATAAGAACAGAACTTGGCACAGAATTGCCTTGGTTAAATTGGCTACTAACAGAAGGCTTTAGCGTCATTGTTGTTGGTTACAAGTTTAACTTTAGAAGAGGTGGTCGCTCACAAGGTGGTTACATGACAGAGGGTGGCATCTGGAGAGTTCCTCCAAAATACGCAGGAACCAAGGATGACAACTTTATCACCAGGGCTTTAACTGGCAAAAAGAACGAACAGCAGATTTCAGAAGTTTTCAAACGTCATATTAAGTCATAACAATGAATCAAGATATTTTTAACCTTAAAGGCTTCAACAGCGTACATGATCCAACTATTAGTAATGAAATACTAGATGGCGTTGTTGAGTTCTTCGACTGGGGATTGCTTCAAAAGGGCAACTTCTTCAACGTGACACTTGGAGAGCTAGACAGAGAGGGTAAAGACCTTAGCTTGTTGAATCATTCTGAGTCTAAAGGCATCCCTATAGGTAGAGCCTGGGAAGGAAATTGCCCTAACTGGGTATGGCAGTCTGGCATTGGATATACTCCTGCACCAATTGTTGCAGATGGCATATATCTAAATGACACATTCTTGCCACTAAACAATACAACAAACCCTTATCACATTGACTATTACAATGGTAGGGTGATTTTTGATATGGCACAAGATCCAATCAGCAAAGTTCAGGTAGAACACGCACACAAGTGGATTAACGTCGAATACGCTAATTCTTTTGATGGTATGAAATCAGTACAAACAGAGGGAGATAAACTTCCCCCTGAACTAACGATAAAGCTGCCAGTATTGGCTGTGGAAGTCGTAAGTAGGAACAAAATGACCGGCTATGAACTGGGCGGTGGACAGTTAGTGGAGACTATGGTTCTTTTCCACTGTATCGCTAGAGACGAACCAACTCGTAATAGAATGGTAGACATAGTGTCATATCAGAACGAAAAGTCAATTTTCACCTTTGATAGTGTGAAGATCGCTAAAAACGGCGACTTCCCTATAGATCACAGAGGATTCCCAACTCCTGGGGCCTTAAACTTTAGAGATCTAGTGATTAAGTATCCTAGGTATAAGCTAAGATTTAGCAATCTCAAGACAAGTGACATGAAAATGGAGGCAAACACGTTGTTTGGAGCCACAGTGAAAATGGACGTAGAATTGATAAAGCACGACATTTAGCGTTTTTTGTGTATAATTAGATAACGAACAGAATCCAAAAGGAGAGTCCAAATGTCCCAGAATAATAGAATTTTCTATGCCTGCCAAGCGGTTGGTATTAAACCATGCTTCACAAACGACCCAGTAGAGGTTGTTCATGGTGCTCAGAGTGTTGGTATCAATACCACATTCAACCTAGAACAAGTTTTTGAGCTAGGTATGATTCAGATTTTCGAGAATATCGAAGGTCTGCCAGACGTAGAAGTTACTACTGAAAAGGTAATTGACGGCTACGCTCTAGTTTATCACCTAGCAACACCAAAGTCTAACGGTACTAACATTACTGCTAGAAGTAAGGATCGCTCATGCGTTTCGCTAGGTATTTACAGCGACGAACAAGACGTCGTTTCTGGCATCGCCCCAGTTGAAGTTTATACTTCGGGCATGTACGTCAGCAGCATCAGTTACACACTACCTGTTGACGGCAACTCTACAGAGTCCGTAACATTAGTTGGTAACAACAAAGAGTGGTACGCACAGGGCCACATGGTCGCTTATCACAATGACAACGCCACTAACTCGAACCCAGTTGGTTTTGGAGAAGGCGGAACAATGCCAGAAGATGAGTATCGTATCAATTACGACTCCTTCACTGGAGAAGACGAGCCTCTTGCTATTGACACTGATCCAACCAACCCTGCTGCTGGTCCAGCTACCAGATTCCTTGGTGGTGTTCAAAGACGTGAGAATGTTAGAATTGACCGTTCTATCTTCCCCAAGTCTGTGTACGGAGTTAGACCTAATGGTGAGCCTGGAAACGCTTTTGACTTTGTTACTAGCGGCAACTTGGTTCACTTCCAAAACTGCTCGATCTCAACCGATACTTCGAGAGAAGATATCAACGAATTGGGTAGAAAGGGTCCATACACTAGAGCACCTAACTTCCCAGTTGAAGTTACCTGTGACCTAGAAGCTATTGCGATCTCTGGTGACTTTGTTAACGCCTACGAGAATGGCGACCCTAGTCTTATCGGAACGAAGGGCGAAGGAAACAACACGACAGAAGAGACAATCAAGATCCACCTTAACGATGGTACTTGTTTTGACCTTGGTAAGAAGAACAGACTGGAATCTGTATCTTACGGCGGCGGTGACGCTGGTGGTGGTAACGTTTCTCTGAACTACAGTTACAAGAACTTCAATGACTTGAGAGTTCTACACCCAGAAGATCCAATTGTCGGCAACTACTCTGTCAAGGAACAAGCAGACGTAGACACTTTTTACGATTTCAAATCTGACCCAGGCTACACTGGCGTCAACTGGGCTTAAAACAAGCCGCAGGACTTAGGACACAGGATTCAAAATGATTAACGATAAAGCTCCCATCTTTAGGTTCCGCCATGGAATATAACGATAGGGAGCTTTTAGTTTATCGTATACGCTCTGGTTCTACAACAATTAAAGTTGAGGGAAAAACCCTGAGAGTCAATCCTCCCACTATTCAAGGACATTTGGACTGTTGCGAAGAATACTGGCGAGTATATGACGAATGTATTGCTCAGGGGTTGAAAACTCAAGACGAAGTTCTTCAATGGATGATGGAAGTAGAACTATGGTCCTATTACGAAGAAGACCAGCTTCTAAAGATTAAAGAAAAGCTAGAAGATGGCAAGATGTCTGCTTATGATAATAGAAGAAACCAAATGGCTCTAAACTCTATCAAGAATCAAATAAGAGCACTAGAAAGAAGATTTAAACAACTAAGCGAATTAAAGCACTTCTATTTCGCCACCACCTGTGATGGCATCGCCGCATCGGCCAAGTCCTCTTTCTTAGTAGAGAACAACACCTTTTGCGACGGCCAGAAATACAACTTTGCAGAAGTTTCTCTTGAGCAAGTTTCCGCAGAATTCTCTGCTTTTAATGACATAGAAGATTCTATGATTCGTTATTTAGCAAGGTCAGAGCCCTGGAGAACAATATGGGCAACGAGAACAAATACTTCTAGCCCTCTTTTTCTTAATGAGCCCAACCTCGACTTGACCATAAACCAAAAGTCACTATTGGCTTGGTCTCAGATGTACGATAATGTTTACGAGTCTATGGATTGTCCAGATAAGTATGTTATTGACGACGATGATTTACTAGATGGCTGGTTCATACAGCAATCAAGAAAGAGAGAGAAAGACAAAGCAAAACAAGATCTTGATGGATCTATTAAAAATGAGAAGATTAGAAATGCCCAAGAGGTATATTCTGTAGTTAAGAGTGTTGATGAGTTTAGAAAAGTTGATAGCTTGAACAATACTCACAGCAAGGTTGTCAAAAAACAACGAGAAAACTTGATTAAGACTAAGGGCGGCGTCGGACAAGGTGCCTTCCATGATGAAAAGTTGAAGTATGTTGCTCAACAGAACAAGCAATTCAAAGGAAAGTTTGGAGGTTAAGATGGATGAAAAGACAGCGAAGATGGTCCGAGACCACGCTGACTACAAAAAGAAGAGAGAGGACCAATACAAGATCAGTTCTAGGGACAGGCTTGCTAAGATTCTCAAGAAGAAAATTGAAACCACTATGATTGGGGCACTTAGCTCAGTTGAAGATCACTTTGGATTTCTTTGGAAAGACGACGACTCAGAAGAGTTGTCTCAAGAAAGACAGGAAATGAAACGCCTGTTTCAGTTGATTAGGTCTGACATTCTGGATAAAGGAAATACTCAGGCTAGAAACATTGATGCCGAATTGGCTCAATATGACGTACATTGGAATCGTTATACAATGACGTTACCCGTTAAGCAAACATTAGAAAAAAAGGAACAACAAGATGAAAGATAAAAGAGAATTTGAGTTTGAAGGAAACAAGTTTTTCGTTAAGAAGCCAGGATCAAAGGTGTCTCAGCACGCACAGAGAATCTACTCTGCTGAATTCATGAAGTGCCTAAATGAAGGCTTGATGGTGAGGGCAAAACTTAAAAAGTTCCTTCAAGAGCACGGAGTCTGGACAGAAGCCCAAGAGGAAGAAGAAAAGGACATTTCTAAGCAAATCAACGATATTGAAGTTGAGATCTATCGAGGCGGCAAAGATCGCAAGACCATGACATTGTCTGAGGGCCGAGAAAAGGCCATTAAGATGAAAGAATTGCGAAATAAGTATTCGGCCCTTATCTCCGAAAGACAGTCATACGAGTCTAATACCGCAGAATCTATGGCCGACAACGCTAGATTTGATTTCTTGGTATCAGAATGCACGTTCAATGAAGATGGAACAAAGGTGTATAATTCTTATGAAGACTACCAATTAAAGAGTGGCGAAGAGTTTGCATACGAGTCCGCAGCTACTCTCGCACAGCTAATGTATTCCCTTGAGGAAGACTATGCTAAGAAACTGCCTGAAAACCAGTTCTTACTAAGATTTGGACTTGTAGATGACGAGTTGAGGCTTATTAACAAGTCTGGTCATCTAATTGACAGAGAAGGCAGACTAATCAACGAAGAAGGCTACTATGTAACCGAAGACGGCTCCAGAGTAGACAGAGATGGAAATAGTCTCACAGAAGACGGCCTCTTAGGTATGGAGGTTGTTTACACAGACGACGACGGACAAACTGTTCAACCGAAGGAATCAAAGGTTGAAGAAGAGCCCGTCGCAGAGGAGCCAGTAGAAGCCCCAGCGACAGAAGTTGCTGTTGAGCCTACTCCTGAGCTTCCAGAAGCAGAAGCTCCCCCAACAGTAGAAGCTGGATAGTAGATGGATAGTATGCGGTTAATTACCTAGAGAGATAAAAAACATGTCAGATAAGTTCTTACTAACCGCAGAGTTGCAAATTCGAGGCCCGGCTAATATGGCTGAGGCTAGACGAAGAATTAAGGGTGGCCTCAGTGATATTAACCTAGATGTTAACATTAGGGGGGCCACTCGTGCAAAGTCAGACGTAGACAAAGTAACCAAGGCTACGCGAAAAGCCCAAAAGGCTTCAGCAGACCTAGGTAGAACCGTTGCGATTTCTTTGAAACGATTTGCTACATACTCTGTCGCTACTCGTCTTGTAGGTCTTTTGACTACAGGTCTGGCTAGTGCTGTGAGTGAAGCTATTAGCTTTGAAAGGGAGATGTTGAAGGTTTCTCAAGTTTCTGGGAAAACCTTACGACAGCTTTCTGGATTATCTGACGAAGTTACCAGACTAGCAACCGAGTTCGGCGTTGCTTCTGATTCTCTATTGGGTGTTACCCGAATTCTTACGCAGGCTGGTTTGTCTGCTGACGAGACCAAGACTGCCCTTGAAGCTTTAGCTAAGTCAGAGCTTGCCCCTACTTTTGAGAACATTACCCAGACCGCTGAGGGTGCTGTTGCTATCTTTAACCAGTTCAAAGAGGGTGCTGGTGCTCTTGAAGAGCAACTTGGTTCTATTAACGCCGTTTCTGGTAAGTTTGCCGTTGAGTCGGGAGACCTTATCTCCGCTGTTCGTAGGGTTGGTGGTGTATTCAAAGCTTCTGGTGGTAGTTTAGAAGAGCTACTTGCTTTATTCACTTCGATTAGATCGACAACTAGAGAGTCTGGCGAGTCTATTGCTACCGGCTTGA